CTCCGGGCGCTGATGAGGCAGGCCGACAACAAACCAAAGGGAGATGCTATGCGACTTTCAACCAAGAGAAGATTTCACAACGCGCTCAGCGAAATGGGTGGACCTGCGTCGAGAAAACAGAGTCCGATGAATTTGAGCACCATTGTGGCGAGTACGCCAACTATCGATTCATCTCAGAGAGAGGTGAGCCACTGAAAGCCCAGATAAGCTACAGGTTCCGAGATCCTCATGTAGATGATCTTGTCGATGAAGATTGTGAGGACTGGACGGTTCTCATCTTCAGCGATGACAGGACGGGAACTGCTGGCAAGATGATCTACGACGAACATGCGTTAACGCAGAAGGAAGTCACCGCTCTCACCAAAGAAGCTCTTGGCAACTTTCAATGTGACGAGTAGCCGAAATGCCCCGGTCCAACGGGGCATCTGGTAGGGGTGGCCTCCTGCCACTGAAGAGGCAGGCCATTTAATTTACATCAGGGAGGTATCATGGATGAAGAGACACTAAGAAAATTCGGCACCAAGCACACGGTGTTCTGTAGTCCCGGAGCGGATTGCAGATATGTAGAAGGGCTGGGGGAGTTCAAGAATACCGAGGAAGCTTTTTTAGCTGCGGCAAAGGCTGTGGGTAACGGGCTAAAGGATGTGGCCATGGCAACTGTCATGTTCGGATCTGACTTGATTGGATGTTTTCTGAATCGCAACGGAAACCCTGTGCCGGTGACGGGAACGTTTGCGAATGACGAGCACCTGAACATGGCGGTTCAGGCGCAGTACAAATTCATCCTCCATCGCACCCGGCAAGGGAGTAAGGATTGGGCCAAGGAGTATCTGTCTGAGGTCGGGCAGAAGGTCGGATTCGAGTTCGATGGCGAGCCTCACGAGTCCGATGTGTACGACGACGGATTCGATCTCGACATGATCGTTGGATGGAAGGGTACGGGACTCACCCTGTCCATCGTGTTTGAGGAAGGCAACCCTCACCTCTATGCTACAGAGTCTGGAGGTTCGGTGGGCCACCCTTGGCATGATGAGTTCTACGACATCGAACTCACTGAAGCTGTCGAGCTGCAAGAGATCGTCGATGAGATCACGTGGGCGTTCGAGAAGCCTCGGGATCTCTAGCCGAAACGCGAGTGCACACGATTGCACTCGCGTCTGACTGAATTAACCATCAGTCACTGATGAGGCAGGTTAATCACACAAGGGAGGAACTAATGTTTATCATCGCGCATGACGGACAGACCACGATCATGAGAGTGCAGCGCTACCGGAATCACTCAGGGCGGTTCCTTATGCTGAAAAAGAGCGCTTCCAGCAACGCCATGTATAGCACGAGTAGCGAGTTCGGAAACCTTTCCGATGCGAAGAGGCGTCTACTAGATCGAACCAAAATTACCGGGCAAAGAAACCCGATGGATGCGCTCTTCGACATGCTCACTCAGGACATGTGGATCTACGACAGCAAGAGTGAGTCGGCCAAGAAGATCTACGACATCGAAGACCAATGGGTCGATGGCTGATTCATGGCCTGAAGTCGAAACGCCCTTCGGGGCGTCTGCCAGAAGGCAACCGAGCTGGCACTGATGAGGCAGGTTAATCACACAAGGGAGGACGCAATGTCTTTACAAAACCAGTACAACGATTTCAAGCGACACGCCGAATCAGGCGCGTTGTCCGACCCCGACCCACGGCGCTGCAAGTGTCATGGTGGAGGATGGATTCTTTCCGACTTCGACACGTTCCATAAGTGCCCCTCGCACACCGGTCGATACCATCCCGAGAACGACCACATTGAGGGCAGGACCTATGAATGGTTCGGAGGCTGCCAATGGGAGCGCGTCGGAGAGAACGTCTGGCTTCTCAGGGCGTACTACCATGGATACGGCAAGGACGCTTACCATGAAGCTGTGGAGCGCGGAGAAGAAGTCGTCGATGATGCCCCGACATGGGTCGAGTACACCGTTGACGAAAACGGCCGAGCCTACATGAAGTCGGGCTGGCACGAAGGCGTCAAGGAATGGGAGAGTGTCAAGGTGCTTCGCAAGATCGTCTCTTGGCAGTTCAAAGAAAACTTGGGGTAAGTGATGTTGAGCAGAGATTCTGAAGTAAAGGACTTTCCGATTCTTGAGAGCCTCATCGACGGCGAACACATCTTGGTCAAGGAGGACCTCGAAGGGCAGAATGTAGTGGACGGTTCAGTTGTGCTTGGCATGAAAGCTGGGCCATCAATCTGCGTCGACAACGCCTGTCATGAAATGGCGCACCTCATCGAAATAGATGAAGCCCGCATCACTTCTGTGAATTGGGGGTGATCGTGTGGAGATACCGGGCTTACGAGCTTACAACGAGTTCCGTTCGTCAGATCACATCGATCGCGAGATTCGCGTCTGGGCCATCCAGTGGCATATCCAGCAGTACATCGAAAAGCCCGTGACCTTCGATAAGCTAGGAAGGGTGGGTTACTGGCTTCCTGATATTTTTAGGCTCAAAAAGCGGGGCCTAAAAAGCACACTCGATAGGGGCACGGTGACGTCTTGGTTCGCCGAGGCCATCGAAAGAGAGAGTGAATCCCACACCATAGAAGGGATCCTTGAAGAGCTGGAGAGACGCAGAAGCATCATTGCCTCTCGAAAGTAAGGCTTGACACGCCCTTTCATTTAACTAGTATTGACGTAACTCAGGAATGGAGATCAAGGAAGATGTCAACGAAGGGAGAACGAAGGGTGCGAGGAATGAAGCTCGCCGCGATGAATGGTGGCAGGCGATGGACCAGCACCGTCAAAATCAAGGCCATCCTCGAAAACGATGAGCTTGAACCGCAAGAGTCGATGAACCTGATCGCCAAGAAGATCAAACGCTCTGGGGCGTTCTCTGAGATTCTATGCGAAGAGATCCAGACAGCAGCAGACGAGAACGACGTCGAATGGTTCGATGACGTTCTGTCTGCCGCATATGAAGAAGCTGACGAGAAAGGCATCTGGATGGGTCCCTGACTCAAAGTAGCTTAGCCGAAACGCCCTCCGGGGCGTCTGGCGAGCATTGACCAGCTCGCCATTGATGAGGCAGGTCACACATTCATTCAAAGGGAGGAAAGATGACCATTTATTCAATCGGAAGCGGCGGGCTCAAACCATGCAAGAAGCTGAGCCTCCACGAGAACATCGAGTGCTACATGGGCGATTCGGATAGTCCCAAGCACATCGTTATCACTCGCGTAACCGAGGACCGGGTGTATTTCACTCAACGCTACAGTGACTACCGGGAAGAGCGATTCGAGTCTCGGCCCATCATTGACGATCTCATCAAGAACGGAACCACAACGTGGCTGGAGGGCTACGGCCCGAAGCATTTCCCGGAGCTTGCCGAGAGCCTTAAGCGCTTGCTCGATGGTGGCGAGCCAGACAAGGTTGACCCGAAGGACTTCGAGTTCGTTACGGCAGCAATGGCTCCGGCCGAAGGCGACGAGCACGCTGTCTGGAGGGCGGCCAAAAGCTACGGGGTGATGCACGGCTACAACGAGGATGAGGGTTACTTCTCAGTGAGGTGCTCTCGCCAAGTCGTCGAGGACATCCGAGAAGACGAGCAATTCACTGACGTCCGTATCATCAAGGACGCATAACCAACCGAAACGCGAGTGCACACAATTGCACTCGCGTCTGCCCAACACTGACCGGTCGGGCACTGACGAGGCAGGTCACACAAATCAAGGGAGAACAGATGGAAAACGAATTCAATTATCGAATTGCTGAGGTCACGTCGTTAGCGAAAATCACACTCAGATGGAAGCGTCATCTGCTTCTGGCAATTACCGAGGATGTCAGGGAGAATATCGAAGGCATCGAACACACCCATGTCGCCGAAGACCAGAACCAAAATCACACCGTGTGGTTCGAGTTCGATGACGGCACGAAGGTCTATGCAGAGCACGGTGGATTCGCCGAGAGGTTCGACACTTGTATCGGCTTGAGTAAGAAAGAGAAGGGCGACTACGACACAAGCTGGGGACGCTTCAGGTATGACATCGAGGACGACTGGCAAGAGGTTGCCCGGAAGTTCACAAACTACCTTCGTGAGCAACGCAACAAACTGAGTTGAGTCGAAACTCAGGTGCTCTACACGCTTGAAGACTCAACCAATGGATACCCAATGGAAGACGCAAACTATACCGTATTAACTGGCTCCGAAGGCGCAGCAGACTTCACCCTGTACGAAGATGCCGTAGACTTCGTTAACAACGAGGCTGACGAATACGAAGATGATGGATACGAATGCGATCGATCTTTGGCATCGGCCAATAATCTTTACGCGGTTCGATGTGAGAAGAAAGGGGAATCGGTCGACATCCAGATCATTCTCAAAGAGGACTAATCAAAAGCCGAAACGCTCCGGGTAACCGGGCGTCTGGCTGAGTTGACCACCAGCTACTGAAGAGGCAGGTCACACATTCATTCAAGGGAGGCCGCCATGCAGCAAGACAACAAACAGCCAATCAGCCTCAAGGGATTCGAAGGACAAACCGTCCAATTCTTTGATCCTTGGGAACTCGGCCGAGATGCCGACTACTTCTACTTGGTTCGATTCGTCGGATCGATGACCAACTACGTTATCCCGAGCGACAACAACCACGAAGACGGATACCAAGAGGTTACCGAGGATGTCTTCAGGACTCCGGAAGGCGAACGCTATCGCATCATCGAGGGCACTCCTGAGTACGATGACTATCAAGAGGACATCGACAAGCATATCATCGGCGAATGCGATCGCATTCGCTATCATGAAGATGGATTCTACTACGACACCGAAACCATCGAGGTCACCCAACGTGTCGATCGTGGGGACATCACGTTCGAGCTTGCTGAGGTGAGGCCCATTCGATAGGAGCACGAGATGAGCTACAAATGCGAAGACGTGAACAGATATGGGCACGCCATGTATGACTACTGCTGGCAAAACAAGCATCAGTCAAAAGGCACAGCTCATAAGGTAGACCCCGACACAGGGCTACCAGCTTGCGGGAGAGTAAGGGATTTGGGGTCGCTAGAATTCACAGATCACCTCCCCGGCGAACCACACTGTAAGATATGCTTCAAAGGCAAGGACATCTGAGCCGAAACGCCCTTAGGGGCGTCGTCACCGGGTGCGTTCCGGTGGCATTGCTGATCGTGCCCGTTTCGGACGTGTCCAGTGGAGGGGTTGGCGTCTTGACGGTACGTCGAGGTATCGACCCCCAAAAAGGAAAGCTCGCCCTCCCGGGAGGTTTCATCGAGACCGGAGAAACATGGAAGTCGGCCGCTGTTCGAGAGCTACAGGAAGAAACGGGCCTTCACTATCCAGCTAGCTCTGTAACATCATTCGACATCAAGGATGGTCGATCCACGGTGCTTCTTTTCGGACTACTATCAGATGAGGTGCGCTCGTCTGAAATAGTCGAGCAATTCACGCCCAACCGTGAAGTAACAGGACTTGAGATCATCACCGAACCCCGCGAACTGGCTTTTCCTTCGCACACCGAAGTCATCAAACAGTTTTTCGATTGAGCACGTCAACCATTCTAACACCAAGAGGCCATTATGTTGCCCTACTGGAAGCCCAAAGAAACATGGCAAGAGCTACAGTCCGAAGAAGCAAATGGCTTTGATGCACTCACTCAGGCCATCTCGCTGTCAGCCAAGTGTTGCCGGTTCTATTACGTCTTTGATAGCGATCAGCTGACCGAAGAGAACCGAAGCAACTGGCTTCTCTGGGGCAGCATGGCTCACGACATCCACGCCATCGATGATGACGGCCCGCACCCCAAAGATTGGTCTCTTCGGGACGGGTCATGCGCATTCGTGGCAGGACAGTTCGACCTCGTCAGTGAAGGCGACTCCACCACCTCGCCCATCAGTCTGTCTGTATATGAGGTGGTCGAGCATGATGAATGGTCCAAAGACAGACCCATCTTCAGCGTAAGCAGCTCTATGAAGGCAGGAGAAGGGCTCATTAGCCTGTACAAATGTCTATTCAATCATGAGGTGAGCCGCAAGAAGCTCATCGTGGGCAGCGCGGTAGGCATATTGCGAGAGGTCCACGACCGAAGATAAACAACAACACATTTGACACGTCAGTTTCGTTATGTTAGGTAAGGTGAGGCCGGATAAGGAAGTCCGGCCCAGCGGGGACACTATCGACCATACGGAGGTTGGCATGAAGCCTGTCAAGATGGATCACTCTCTACCGCGACATCCCCGCATGGTTGCTGGGGATCTGATGAGGCAGACCGCGATTTATTTTACAAAAAGGAATAGCCATGGAAGAGCTTAAAAAAAATATCCACCAGAAGGTTGAAGAAATTCAAGAGATTCAGTCCGAGTATGAGGCCCTAGTCGATAAGATGAAGGCAGCAGGACCAGCAAAAGCAAGCCAGATGGCGCAAGAGTTCAGCACGCTGGCTGAATCTCAGCAGAATCTTTCAACTGAAATTGGTGAAATGATTGTCGAGTGGGTTTCACAAAGCGGCACTTTGAGCTTGTCTCATGGCGACGAAGAAAGCAGCACACAATCGCCAGAAGTCGCAAACATGAAGAAGCCTGCGCGACGGGTCTACACACCTTCCGACGATGAACCAAGGGCCAAGAAGCTCGGAACTGTACGGCATCATGCCTCCAGCTCCAACAGGGATCCGGACCAGCAGTGGACGCAGAAAGATTCGAACAGGATGATTCATGCCTACTCCGAGGTCTTTCCGGACATCATTGAGAAGCTCGGTGAGCCTGAGAAAGATCTGGGCTCAATGACTCCCATCAGCAACGAACTAAGGGTCCTTACTCAGGTTGTAGACGGGAGAGAATCGTGGCGCTGGCTTCCCACAGCTGCCCAAAAGGCACTCGTAAGTTACATCGTTGCACGGGGCAGGCGTCTTCAAGATCAGGCGGATCGTGGAACCCTCAGCCTCATCAACGGACAAGACAAGCTCGACGCCCTGTTTCCGAGGCTTACGGCGTTCACGAAGACCGAGATGAGGGAGTTCATTCACGGTCTTGCCCGAGGTCACGATCCGAAGCGAGGCTCGTGGCTCGAAGATGCGCGTTACTGGCTCGAAGAGATCAACCGGCTTCTCGACAGGGGTGGATCCGAAGAGCAGCAGTTCAACCCGGACATCGCCCTGAACGCGCTCGACGAATTTATGGAGACTCGTCAGCCGAACAGCGGCAAGATCAAAGAGTACGTCGCTGATATGATCGAGTCGGGTATGCCTGTTGATGACCCCAGATTTCTGAAGCGTCTCGACGAGCATAGAAACATTTTCAGGGGCTCTAAATTCAAAACCCTTAGAGATGCTTTCAGGGAGCAAGAAAAGACCGAAGAAGAGGTGGAGACGCAGTCCCTGATGACGCACTGGCCCTACCTGTCGGAGACCCTCGGCAAGCGCGCCTTCATGACTGGAGGCGAGCCCCGGGAGGATGCCCGACGAAACATCGAGGACGCGTTCGGATTCGACAGTCTGGACTGGTGCCCGTCTGACCAGCACAGGAAGATGAAGTCCTACGCTAAAAGGATCATTGGTGAGAACTATGACATCGCCATCCTGCTGACCAGCCTCATGGGCCACGATACCAATGTCATCAGAGACGCGTGCAAGCGTGTCGGTATCCCGTGCGTCTTTGTCGCGCAGGGGTATGGGCCGTCTCGTATCGCGCATTCGATCGAGAAGAACTTCGCTCACGCGGAGGCAGCTGTAGCAGGTTAACCCAAATGCACCCTCTGGATTTTCTGGCGGGTGCCCAATCTACCGGAGGACGGCATGAATGAAGATGAGCTATGTATGGGTAGTGGCCGAACTTTGGCCATGACTCAGGCGGACGTTGAACGTCACAAGAAGGGCGTCAAGCTAAAGTGCCCGGTTTGCGGCCGACGACTAACCCCGACGCTTATGAGGGATCCAAGCGGCAACTACGAAGGCGAGCTGCCGGATCACAAAGCCAAGGAGGCTGCATCATGAAAAAAGTTATTGGCTATACACGCATACCGCCGGGAGGCGATGAAGCCCTTCTCCAAAAGCAGGCTAGCGACATCGAGTTATTCTGCAAGAATTGGGATTTCAAGCTTCTTCGCATTGAAAGTGACATCGCCGAGGGTGTCGGCAAAACAGGGGGCCGACCTGAAGGCATGAGAGCGGTCCTAGAATCGATCGCCAGAAACGAGGTCATGCATCTCGTCATCGCCGACCTCGTGTGTATTTCAGATTCATTTGAGGGCGCGCTGGACTTCAGGGACCGTAACTTTGGATACGGCCCACGAGGAATCTGGGTGGTTAACTCACACGGAAACCTCCCATGGGCGTTTCAAGGAAAGGAGGGATTTGCCGATGTCTGAAAAAGCAATTGGATACGCACGCGTTTCGACTGAAGAGCAATCTTCTGAAGGCGTCAGCTTGGAAATGCAGGCTGAAAAAATCTCTAGCTACTGTGGCCTGTACGATCTCGAACTTATTCGCATCGAAGAGGATGCAGGCATCTCAGGTAAGAGCACGAGAAAGCGCAAGGGCCTTAAGAAGGCCATGGATGCCATCAAGGCAGGTGAGGCGACCCATCTAGTTGTCACCAAGCTCGATCGCCTCACTCGATCGCTCATGGACTTCAACAGAATGCTCGAAGAGTATTTCTCGGACAAGTACACACTTCACTCCGTGGCAGACAGGCTCGACACCAAGTCCGCAAACGGAAGGCTTGTCGTCAACATTTTGATGAGTGTCTGCCAATGGGAGCGCGAGGTCATCTCAGAGCGCACACGCGAAGCGCTTCAGCACAAGATCTCCAAAATGGAATACGTTGGAGGCAATGTCCCTTATGGCTATGTCCTGTCAGACGACGGTGTAATGCTGGAACCGATCCCTGAAGAACAATACACCGTTGACTATATCTACGAGTTGAGAGAAGATCTCGACATGAGCTATCGGGCCATTGCCGATCAGCTCAAATCCGAAGGTATCTATGATCGAACGGGCGACCCCTTTGGTCATAACCAGATACGGCGGATTGTGGTGAGCAGTTATCACAAGCAGTACCGCCAAGCTTCGTGACGCCAGTTTTGTGATCGGCTCGATGTCCTATCGGCCGCTCTCCGAACCTCCCTGCGTCACGAAAGGGTGAAGGAGTTGGTATGCCTCACTGACTCCTTCACCCACTTTACCCCCCTTCAATTAGATTCGCTCATCTCTTCTAATACGATGCCTTGTACGTCTTTGAATAACGGGTCCTCTAAAATCCCCCCACTCTCAATTCGTAAGCGCTCCTTCTCAAGGCGACGTCTCACAAGCCCCTTGAATGGCCACATAAAAAGGTAGTCGGGGCCGGTAAATTTTCGCTCGACAAACCTCATGTAGGCCCAATCAATGCTCCCGCGTCTCCAGTATCTTGCAGCCATCGACATCGTGTATCCACGAAACTCAGCCCAAGCCCGGACGGGGGATGGAAGAGGAAGCAAAAACAGAAGTGCCAGAAGACACCATAACATCGGCAGATACCAGAACGCTCCAAGCGCCCCTAGCGCAATCATAGCGAAGATCTGCGGTACGATGTACCCGAGGTCAAAAAGATGGAATGGGATTCTGTCTCGGTCCCGCATATGAACTAACTCGTGCGCCAGTATCACCCAAGCTGATGACGACTCGATGTATGCGCGTGTTGGAAACCAGATCGTCTTTCCAATGACCGATGTGTAAGTCGTAAGGTATCGGTGCACGCGGTCGCCGTTTTCATCATCGCTCCAGAGCCAGAACGCAAGCCGCTCTCCAACGAACCTATGAAACTTTGACTCTTCTTTGAACTTGATCTCCATGTCCGGAAATCTGCGTCGGCCCAAGCTTAAAACCCTCGTGTAAATTCTGTCGTCTACGCTACTCATAGTGTGCCCCCTTAAGGCTTTATAGGGTGCTATTTACCCATTGTTTTCAGTTGGATTCACCCTTTAGGTGGAAATAGCTCTCTTGACACGTGCCTTTCTATATGTTAGATTGATCTAGCGTGAGGATGTGCCTTGCGCGGATTGAGGCAATTAACACAGAACCTAAAGGGAGGTTCACGATGGAATGGTTTCACGTAGACAAGGAAGGTCTGAGGAAAGTTCTAGAGCGAAGAGGCAAAGAGTTCGTCGCTCTTGAGCTTGTTCAAAACGCGTGGGATGAGGACGTCCAGCGCGTAGACGTCACCCTGTCGTCCATTGAGGGGCGACGAGGACGAGCTGAGCTGGTAGTCCGAGACGATGACCCGGATGGGTTTGTTGAACTCTCTCATGCTTGGACGCTCTTCGCTGAGAGCGAGAAGAAATCCGACCCCGAGAAACGAGGTCGGTTCAATCTCGGAGAGAAGCTTGTCTTGGCACTTTGCGAAAAAGCCGAAATAACAACCACCACGGGTCGGGTCATCTTCAGCGAGAAAGGTCGGACCCACGGACGTAAGCGCACAGACGAAGGGTCGGTGTTCGAGGGTGTCGTCTTGATGACGAAGCCCGAAGTCGAGAAGACCGTCGAAGCTCTACGGACCCTTCTTCCGCCCGAAGGCATCAGCACGTACATCAATGGCGTCCTGCTCAATCGCCGAGAGCGGCTGTCAGAATTCGAAGCCACACTGGCCACGGAGATCTCTGGAGACGAGGGCCTTCTCAGGCCCACGCGAAGGAAGACGATCATCGAGGTCTACGAGGTCAACGAAGGGGAAGAGGCAACCCTTTACGAGATGGGCATTCCCGTTGTTCCGACCGGAGATCGGTGGCACATCAACATCTTGCAGAAGGTCCCTCTCAATATGGACCGGGACAACGTAACGCCCAGCTACCTTCAGAATGTTCGGGCGCTCGTTGTTAACGAGATGGCCGACAACCTCAGCGATGAGGACTCGGCAGAGGGCTGGGTCACCGACGCTATCAGTCATCGCGACGCAAGCCCTGACGCCGTCAAGAGGGTTATCGAAAAGCGCTTCGGAAAGAAGACCGTTATCTTCGACCCGAGTGACCCGGAATCCAACAAGCGCGCTGCATCTGAGGGATACGCAGTCGTCCACGGCGGCACGCTCCCCGGGAAAGCTTGGGAGAACATCAAGAAGCACAACATCATCCGACCGGCGAGCAAGGTCACACCGTCGTCCTCTCCTTACAGTGACGACCCGAACGCAAAGCCTGTGAAGGTCTACGATAAGGACGAATGGACAGACGGTATGCGACGGGTTCACGACTACACTGAGCGTGTGGTCAAGGCCGCGCTCGGTTTCACCATCGACATCAGGTTCGTGCTCGGCCCAATCCACTGGAGCGCCTGCTTCGGCGGACGTCGATTGGACTACAACGTGCGATCGCTCGGCAAGGCTTGGTTCAAGAAGGTCTCACGAGAGAAACTCGATGATCTCATCATACACGAGCTGGGCCACCACTACTGTGGGGACCATCTGTCCAGCGAATACTACAAGGCACTGACTAGAATCGGCTCCAAATTCATTACGGCAGCACTCGAAGACCCTGAGCTTTTTGAACTGTAACCTACCGATCAAACGAGGGCGCTACCTCGCGCCCTCGTTTGCCAAGGAGATCCCATGATCCTTCAACTCCAGCCATCCAATTTCATCAACAGATCAAACGGCTTTCAGGCCGGAACGCCAAACCCGTTCTATGTTCAGCTAAGAGACCTGAGAAAAAGCACCGAATTCACATGCTACTTCACGAGGGTTCAAGTCGAGACTGATCAGGGTGTAAAAGTGCTGGTAGACCGAGGTCACGACCTCGACTCAGATGCCGTATTTGTCATGGATGACACCATGGAGACAATGCGTCTGGACTATGGCCCTATCACCAAGGAGGACGCTTGGCACCTCAAGTCGATGCTTCCATTGCTTGATGGCCTTGGCATTAAGCTTGAGATTGATGGTGTTTCTATCCTTCGGCTCGACCTTGACCTCGGCCAGAAACCGAGGGGTGACATCTAAGTTAACGTAGTATAAGGTTCCACAGAATTTCGACTAGGCATCGAACATTCATTTAGGCGCGCCTCTAGGAAGGAGGCCAAGGAAGCGAAACTAGATCCTGTTCAGTTTTCAACGAGCTGTCGCTGAGCGTGCTAACATACCCTATGCCGACGAGGATTAAATGAAATCCAACCCAAGCACAGAACCCTTGCCGGGGGTCCAGATCAAAGCGATCCGGGAATCTATGGGGCGCTCTCAGGTCGACTTCGGCCTGCTGCTCGATGCTCATGTCCAGACGATACATCGCTGGGAGCATGAGAAGATGGGTGGAAGTAAGGACCAACCCGTGAGTGGACTCACCGCGCTGGTCCTCAGAAATCTCAGCGTGATGATTGCGCTGGATTCCAATGAAGAAGATCGGGCAAAGCTGTTTAGTGACATGCCTCCCGAGGAAGTAGAGAAAAGGCGTAAGGGTCACGGGCTTTCACAGGCCGCGCTGGCCACTCTGTTTGGATTGAGCGGACCCTCAGTTGTATCCAGATGGGAGACCGGCAAAACCGCCTGTACTGGACTCTCTGCCTACGCCATGCGACATCTCGACTTCTTTATGACGTCATATAACGCACCCGAAGACCGTCGCGCCCCGGACGAACCAAAAGCTAGTAAGACGCAAGTCATCGAGGCCCTTGAAGAAAGCGAGTCTCTCGACGAAGCAGCCCTGAGATTAGATGTGCACCGGCGCACGCTCAACCGCTATCTCAATAGGTACGCCATCAACAAAAAAGAACTGCTCGAAGAGCAAACAAGGACGCAACCATGAGTCAAGACGACCAAACGAGCATCACACCTGCCGCACTACTTGCCGCCAGTAGGTTCTTGGGGTCGGGCGATGAGACAGACGCCCAAAACATGATAGCAGCGATGACACCCGGCGGTATCGAGCGTCAAGAGGCAGAAGGTCAGGCGCAATTCGTATCAAACGAACAGCTCCCACTGGAGATCTCAGGAGGGAGGGAGTTCCCGAGCTGCCGTGCCAAAGGGTGCTTCGTCGGATTCATGCGCGATGACAACTACGAATTCCTCGAAGACGAAAAAGGTAATCGTATCCCGTGCGAGAACTGCAAAGGGACTCAAACCACGCCCGAGACGTGGGCATACCTCGAAAGCCTCGGGTTTGAGTTCGGAAAGCAGATCGATGACCTGTTCATTCAGGCGAAGCTCCCTGTAGGATGGACCAAAGAGCGTAGCAGCCACAGCATGTGGTCCTACATTCACGATGAGAAGGGTCGCGAGAGGATGGCTGTCTTCTACAAAGCAGCATTCTATGACCGCAGATCCCAAGCCAGCATCTCTAAGAGATTCGGCGTGAAATCTGACTTCGAAGCAGAAGAGGAAAGGGGCGTGTTCCTTCACCACGTCACCGACAAGTGCATCGACGGCTACGCCTTCAGCTCGGAACCCGTTGAAATCACGGACGACAAACAGTATCACGAACTCAATGACGAGTCGTCTGAACAGTGTTACAAATGGCTCAAAGAAAACTACCCCAACTATGAAAATCCCTCTGCTTATTGGGATGAGGACTGATATGCATTTTTGCCCCCAAGAGATGATGGTCATCATGGCCGCCTTTGATCCCGCCATGGCCATATTTGTGAACGTTGCATGTCGCCGGTTCTTTGGGCAGGTCACCTCACTCATAAAGGGATAGACATCCCTGCACGCTTCGTGTATGAACCCTTCCTTTATCAACAGCTCACAAAGAGGGAGCCATGAAGGACGCTCGAAGCGTGCAGCCCATAACCACCTGCCGGACCCTTCCGGACCTCGAAAGGGCGCACAACAACAACCTGATCAACGCCGATGAGTACAGCACTCTGTTCCGGAGAGTCCGGGGCACGGCCTCTCCGCTGGAGCTGAAGATCTACACAGATCGCATCGAAGAGTACCGTCTTGGCAGATTCTACGAAACCCATCCCCGCCCACTATAGGCGCTGCTTCCGCACATATATCGCGCTACCCACCCGGGCAAAACTCTTAGCCCTAAAAAACTGTAAATTCCTCTTGATGGCCTAGTTTCACTGGTGTAATGTCGGCCTTCCCAACCGGGGACAACCTAGAAACGGGCACTGCCCTTAGCATTACTAGTCCAAGGAAGGTCTACCATGCAGTCTGCTGTTAGCGAGACTTTTTTTGCTCGCGTCACCAAGATCATCGATCACCCACGCCTCGCACTGATCCATCCCTTCGATAGGAAGACGCCGTTCGCGCTCAAGATCCATTCGAGCGACCTTTACGCCGAACACCTCAAAAACCTCAAGGAGCGCCGAGTTCTCCGAGTGATACGAGAGGGCCTCGACGTAGCGGCGTCACCCTCAGGTTCACTCGGCTCATTTCAGATCCGATGCTGCCACACGTGTTGGTCGAGCGAGTCGGGCTGCGATACCTGTAGAGGTCACGGTCGTATCTTCGTCTCAACTTCGACGGGATGCATCTGTTGCGGAGGGACCGGAATTAAGCTTGACGAGACCTTGAGCCCCTGCCAATGTTCCACGGTGCTCGGGCCTGCGGAGGCAAGCGAAAAAATGATAGGCAGTCACATTCCGCATTCGCCCGATAGAAGACAGACCTACATCACCTGACAAAAGGAATAAGGAAATGACCGCTAGTCCCGTCACGCAAGACAACGAATCCGAAGTTCAAAGCCCAGAGGGTCGCAACGCTGATAACGATGTGATCGAAGATATGGAGGATTCGGTCGCTCGGCTCTTCAAAAAGTTCCTCTGGAATCTCGTTCCGGATGAGTTCTACCAAGAGGGCTCGAATCGGCCGGTATCCGAGGTCAGGGACATCTACTACACCGCCATCGACCAATCCACGTCAAGGCTGGTCAAGGAGTTTCTTAGCGAGTCTGAAGAGCTTATCACTAAGCTCCAACAGGCAGATCGCATGACCGATCTTAAAAAGCGACTCGACGCAGCATTTCAGGATGGGGACCTCGACACCCTCGAAGAAATCGCCAGCGTTCTCGAAGGCAAAGCGGAATAACCCCACGTGGGGATCTTAATCAGAAGCGCCTCAGATTCCTCTGGGGCGCTTTTTTCTGGAGGCACTATGAAGCTATATCACATCGCCGCAATCGGCCGTAACAATGCTATCGGGAAGGACGGAGAGATTCCTTGGAAGCTCTCGTGCGATCTCATGAGGTTTGCTGAAATAACCAAGCATCACGCCTTGATTATGGGGCGCAAGACCTACGAGGGTCTAGGAAAGCCGCTGCCGAATCGAACCAACATCGTACTGACCCGAAATCGAGCTTGGGATGCCGGTAAGCACAAAGGAGCAGCCAACCTTAAGGTTGTGCACTCGATTGCACAGGCCATGGATGAAGCTTTTTCCCTCCATGAAGAAGTGTACATCGGTGGTGGTGAGGGATTGTACCGGGACACCCTCGATCAAGTCGATTGTTTGCGAATCACCCACGTCAACCAGACGCCCGAAGCCGATACGTTCTACCCCGAAATCGATGCTTCCATTTGGGTGCCGTCGCACGTCATAACGCGCAGCGGATACGCGTACGTGGACTACGTCAGGCGTGAAACCACTAACCAAGCCCTCCGCCTTTTTCCCGGCAAATAAACCCATCTGTTGAATCGCGGTAAGATATGAGGTAGCGACCATGCTCATGCGCACGACAAGGAGACGCCATGAGTATGATCAAAATCCTTTTTCTTATCGCGATGATACAGTCCGGGGATGCCGACCTTCCGGACATACATACCCCTCCTGTTCAGCAGAGCGGATGGTCGACCTACTACGACCTGAGCGACGCCAGTATGAACGGGGATATAATGGCCAACGGAAAAGAGTTTGATCCGTCCGCCATGTCGATAGCCCATCGGAGTATTCCGCTGGGTACAATGGTTTTGATCGAGCACGCTCATACCGGAAACAGGGTTTGGGCGGAAGTCACGGATAGAGGACCTTATGGGGCCATACATGATGGAAGGTGGGTACTGAAGCTGAACCGTAGCGACCCCGGGAGGTGGAGAGGCGTGGCAGATTTATCGTACGGCGTTGCAAAAGCTCTTACCAATGCGGAGGGCCGACCTCCTAATTCCGACATTAAAATCAGGTACTGGAAACAAGCCTCGTTACGCAGACCCATTGTGTTTCTGGAGACCAGAAGGTACGTTTCAGTCTATTAATTGACCTGATGCCAAACACAAAACCTAGATGAGACAGTCATGAATGACGAATCTTTTGCCAAAATTATTATCGTTGTTTTCCTAGTCTTCGCTTTTGGTGGGTGCGGTGCTGCATACGTAAACAGCAAGGATGCTGTAAATGTAAAAGTCACCGACAAAACAGTGAAGAGGTACGGTAAAGACGGTGACAAATTTCTCATCTTCACCGACAAGGAGTCGTTTGAGAACGTAGATTCCATGCTCTTTGGGAAGTTTGACAGTGCAGATGTGTATGGGAAGATTGAAAAAGGGAAGTGTTATACCTTCACGGTCGCCGGTTGGCGGATCCCCTTCTTTAGCTCTTACCGGAACGTCCTTGCCATCAAGAGCAGAGACTGCAAATGAATCTCACTAAAAGCATCTCAGCAGCGAAAGAGAATCCACGCAGAATAGATCTGTTGGTTTCTAGCGTGGCGGATAGGATTCTCCGAGGCAGGCCGGAAGAGGTGACGCTCGCCTACCTTGATGACCTCCTTGCTGATCACTCCGAGCTGGTGAGAGATACCGCTAGATTTTGCGTGGCCTGTGTACCCTTCCTTCAGGGGGCAGTAGAGACCGTCGAGCATAACGAATCCTATAACCTAGCTACAGACGAACACATACGAAAATGGATTTCTGGGCTGGCATGGGCCATCATCACATCAGCTCAATGTGGAATTCCGGCTACGGGCATTCATGTTTGGCTGGACACGGGCTACGAGGACGCCACTCAATCATCGACTTGGATAAGCTTTCAATTTGGTGAGGTGAAAGTAGAAAGACGAAATTGGCAGGGGGCGATCTGGCAATGTAACTTTGATGCTGCTGTCGCACCGGCGGCCCCGGAGGATCAGGCTAACGGCTTCTGGGACTTGAGGTATATGAGCTGGCGAAGTGAATGCTTTCAGGAAGGTATAGACAATAACAGCTCATGAGATAAGGCCCTTGAAGAAATGCGGATCGGACTGTTCATCCGCAGCGGTGGAAGGATGCTTCAACTAAGGAGTGGCTGTATGTTCAACAAGCTACCTGTCGACAAACCGCCTGAGATAACCTCAAGCGAGTACGATGCTCTGACTCAGTCGCACCCTTGGCCGACTAGGCTAGCGGATGTGAACGCAGGAGTTGTATCTGGGCTTCTTAAGCGTGGACTACTTAACGAATCTGAAGGCGTATATGCCGCTACCGTCAGGGGCAACCGTGTCGCGAACAGGTGCAGGAATCGCCTATGGCTGAAGTCACTTGGATCTGATAGCTACGTTCTCTATATCGGATGGACGTCCATTGGGATGTTCGAGCGCATACCATCTAAGTCAGAAGAGCTTTGGATTGCGTCTGACTCCGCTGACACATCCCTTCAGGAGTTCAATAGCGCAGATGATGCCATTACCTACCTCATCAATAGGCGTGAAGAGAGCAAGCCTGATGGATGGACCCTTGAGGGCAAGTCAGAAAAGGGGTTCCCTGAATACTCAAAGCAGATGACTTTCGCAAAGCTCATCATCTGGTCAACATCGAACGGGGCCTTTGGCAAAATACGAACGGCCGATAAGAGCTGGGTACTCACTGCACAGAATGTTCATGAGTGCGCTTCGATGCTGGTAGATGATTACAAGACTGTGCTCAGGCGTGAGCTTAAGTCTCTAAGTGATAGCGGCGGACTGAGAGTCATTACTGACAACGATCCCTGCCTTGGTCTCCATTGCAGCACGTTAATTCCCGCAGAGTGAATTACTTCTTATCCTTTCCGAGATCCTTGATTGTAAGGAGCTTTCCAATAGCCGACCTCTGTTTTCTGTCCTGAGTCCCCTGAGAGTCCTCCTTCCACGGCTTGTACTCGTAGGACTCTTCTTCTGTAGAGGCAGACCTGCTAGTCGTCCCCAGATACTCACCCTCCGATGCAATTGTATCCAACCCGATGTCACCAGTAATCTTACCGAATGTAATATCATCCTCGGGCGGCCGGTAATCCATACCCTGTACCGCCATCCTTCGGCACACCTCTTTTGTCCCAGCACCGGCGTAAGCCCTGTGAACATCGCACATGAACTCTAGAGCATCCGGTGGCACAGAGTCTCCGACCTCTGCTATCAAATCGGCGTCCGCCATGTACTGGCGCACCTCCCTCTCGATGGCTTCTTCTTCAGACGTCTTCATAGCCAGTATCTGGTCGATTCTACCGGGGCGTCTTGCAGCCGCTGGAAGTGCGAGGTAATTATTAGCTGTAATGAGGGTTAGCGGCACTGAGTACATGCCGTCCTCGAACAGCCAAAGGTGCCTTGAAAGAGAAGAGGCGATGTAGTCGATGTCGTCAATTATCACCATCGTGGGCTTGATCCAGAACATAATGTCCTGCCACATCACCTTGTTGATATTGGGGAGGACGGAGTTGGACACGATGAGGGTTTTCTTAGACAGTTCTCTCCTTACGTGATGAACAAAGGTAGTCTTACCTGTTCCCTGACGACCCTGAAGAAGAACGGTGCGCTTTTCTCCCGCATCCATGAACTGCTTCCACTCTTCGATATATTCTAGCTTCTCGCCCTTAAATTCCTCTCTGTCTTCCTCTGTCTCTATCAGGACAAGATCTTCTACATCCCAATCCAGAAGCATCGACTCAGACTCAGACCAAATACACTGCGATATTGAGCGCCTGAATTCCTCGCGGCCATCCAAGGGCGCAAACATAAGATCGACATGAGGGTGACCACTCGTATAAAATAGAGACTGGCCGCCTCCTATGGGTTGCCTAAGAAGAAGGAAGTTGTCGAACTCCTTTTCTATTTTGGACTCACCATGGATGCTTTCTGCGTAGTGGATGGCCTCCCACGCCACCCACTTGAATTCCTCCCCCGCCAGAGCATACTTCCTATCTGCCATATAGCTAATCACGCTGGGAAGCGTATCTTTCGAATTCCTTTGAAGGACTTCACGAGTGAAATTCAGCGCGAAGGTTGCAATCGTGTGCGGCTTAGATAGATCCAGATCTTTAGTGATGTCTACCCAAGACTTAACCTCATCAATCGCTTCTAGGGCGAACTCAGCTTTTTCAGATGGCAAGTCCACACCATCAACAATAACCCTAGAAGCCGCGAGCTGCCCGAGACCTGTTGCGATAACCTTCCAAACCGGAAGCATGATGGAACCTTGTGGTATGATGCATCTTGGTCAAAAATGCGAGTTGACCCGTATGCAAAGATACTGTTAGCTAGATGGCGCATATGAAGGACGCTTCCATTCACACCAGTACACTACCTGATGGAACCATCTTCCAATGGAAGGTGGTTGGTAAGCAAGGTTCTTTTGGTTGCGTGTTCGGGTTTCATGACACGATAAAGGATCGAGAGACCGAGACATTCATCTATACGAGATGCGATAGGTGTGAGCAAAGAATCGTGAGGCTAAAATCTTTCCTTTCGAAGGAAGTTCAGCCCGACAAGATGTGGCTAGCTAACGGTACGTTTGCAGACCATATCAAAAGAAGACGACCAGAGGATCCCCCGAGCATCAAGAGATAAACATAGTTGGAATGCGTAGTGAGGATGCCTAAGAATCACCCCGGCATGACTCAACTAGCAACGAGGACCCTATGAAATCTCTTATTGAGCGTATCAAGATGTTTGTCGAGGCCAATCCTTGGCACTCTTCTGGCGGCAAATTCTCCAGTGCAAAGAAGCTTGCTAAAAATGGTAAAGGCTCTTATTCGAAAAAGGGCAAAAAATACGCCGTTGGAAAAGGATCCAGCGGGCCTTACGCCAAAAAAGTTAATAAGGACTGCGGTCGAGATGACCGGCCGCAGGACGCCACAAGATGTCGAGACGAGAAGGTCCCCGAGTGGTCCAAGGAGCGCTACGGAGATTCTGATAGATTCAAATAACCCACCAGAGAGTCCTGATGTATAAGTATCAACTTACGAAGATGGACGCCGTTGACTTCCTTAAGGAGTTCCCTGACGAGTCTGTCAACTGCATCGTCACAGACCCCGCCTACGAATCCCTAGAAAAGCACCGAAGCAAGGGAACTACGACGAGGCTCAAGGAGAGCGACGGCTCATCTAATCAGTGGTTCCCTATTTTCCCAAACAGCCGTTTCGATGAGTTCTACCGGGAATGCCACAGGGTCCTCAAGAAAGATAGTCACCTCTACACCTTCAGTGACTGCGAAACCTTGTTCATCATGAAGCCTGTCGGCGAGAACGTGGGCTTCAAGTTCTGGAAGGACCTGATCTGGCTCAAGATGACAAAGGACATGAAGAAGATCCGCATGGGAATGGGCTACCACTACCGGAACACCAATGAACGAGTGCTTTTCTTCGAGAAGGGAAAGCGAAAGCTTAAAGACCTGTCGATGATCGATGTCTTCCAATACCCGAGACCGCCGCGTGGAGGATACCCCACCGAGAAGCCTTGGGAGATTGCCCGGGACGTCATATCTCAATGCACTGACGAAGGGGACCTCGTCATTGACCCATTTATGGGTGGAGGATCTACGGGATATGCAGCTCTTACCCTCGGCAGGAACTTTATCGGTAATGACAAAGTCGATTTTGCACTCAAATACTCTCAAGAGAAGCTAGGACCTCGGGGTGTGAAGAGCAACCTCTTGGAAAATCTTCAGGGTGCGTAATGAAAGTCGTAATCGCTGGAAGCAGGGGGGTTACGGATTTCGAAACGGTTTGCCAAGCCATCACCGAGTCAGGGCTGGACATCTCAGAGGTAGTATCTGGAACAGCTCGTGGCGTTGACCGTCTTGGTGAGCGCTGGGCCAGAAAAAACAACCGGCCCATTAAACCATTTCCGGCGGACTGGAAGAATCTAGGGCGAGGTGCTGGACATATCAGAAACAGGCAGATGGCTGAATATGCAGACGCTGTTATCTGTGTGTGGGATGGGAAAAGCAAGGGCACGTGGAGCATGATTAAATATGCTTCTGACAAAGCAATGCCACTGTACATACATCTCGACAATAGTCTTGCTGAGATGGGATGGAGGGCGCTTCTTACCGGCCTGCCTCCGCAGTGGTGGCGCTCAAGTGGCTTAGAGGCGCTCTCTATTGCCTGCTGGCTGAACGGGTGCGCAAGCATGACCGCTGGGGAGATAACGGCTGAGGATGTGTTTGAGTCAATATGTGAGGAAGGCTCTCGGATAAGGGAGGTGTTGTGAGGGTTTTGGTGGACATTGAAGTGAGCATGGAAGAGCTTGAAGCGATTGCGTATGCGCGATTCAAGGATGGAGCTGAAGAGGTCAGCGTAAGCACCATACAGCAGGTTATGCGATCCGCTGTGAAGTCCAGAATAGATGAGTTGGTCCGAAGATACCGAGAAGCAGAGTCGGCAATGCCTAAGGAGAAGCCCTGATGTACAGCATCCTATTGATACTAGTCACCCTATCCAGCCTCGCCTTTGTCGCTGGGTACTGCCTATCTCTCCGAAGGGTGCGCGATCTTCAGGCAGCTCAAGGCGATCTCGAAGAGGACCTTCGTCGCGCCAAGGCAGCCATTCAAAAGAACGACAGCGTCCCTTCGCAGAACTCCGTTCCCACTGTGGCCGATCTTGTCCGTCTGGCTCGCTCCGTAGAAACTACGGTCCTTCCGCACCAATGCCCCGAGTTTCAGCTACACTCCATTCGTGGCTTCGACGATAAAATGGGCGGAAATATATTCAACAACGGAGCCGAAGTTGAGACGCATAGCTTCAAAGAAGAGGCCGTAGCCTACCGAAGCATCCTCCCCATCGACCCCACATTCAGTGAGCACCTCCAAGCTAAGCTGGGTATGTACCGCCAACACGGTCAGGTTCGCGTCTGCGTAGAGGAAGGGCTTCGTGGGGGCGTAGAACTTACCCTCAGAGCGCACCCATTCATATACAATGGCCCTGTGCTCCTAACCATATGCGATCTTGACGGGGAGCTTATGGAGTCTGTCGTGAGTGAGGCAGAGAAAATCATCTATGAAGATCAGCTTCATAGAATGCCGGGGGGATCGCCATCTAAAACTGGAAATGAAGCCTAAAGCCTCTTAGCCTCTGCTTGTAGTAGGGCAGACCACAACTAGGAGGAAGGACCATGCAAGAACAACTCACAGAAGCGTCCCTGAGCAGAATCATGAGTCATCTTGATTCTGGCGCGTCATGGGGCATTGTCAGCGCTTGGCGAGGCGAAGATTCTCAGGAAGTCAAAAACGCTCAAACTGAGCAGCTAAAAAAAGACCTCAAGAGGCTTCGTCACGGCTTTTTCAAAATGAAGGGCAAGTGGGAAGAGACGAACCGCGAAACCAATGAGAAAGAAGTATTAGAGGAAAGGTCTTTTTTCGTCATCGGCATAACCAGAAGTGAAATTGTCAGCCTGTGTCGCAGATACCACCAAGAGGCAGTCGTATTTGGTGAGCCGTCTGACGGAAATCTGCAACGGCCTGAAAAAGGTCCGATGGTTCTAGTCCTAGGGCCATCCAATCAAGTCCTTGAAATTCATGGACCCAACGAAAGCGAGACCATGCGCCCGATGCAGGTGGCTAAGGTTTACTCCGAGTACAAAGGAAGGCCCTTTAAGCTAGGTGAGTCGGTAGTGCTTCCACCTCCGCTACCTTCCGAAGAAAGCATCATGGCCGAGAATAAGATGCATGATCGCATCTGGTCGGCTGTGAAAAGGAGGTAGGGGTGTCCATGCTCACTGTAGAAATCAAGGGCTCTGATTATCATCTGTCTTACGATGCTGACATTCGAATATCGGCTACTGAAGATGGATGGTTTGTGGTCGATGCTTTTGAGGTCTCTGACGAGACCACGGTGAATGGGGAAATACCCGGCATAGAACACGTTCATATTGTTGCCGGACCATTTGATTCTGAGGATCCCGCCAGATGGTTCTCAGAAATGGTCAAGGAGGCACATTCTTCTGTGATAAGGTCTCTCAAAACCATGTCAGATAGGCTCGAATCTATCATCTCAGACCTTCAGGATGCACGAGATCTGACCAAAGATGTCAGGGGACATGCGAGGCACCACGATGAAGACGAGGTCTGTATCGAATCCGCCAGATCTCTAGAAAGAATGGACCGGCACATTTATCTTTCGACCGTAGACGCTCTTAGCATGAAGAGCCTTATCGATTCGAGGTTGGGTGAATAGCAGCCCCTTGTATTCATCTAAAGGTTGTTTCCCTCCCGTGCACTAGTAGCATGTTACAGGAGTTGATCGGAACTCATCAGGCCGATTGGCTCTACTTGGCGCAGCCAAGTCACTCCTTTGGCAAGGAAGGCAGAGCGTCGGGGAGTTCCTCGGCGCTCTGCCTGTTGAGAGTAAATGGATAAAATTACGCTAAAAATAAAGTCGTTTACCAATGCCGAGACCTCCCGAAAAACTGAGGGTGGGTCTCCGCGCTTGGCCTCTGCTGGCGTGCTTCCGTTGTGTCCAGATACGGGAAGAGTTCTCTTAAACCTCAGGAGTCAGAAGGTAAGCAGCCACAAAGGAGAGTGGTCTGTGTGGGGTGGTGGTCTGGAAGACAACGAGACGCCTGAAGAGGCTGCCATACGAGAGCTTGCCGAAGAGGCTGGCTACAGCGGTCCCATCAGACTTGTTCGTGCGTACAGATTCATATCTCCCGATAAGGTGTTCTCTTACCACCACTTTCTAGGCATCGTAAAAGAAGAGTTTAGGCCCGCCATCAATTGGGAGAGCGACGCGTGGAGATGGATCAAGCCTGCTGACTTCGAAATACTAGATAGCCCTATGCACCCGGGATTCTTGGAGTTCATAGAAAATAGCAAGGGGTTGATCGAGCTTTATACTGGAGCGCCTGCAAGGCTTCCGTAAACAGCACGACTTTTTGCTTTCGAGAAAGCGCCGCATTATTAATATGTAGATGAATAACGCAGATCCACAACCACTTGATGGACGAGTTACCGATGGACGTTCTGAGTAAAATTGAATCGACGCTTCAAAAGAAAAGAGACCTACTCGTTGAGCGCGGCGACCTCAAGGACGTTGTAGGCAACATTAAGGACCCCGAGACAAAGAAGGCATTCATTGACGACCAAGTCGATGAATCTTTCTCTATTGAGGCCGGTAGATCTCTGAGAAGGGAGTATTCGCGAAAGTCTTGGCCTTACTTCGAAATGTACGGACGCCTACGACTTGCGGCTATGGGTCTACCCTCCATAGAAAGAAGTCACGTCGAAGAGTTCATCAAAGCGGCTAGCCTAATTGAAAAGCAGATCAGAGGTGCCTTCGTCACAGGTGAGATGTCCCAGCTAACCCAGCAAGCTCTTCGGAGCATGAAAGGCATCTCTCAGAACGAAGGTGATAAAAGAAATGCAAAAAGAGCCGCGTTCGCTGCTGAGAAAATTCTGCAAGTGACCATGGTTTTGGCCGGAGAGAAAAACATCTCTCTCGATACCCAGCGCGATCCCGATGGCGTCAGTGGATTCGTGAAGTTGGTCGCGGGTACGGGAACGGCTCAATTGAGTGACGAAGAGCAGAACGCAATCCTCAAGGGAATTGGAGAGACATACTCCACCACTATTGAGCCTGCACTGAGGCGGACTTTCAAGCCCGATGGGATGCCGTTTTTCAACATGTACGCTCGACTAAGGATGTGGGAAAAAGGGTTAAATTCAATCCGTAGAAACGAAGTTGAGGAATTCTTCTACGCGATTCAATTCATCCGAAAAAAGCTTGATGATGCCATCATCAGCGCCGATCTTCGAGATGCTAGGATCGACCTCAGGAAGCATTTCAGGCGAATACTAAAGGGACCAGAGGGCACTCGCAAAAAGAAAATTGCCAGAGAGGCAGGCCAGTATCTCTTGGAGCTAATGACCGATGTCGCTAAATCTCAGGACATCTACTTTAGACGCAGAAAGCTGAGTCCATTCTGGTTCAAGCTCAACACGGCACGATCAGAGAATGCTAAGCTTCAGGACATCTCAGATGAAGATCCCGAACATTACGCCTTGGAGAAGAAGAAGAAAGCTCTTTATAAGGCGCTCGAAGATGACATCACCAGAAGGATCGTAAACGATGGCCTGAAGCCCAAGAAGGATCACATCTGGAGAAGACCAGTCATGCTCGGTATCGATCCCGCCACCGAGGGAGAGGGTACTGAGACAGAGCAGATAGTTTATGACACGGATGGTGAGAAGCTCTCCATGGACGAGTACATGGAGAAAAGAAAGAGGGAGAGAAAGGCTTACAACAAGCTTAAGAAGAAGGACTTGGGAGTCTTTCCTCAATCACTCGAATCTCTAGATCGGGTGCCCAGCGAGGACATTGAACAAGCCATTAGAGACGGCGCAACCGTCGAGTACATGGCTATTACCGACGATGCCGACAAGCAGAATGCCCTCACGCGAAACTTCCCATGCGTTGAGATTGACGGAAAGAAGGTGGTTGCGGGTAACGTCACCACTAATGAAGAGGGTGAGATCGAGCTTATGCCTGACCGGTTCACCGGTATGGAGGTCGATGACATGGTGAATATGTCGGGCCGCCTGATTGAGGGCGTTGCTTACAACTACAGCCCTCAAACCGGAACTACTCCCATGGAGGTTAAGGCTAAGGGTGGTCTGGTAGTGACATCAGATAGAGAGCCTTACGTCACTATTGCTGATGACGGAAAGTTCTACTTGAGGATTCCGTCTGGAGACGACTACACGTACCATCGGAATGCCGTCCGAGCCATTGAGAAAAACCCGATGGTTGAGTACGTCAAAAAGATCGAGGGCCTCGGTGATGTCGTAGGCCAGAAACAAGACTATACGTACCAGACGGTCTTTAAGTTTGAGGACGAGGCGCTTCCGCTCGTCATTGAGAAGCTCGGCGGGTTCGTCATGAGTGAATCCGCCTCCAAAAAAGCAGATAACTACTATCGAGATGCGAAGGTTCGCGATGACGCCGTCCGGGAGCAGAGGCTGCGTTCCTTCAAACCGGACATGCTCGGCGGATTCAAAGAGTCTCGCATGGTCAAAGGGGAAGAGAAGCAGTTTAAGTTGAACTCTGCCCAATTGGAGGCCCTCTCTTACCTTGACTCAAACGGCGGACGAGGAATTGCCGCCCTCGAAACCGGCGTCGGCAAAACCGTGCTTACGCTGGCGTACATTCAGGACCTAAAAAGAAAGGGTCTTCTAGACAATGGAAAGAAGGTGCTCTTCGTTGCACCCAAAAGCCTCAAGGGTAACTTGGGCAACCAAGCGGAGAAGTTCATCAGCGACCCTGAAGAGTTCATGTCACATGTCGAGGTCATGGCACCGGGAGAGTTCCGCAACGACGCCAAAAAGTCAGCTCCCGGAGAGCCGCTGGAACTCAAAGAAGACTACATGGACCAGTGGGCCGCCGTTATCTTCGATGAAATCACAGACTACGGAGTAGGTGGTGAGAATATATCTTCTTCTCAGATCGCTCAAGCTATCAACATGCCGCACCCAAGAAAGGTCATGTTGACAGCCTCTCCGCTGGAGAGCAGCCCGAAGCAGCTGTATGCACTGTGGGCTCACGTAAACAACGTAGATGTGTTCAACACCGGAGAAGAGCGCACACGAATGCTCAACTTCGTAAAGAAGCACTGCGAGCGTCTGGGTAGTCGTGAGATTGCTCTGTCTGAAGATCCGGACATCAGAGAGACCTTCCAGCGCTGGGCTAAGAAGAACATGTACTACGCCAGCAAGTCGAGCGTTGAGGGCTACGACCTCCCTGAGCTGAAACCTACTCAAGAATTGATTGAAATGGATGACGAGGTCGCCAAGAAGCACAGGCGTATTATTAAGCGCTTCAGCAAGCGCATGGCAAAGTACGCTCGTGATCTTGAGTCCATTGAAAACTCCGAAGGGCCTTTCAAAATTGGGCACTCCGAAGTTAGCAGGGAAGAGTGGATCGAGCACAGAAAGCTAAAGCTCATCCAAAACGTACGAAAGAAGAGGATCGGACACGAGGATATGAAGATCGCCCAAGAGCTGTCCCTCATTCCTAGCAAGCATGTCAAGGGCGCTAGAAACCCCAAGATCGATCGGTGCGTAAGTATCGTCGACGAGGGCATGGGTAACGGTAAGCGATTCGTTATTTTCACAGACAATAACGACGCCGCTGGCATTGCTGTCAAAGACCTTTGCAGCAAGATACCGGGAGACAAACACGCCGTAGCATATAGTGACCGCTGGGAAATCTGGGCTAATGGCAAAAAGCTAGAGACCTTCAAGGAGAAGGCATACGAGATAGATGGGCGTGAGTACAAAAAGGAAGAGTGGGTTGATTACATCATCGACAATCATGTCAAGCCCGCCGAAACCAATGTCCGAAGTGTCGTCCTCACACAGAACTACTCTCACGGCGTCAACCTTCAGACCTTCAGCTCGGTCATCCACCTCGACAGAGATGACTGGAACTCTGAAGTCATGAAGCAGAGGTCTGCTCGCGTTCACCGTCAGGGGCAGCAAAATGCAGTTGATCAGCACACCCTCGACTCGTCATATGAGCAGGACGATAGTGATCTCGACTTCACGCTAGACCAAGCGATGGAGAAGTGGCAGGACTACGATGCCAACCTCTTCAATCAGATTGTCATCCAAAGTCAGGACGCAGACCTATCAAAAGGAATTGGTGACATCGAGAAAAAGAGGTCGTCATTTTACGCTCTCGATTCCAAGCTGATGAGGATGGAGCTATCGCCCTACATCAAAAACCTCAGTCAAGACCTAGAGAACACCGACCAGCTAAAGTCAGTGGGCTAACAAGGAGACAATTATGGAAGACAACGTATCGGAAGAACAAGGTCCGCAGACCGTAGGCGAGTGGCTCTCCTACATCAACCTGCTAGAAGGTGAGGAATTTACAAACAAAGCCTTTGCCTTCAACACCCCGAACTTCATCCAGCACCTAAGGGACGAAGAGGGGTACTCCGCCGAAGAGATCAGTATGATCCTTAACGGCTTCGCCAACAGGTTCGTGCAGCTAGGCATGGTTCTACCCAGAAGAATGAGAGGCCAGTATTGCTCCTACGCTGGAGTTTTCGACACCTTCTCAAAATACGATCTCCCTTTTACCCCCGAAGAGGCCGAGGCGAGAAATAGGGAAGAGTAGGCATAACAGCCGTTGATTAAAAGGAATCGGGGCGTGTTGGAGACTTCCAGCGCGCCCCTTTTTTCGTTATGCTCGGAAGGTACTACTTCTAGCTCTTTTCAGGGGACCCTATGGACACAACAACATTTCTACGCAAGACGTTCTCAATGACATACAAGGAGGACACCTACCCGCTCGTAAGGCTTGGCGCGAGAGTCATATCCGACCACGTCGGCGGTGTTCTCATATCTCACGTTTCCGATGATCTCTGGAGGTACTTGAAGAGCCCTAAATATTGGGGTCTTTTTACGAGGGAGGCCCTAAGAGACCCAACAATAACCCCACGGGTCAAAGACTTGGCAGCACGCAAACATATCCGCTCCTGTGGAGACATAGATCCAGAGCAAGAACCGGGTCCGGGACTTTTCGAGTCCGCATCTCACCTCGCCTCACGAGGCAAACTAACAAGAGAGGATATACTCTCCTTCAGAAAGGCCCTCATAAGAGCTGCGCGCCTGAAGCAGACATACCTCTCTCCCGTCAGCGAGATTAATCAGGCACTAAGCGCGATAATGTGGTTTGGCAAGCTCTCCAATGCGCAAAAAGAAGACATTCTGATCATCGCCCTCATGGCTGAAGAGATGCTTGGAAACCAGAGCAGGTTTGTCTACAACCACCTCATGGGCATCGAAGGCCACAAAGATCTGAAGAGATCCCTGTGCGAAACCATCGTTTATGCTCCAGTGCCATTTGAAAGAGGCGATTACGACTTTCCTTTTCCAACCTCTCCAGAAGAGAAAGACATCCTTGGAGTTCGGTTCATGCCCGGGGAGGTGCGTCGCATTGCTGTGACTTGGCTAGGAGAGCTTGGGGGAGATCCTCACGATATTCTAAAAAGAGTAATCAGGTCCTCTCTTGCTAGAGATTTTGGAGGAACATCAGTTCTGTCCGGCGCAATAGATCTCCTAGACAGCAAATGGGATGTTCTCGACAAAAAACAACGCGAGAGAGCGCTGTCGAAAGCTATCGCCATGCCAGACATCTCCATCCGAAAGCGGGCTTATTTGATCGGCGAGCAACACCTCGGCATCTCCTTTCTAAAGAAGTCCCTAAAAGACAAAGCCAAGAGTTTAAGAAAGTGGGGTAGATCTCGCATAGAGACTCCCCATATTGACGTTGTATAGTTATAAGCAGTTACACCAAGACCGCTAACAACCGGCGAGGATATGTCAGACAAACAGAGAGGGTTTCCTATCATGGGAGGGCTACGAGTGCCTTGGGAGGCTGGTGAGAAGGCTTACGCTCAATACAGGGCGCAGTGCGGGGACAGCCAATCTATTGAAAAGATAGCCAGAAGGGGAGGCTTCGGACTGAAAGAATTCTGCCTTCTGTACCGAGCAATGCCGCCCACGGCTTATATGCATGAGTGCGATGTCAGTAGAACTTTGGCCGAAGCTCTTGGTCAACTGAAGTCTGGAGATGAGCTATGAACCGAGAGACCATTAACAAGAACTGCAACGAGCTTATAGGGGAAGTGTGGTGCTGCGGAGGATGTAACGCCCCAACTGGTTTTGAAGAGCATTCCTATTGCAAAAACTGCGAGAAAAGCTATGGGAACTTCAGTGATGATGTGGATTGGTGCCACCCATATGCCGCTGTTTTTATGGTGCAGAAATGCTCGCGCCTCTTCAACAAAGGCAACTGGAAGGAAACAGTCGAGCTTTATCCTCTACAGACTGGTGAGTGGAGAGCCTCTACTGGAACTGTTATGGCTGTTTGCGACAGCTTTTACGAAGCTCAGGCAGAGGCTCTGTCCCGGGCATTTGAGGCAGGCTTCAAAATACGAAAGCCGCAGACACGAACCACCTACTAGTCTATAAGTTGTTTCTAGCGCCATCTCAGATAATCTAAATAGCAGCATGGACCTAGATTGCCCGGAGGAACCTTTGAGAGGTGACCTAAAACTTTGCGAACGCATTCGAGAGTTTACGTCCTCGCCACTCAACGGCGCGAACATGACTTGCACCCTAGATACCATGGTCCAGCACGAGGCCCGCTCCATTGGCTTGGAAGGTTGGGCAGGCAGTTATGCCACGAATGAGGTTATTGCACGCTGTAATGACTTCAAAATTAGACTCGTGGATACTGTATCTAGGTGGTCAAGCAGAGAGGGTGTTGGAACCCTGACGGGAAACCCTGATGGTCTGGTTGAATGGGCCTACGAAACCCTCAGCGGCTCGTCTGGAGGAATCTTCCCTGAGTCCTTAAATTCAGCTAAGTCGGTGCGACTCAAGGAGTTTCTATCCCTAGAGGTAAGGGCGGAGCATCAGGCTCTCCGTGATGAAATAATCGGAGCCGCCTTTGACACAACGAATTGAACAGTGAGATTTATGATGAGCAGCACACACCTTATTGAGAGCTACCTTAACGACCAGTTGCCGCGACCGGTTAGTCTCGCCCACCTGTTTGAGGATGCTGAAGTCTGGAAGGAGACAGCGCTCACAGAATCGACAGGCTCGTTCATTGACAGAGCTATACCGTCTGTGTCTGAAATCACCAACAAGGTTCGAGATGTTTCCGAAGACGTTGTTGGCGGGATAAGAGGTTTCATCTCAGGCTTCTTTACTAAGCTGTTCGAGTCGTTCAAAAAGTCTGGTAAGGTGGTGTGGAGGAACCTCCCGTCACTAAACATCCGATTCTCCCCGCCTGCAAAGCTTGTGATCACCGCCGTAATGCCAAGGAACAGTGACCTAGATTACAGCTTGCACGTGGATCTTTATGTGGACCTCATTGAGAGAAGGGTGGACATAGAGGTGTCTGGTCATATCGGAAAGCACATCGATTTCAGCATCTCTAAGTTTCGTGCCTATGAGGCCGATCAGGAAGATCCAGAAGATTACGTCCGGGACGTAGAGAAATCAGTTGACCGGGCCGACACCGTGGTTGTCCCTAAGTACGCTGAAGAGTACACAGATGACGACTATGACCGACAAGGGGGATCTCCATTCGCCCTTCTTCCAGCTTGAGAAGGTATAGCAATGCCTAGTAGCACAGATAATACAAAGACCCCGGACAAAGGGAAGTCTAGCAAGCACGAAAAAGCTCTATCAAAGGCAAAGGCCAAGCGCGTCAAGAGATCAAAAAGCCTAGCCTTCACGAACCCGAGCGCCACACCTTCCATGTATCAGCGTATAGATACCCTCCTTACGGAGGAAATATAGTGTAGGGGCGACTCAAATAAACATTAAATCATCGCAGCATTGTTGAATCTGACAAACTTCCGGCACACCATCTCATGTGAGTCACTTTGATCGCAGCGAGGGTTTGTCGTGGAACTTACTCCAAATACATACACTCCACCACTCAGATTGTATGCTGGGGCGGCTTGGAGAAAAAGTTGGGTAGCATGGGTCTTTTTCGTACTCGTGTTCGCCGTGACTGTTGCCATTTCTCTGGACCTAGGCATTGGCGGAGAGGGCGTATGGGCAATGTACGCCCTGTCATCGGTGGTGCTGGCTATATCTGCTTATGCGTCCATATGGGGATATAGAAGGGGGGCTCTCAAATATCAGATCAGGGGGATAACCTTTCTGTTCTCTGATCGATCTCTGTACGTACCTCCGGGACATATGGAGGATTTCATTGAAGAGAACGTTTGCTCCAAGTTCCGGCCTCATACTCAGACAGAGCCCTGGGAGTTACTTGATGGTGTGGCTGTGCATCTGGTGAGTCACGACCTCAAGCTGGGGGATCATGATGCCTTCGGAATGACATACCCACGAAACAAATATAGCCTAGTAGAGGCTGATAGGGTTCTAGACGCTGGAGTTATGGGGTGGGAGCTGAAACTGCAAATTATGCAGCGCATTTTCCCGGGACAATCTGAAGCTCTCGACATCAAGTGGATCAGAGCAAAAGGCATTTAGTAGCGGGGGAGGGCCATCACTATGGATCAAGAAACTTGGAGCTTTATAACGACCCTGATCACCGGCGGTGGTGGCGCAGGTATCATCCTATTCCTCAAGTGGCTTTACGAGAGATTCGTAGCAAAGAATCGCCGCAATTGGTCTGATGCCAACGACATAAGAAACGAGCTTAAGGAGTCCCGAGATTATTGGAGAGATGAAGCCAAAAGTCGGCAAATGCTCATTGAGCAGCTACAGAAGCAAATTAGCACACAAGAGGAATGGATCCTTGAGCTTAAAACACAGAATGCCGAGCTTAAATCCCTGAACAACTCTCTGGAGACAGAGATTCAAGAAATAAGAAGGCAGAACAAAATCCTTCTTGAGACTCGGGACTCAGCACTAATGGAACTAAAGAGGCTTCGCAAAAAGCACGGCGAACTCTAGGGTAAGGGTAACATCATGTACGTGAATATCTTGCAAAATATGGCAGCTGGGAATCAGTTCTCAGATGCTGCTCCGTCAGGCGGGACCGACGTTGAGAAGGGAAAAAGGGTTGATCACAAAGAGATTACAGCGGGCGGTCGATTTGACTTCGACTCTCTAACTCCCGTCCATGGAGAGAGGATACTTCTGGATGTAGGTGATGCAACGGATTGGTCACTTAAGCTCAAGGTAGTCGACCTGAATGGCAACGCAAAGCTGTTTTCTCTTTACGAGAAGGGCGACTTTTCTGCTAACTCCGTAGTGATCACAGGCGAGTCCCTGTTCATGCTCAAACCCAACGATCAGCTGGTGCTTTCGACGACTGGCTCTACTACTGAGATGTTTGCTGAGGTCACTGTATCCGCATAACCTTGAGGACTTAATAATGAAATCTGTATGGCTCTGGATAAAGCGCTGGTGGTGGGCTGTGGTAGCTGGCTTGGGGTTGGCTGCTGGGCTCGCACTGTCTGCACTCTTGAGGAAGGATAGGAGTTCCGATGATAGCCTTATAGCAGACGGGTCATTGACCTCTCTAGCCAAAGAAGAGTACGATCGAGCCAAAACAGAGATTGATATAGAGCGCTCCAAGAAGAAGGTAGAGACCGAGGTTCAGCGTAGGATTCTTGAGGACATCGCCAGTGAGCCCGACATCAAAACTCAGCGTGAAAGGTACTCTAAGTGGGCGACCTCGAATCTTTAAGGCACGGTGCAACTGAACTTCGGGTGGGTGACTTTTTCAGGGTTGATAGAACGGGAAGGACGATCTGCTACGTGGGCTCAGCCAACGTTGAAGGAAAGCATCTTCCGGCGTTTGTTGAGGTGGACCAGAGTCGAGGATTTTTGCTGGTTCATGATGACATCATTGTAACTGATTATAAGCACATAACCCCCATCCCAAGGGATGACGGAGAGAGAAGCGTTGACCATATGCGCCCTCTTCTTAAGTCCCTAAACCAAGCCGAAAAACTTCAAGTCTGGAGCCTCCCTAACTTTGACGCCTACTCGGGACATATCGTTGCAGGACGTATTGTTGATACCGTCTCTCCGTGCTCAGGTGATGTTGTAGCAAGCAGTCGATTGAAGAGGGCTCTCATATACTGCGGCGAGTTCAGGGGCGAATGGGTCCTATGTGAGATTGGGGACGATGAGGGAAGGTATGTGTTCAGTAAGCCCCATCCTGTCGACGTTATTGATGTCGAAGTCGTAAAGGAATTTGCTGACAAGGTTTTTAGTAGCATCCAAAAACAACCACTGCCGGGGGCTTCTGTTCACTTCGGAAGCGGCAAAAGAGCCATCTATCTTGGTAAAACGAACCGACTGTCGGGCAATCACTTCGTTGCAGTAGAAGGCGACAGCTCTATTGACGGTATAAACTTCTCATTCAAGGAAAAGAGATGGAGAATTCAGACGCTTCTTCCAGAGCTTATGACAGCTCACGAGCTTCCAGAGGACGACGGAGTGGAACTTCTCTTACACATACGTGGATTGCTGTCTCATTAGTCATCGCACTCGTGTGCACGCCAGCGTGTGCGACCACGTCTAAAAAAGAAGATACTAAAAGGCCGGAGGTCGGACTAAGCGAGATAAATCCTCCCCCCGATAAGGGCGAGGGCGCAGTTCTCGGCGTAACGGCTACCACTGATGAGGATGTAGCTTGCTTACGTCATCTTGAGCTTCCCGTAGAGGGGGGATATTTCCTGTCCGACGCCAAGCTAAAGGCCGCTGTAGAGCTTCGCCTGTACGCCGAGGATACCTACGTTGATGCGACCTTAAACAACAAGCTGTGTAAAATGAACGCTAGTATTGTCTGGGATAAGCTCGCTATCGCGGACGAAAAGCTCAAAGAGGTTGAAGATGAGCGATCAAGCTGGTGGTATCAAAACAAAGGGACTGTGTTTACCGGTCTCGGGTTCATTTTAGGCGCTTCTACGACCATCCTCATTGTGTACGGCGTCAATAAGGTCAGCGACACACCCTAAAAAATAAGGGTCAATCACTTTGTCTCAGACAATACAGGCACCATGAGCAAGCCAGAACTTACAGAACGTCAGTCGGAAGTCCTAGAGGCTATCGGTAATCTAATCGAAGACTTTGGAGAGTCTCCAACGCTTCGAGAAATTGCTGAGTATTTCGGCCAGCCCCGGGCTTCTTCGGTCAGGTACACGGTGGAAGCACTCAACAAAAAGGGCTATATCCACAGACGAGAAGACCCAAAGCGCGACAGGTATGCCGCCCGGGGAATTTCTCTTGTGGAAGACTCCGAGTAAGAGAGGGTGTTGCAGTATCGGATCCGGAGCTATACCCTTCTTTGTGCTAGGTGTATTCAATCTAGCGTAGGGATGATCCTAACGAGGGTATGAATATGACAAAAAATGATATTGCAAAGCACATTTCCACCACCTTTGGCTTTACGGAGAAGCAGGCCAAGGAAGTAGTAGGGGAGACCCTAGACTTCATCGTGGGTAAAGTTCAGGAAGGCAAAGAGGTTCGCCTGAACGACTTTGGTGTTTTTGAGCCAAGGGAAAGAAGTGCGCGTACGGCGTACCACCCCGGAAGCGGTGAGCCAATCGATGTCCCCAAGCGAACTGTTCCTTATTTCCGACCCTTCAAGTATTTCAAAGAAGCAGTTGATCAATAATATTATGAGCTGAGGGGGCTTCCCTCTCAGCTTTCTCTGATGCCCTAGACTCATGCACCCCACCCCTATCCCGCGTCGGGATGTTGTTCACGACCATAAACTTCCGAACGGCTTCATAGCTTACGTTGAACACGTGACCCACTTCCTCAAGCGTTAGGTTAAGGTCCCAATACATACGCCTAATCTGCTCAGGATCAGCGCTCTTTAGTGAACCAATATGGGATTTCTTCCGGACCCCTAGTCTGTTCGCCCGTCCAGACACACTCATCCTAGACCTATTAAGCGACGAGGCTACATCCATACCCTCTTCAGGATACCTTTCTCTAATGACATCGTCCTCTTCGGGGGTGTATGGCTTCCTGCTTCTGCTTTTTAATGGCGTGAGAGTTATGAGAGCCTTCCTGCAAAAATCCACGATGTACTCAACACCAAACTCGCCATCTAACTCTTCTGATATTTCTCTGGCGTCTAGACCCTTCTCTGCTAAACCCTTAACTTCCTCCACCAACTCCCTCCGACGCTCCCTTTGATAATCCCTCCTACTCAACCCTAACTGCTTAGACCGGTAATATATTGAGCTGTCTGACTTGTCTTTGAGCAGCCCTTTCTCCCTCACGCTTGGGAGGCCACCCTTTAGGAATACCTCTCGCATAATTTCATCATCCTCTTCCGTCCATTCTGACTGATTCGGCATCGTTATCTCCTGATGTCGGGTTATTATTACAGTGACAGTACAAAACTGGTTGGCGGATCGTCAATAATTGTGTAGGATCCTTGCGTGTTTAGATAGGTAACAACATATCTTTCGAGAATGCTATGTCGGATAAAAAAGGAACCTTAATATTATTGTCTGGGAAAGCTAGGAGCGGAAAGGATACCGCTGGGGAGGTTCTCGTAGATGTCATAGATGGGCACACAGAGATCTTAGCGTTTGCAAAGCCCCTCAAAGACGCAGCGAGGCTCATATACGATCTGAGCGATGAGCAACTGTACGGGGACCTCAAGGAGACTAAGATTGAGGATATGTACCAAGACAATACTGTTCGTCTCTCCAGAAACGCCCGGACAGATGAAGAATCGCTGACTGCCTTCGCAATCTTTATTAACCCCTCCTACAAAAGATTCGTTGATGCTGGGCTTTTCGAAATCGTCGACCTGCGTGACGAAAGGGTGACTTTCAGAAAATACGCAAGCCCGAGGACCATTCTTCAGGACTTGGGGGAGGCCGCAAGGGACATCTATATTGAAACTTGGGTTCGAAAAGCGTGGAATCACGCCGTCTCGCTTCTAGAGCAGGGTCATAACGCTGTCATCACAGACTGCCGCCACGGAAACGAAGCCGAGCTTCTCCGGAAAGCCCGAGCCATGGGGCATAAGGCGATCGGCTTATACATGAAAAGAGATCAGGCTCAATCCGTCGCGTCGCACATCTCTGAAAAACATGAGTGGCTACCTGACTATGAAGACGTCTTCGTTGAAATGGATAATAACGGCGTCGGGGAAGAGGGCTTAAAGGACCTCAAAGTAAGACTCGAAGAGGTCCTAGGCAATGCCTGATGAAAGGCTTGAAGTCATCGAGATTGCCCTGAGGCTCCCTTCGAGTGGAACAGAAGCCTACCTGCCTATCCGCCTGAACATCGATTGGGCGGCAGACGAGTTTAACCCGGACAAGAACCACTCTGGCATAGAGGCTAACGTAGCTCTTTTGAGTGAGATCAGGCGTCATCTCGAAACAGCACTGGAAGAGCGATCAATACTGTTCACGCTACTGTCTTGCTGCGAGATGCTTCCAGATGGGAAGTCGGCTGACATTACACCGGCCCTAGAAGAATACGAGAAAAGCTGAGTCTGACTCAGACTTGGTCTACGGTCGATTAAGTGACAACTACACTAGTGCATAGATAACGGACGAGATCAGTATGAAGAAACGGTATGATGGCTACCTTGCTTATATCTCCGAGCACTATCCTGAGAAGAGCGTCCCAGAGATTGCTCAGCTATACAATGAGAACGAGGACGCGGAAGTCAGCCTCAGCACTATCGAGAGGGACCTGTACCGGGTCACATCTGAGATGGAAGAGCAAGAGGCTACTCAGGAGAGCAAGGGTACGCCGGAAGAGGGCTCTGGATCCGAAGATCCCGACTGGACATGGGGTAAGGAATCCAGCGTTCCTCCGACCATGGATCCCGGGATGGAAGAGCCGCCGGAGCAAGCCATCGGGCTAACGGAGATCAAGCGGTCCTATTTCTACAACAAGGAAGACGACGTATACATTGTCTTTCTTCGCGGCCGAAAAAAGAATATTCAGGTCGATGGTAAAACTGTCCGGGAAATGAAGACGGCTTACTCAGATCATGTTGATAAGGGTGAGACCATCAACAAAGTCTGTCATCGATTCGGATGGAGGCGAGAAGACTTCATCGATTTCAAGGTAGCTCTAGGATGGACACACGATGAAGATCCCTTCACAGACGAAGAACACGTATTACGTTCCACTCCAGACCTCGTCAGCGATATGGCGATGCAACAGCGGGGTGTCTTCGAGCGAGAATGGAACCGAAAAAAGTGGAAGCTCACAGTAGAGGACGCTCACAAGTGGAGAAACTTCAACCGAGGCGTCATTGAGCCTCTATTTGATCATGTATCTCACCACCCTCCCCGCAAAGACGTCCAAAAATTAGACCTTCCTCAGAAGCATTTCCTAGCCGTATTTGCCCCTCAGGACCTTCACATCGATAAGCTGAACGTCGATGGGACTGGCATTAAAGAAACGAGAGAGCACCTGCTGGAGACCACAAGTCGCCTAATCTCTCAGATAACCAAAAGGGGGCGACCAGAGAGAGTCCAGCTAATATTGGGATCGGACTGGTGGAATAGTGACAACGACCACGCACAAACTCACTCGGGCACGCCCCAAGATAACGACGGACTACCTCTGACTGGTCTAATCGCAGGCTATGAGCTTCAAATTGAGCTTATTGATATGCTCAGGTGCCTTGGCCATGTAGAGGTCCGAGTGGTTCCGGGAAATCATGATTGGAGGACGAGTCAAGTTGCTTGGTGCGGACTTCGGCACGGCTACTCCAAGGATGACGACGTAAGTATCGTCAATACGATCCTGCCATACCAATACGACCAGTTCGGCGACGTTGCCATAGGGTTTCACCACGGTCACGGCATCAGGGGATCTAGATCATCACGTCCACTAAAATACGGCATGATGATGGCCAAACATCGCCCTGACCTGTGGGGATCAACTAGGTTCAGGTACTGGATCGTGGGCCACCTCCACGGCATAGATGAAGTTGATGACGGCATCACGATCCTACAGACCCCCTCGCTTGCTGGAGACGACCGCTGGCACTACCTCAATGGGTACACTACCAGAGACAGGGGTCAGGCTGCCTACATCTTCGATCGAGACTTTGGTCTTGTGTCGAGGGAGCTTGCTCTCATTCGTTAAACCCATTCTTGCGTGCGCGAGGGCGCGTGCGCGTACTCCCGAGAGGACCATAGCATATGTCGCTAAATGTACGGCTAGAGAAGGCTCTTAAGGAAGCCCACAAGAGAATATCGAAAGACAAGGATCTTCTCAGAACTATCAGAAAAAAGAACTTCGATGAGCCTGAGACTTGGGATCTGAGGCGCGTGATCTACGACGAAGCCGTGGGAATGAAGTGGGACAGGCGCGTGAAACGTCCTTTCATAGATAATGCCGCATCGTCGTACAAGTCACGTGCCCTAAAAGTAGCTGAATACCTTATCAAGAAACCCAATCACGTGATCAAACTTCTAGAGCAATCTAAGGATTTCAGAAAAGGATCCTAGTGCTTGCTAATTTAACGCGATGCCTTTAGGCTCGCCTGAGGTAATTATGTATGACCAACGATCTATTGTGAATCTAACCCTGTTCACCCCTTCTAGGGAGATGAGAAAGCAGGGCGTGTTCGAGCTACCAACCAATCAAAGATTTCGATTGCGACAACTCCTTGAATGCGTGCCTGAAGAGCCGCCGCCGCCAGAAGAAATTGCTGGCCTAGCGAAGGCTTTATCGGAATTAGCAGAATATTCGGGTGCTAGAGAAGCCATTGTATCAGCCCCACCTTACCTCATCTCATCGATCGAGCATGAGCTTAGAGAGAAGGACATCCAGCCGGTATATCCGTATGGCTCTGCGAAGAGATATGAGATAGAGACCGAGGTGGAGGGAGTTTCCGCCGTGAGATGCGGTTACTGCCTGAAGGGGTTTATCAGTCCACCAGCTCCCGGATCGATCACATGACTTCAACCCAGATACCCTTAACCAGTGAGATGTGCAGACTAATGATGCACCTTGCTTACCATAAAGCTGAGAGGGGTGTGAGGGGTCTGGTTTTGAATAAGCTAGAGGACTTTTCCAAAGCCACAATCGATGGATGCCTGAGCCGTGGCGTCATCACTGCTGGAGAACGTAAAAGCCAGAGGACTTACTTTCTGTCCTCTGAAGGTCGCCGGAAGGTGGAGTCTTGGGTTAACTCAGGGCTAGACGAATCCGGGCTCCCCTTATCCTCTCAGTGGCGGGCCAGACTAAGGCCCCGTTATTGGAATGAAGATTAAGTGCACCTGTGTGCATTAAGCTAGAAGACCTATATCGTGCAATCGTGTGCACGCTCGTAACGCCAAAGGAGACTGATATGCTCATCATACATGAGCTAGACAATTACGTTGTTCAGAAGCACCTCAATGGGTATGGCCCAGCCTTTTCATTACTAAGTGCCATCTCACGGGTAACCGAAGCTAATGGCTTCTGTACGCTTCGAGCTGAAAAGATTGAACAGCTGGGAGGCATCTCGAAAGACCAGCGCATCAAGGCCACGAAGAGGCTTGCTAGCATCGGCTACATCGATGTCAAAGAGCGCTGGGACCCTAAGGCTCACGGCCAGCTACCTAATGTCATCTGGCGATGTAAAATCACTAAGAGCTTGCTTCAGGAGTTTGCTGATAACAGATTCGTGCCTGACTATAACAACACGATCGTGATCAGGGACAAGGATGGTAAGCTCGCCCCCGGTCTTCACGAGGACATGATCGCCGACGATGTCCCTGATCGAATCGAGGGTCGGCCAAATGAGATTGACGTGCCCTTTATCGATACGAAGGCCCAGCAGCCCAGACCTGACCGGCCGTCTCGCGGAATCTCGCGAGTAGAGATTTACCCCACCCCAGAGGACGCCGTTTTTGAGGGGGGTTCGAGGTCCTTTTCTAGGGGGGTCGATAAACCCCGACAGAATATATACAATAAAAGAAGAGATAAGGATGATATGTCCGATCGTCTCTCAGACCCTCGCTCCGCTCGTGTCTTCGTTCCTTCGGACTCAAAGAAGGAGGGCAAGAGCCTCCGGCCCGCCTTCGGCGGCCCTCCGGCTTCGCCTTCGGAGATTCCGGCTTCGCCGGGGAGGAATAAGGTTGGGGGAGTGATTTCGAGAAAGACGTCTGGATCTGAAATTAAATCGAACGCCAAATTTGAAGATCTAGACAACCTGACGGTTGTGACGACCGAGTCAGAGACTCAGTCGTTTGTTGCCCCAACCTCCCTAATCCCTCCCTCCCCGATTGATGGGTCGAATCGCGAGGCGTATTTGTTCTCGTGCGTCCAGTACCATCATCGTGAGCAGGCGTATGCCATCATGGCCGAGGACACGCCGGACGCTTGGAGGGAGTATGAAGTGCTTCTGGAGCTGCAAGTTCATGTGTATGGGCTCGCCAGACGCCATGACCGTGGTGTCGCCAGCGTGAAGCCGCTGCCTAGGGATACGGGACGCCTGAACAACATGATGGCAGCTGTCGATCACCTCGGTGGCATTGATGGCGCAAAAGAGTACCTAGAAATGGCATTTGAGCGCGGTCTTAGCTGGATCCAGACAAAGATCAAGCACTGGAATGACCTCGACATATGGACGCTTCTGGTGTCCGGATGCCGAAACGAATACCTCACCCCTAACGATGGTTTCGAGAAGCCTGCGCACTTGCTTGCGGGTGAATGGAACGAGCCCAGCGCTGAGGAAAGTGACTACCAAGGACCGTCTTGGGCGTCGGGTTACCTTACTTAATTCAAGGACGATATAACGATGAAATTCAGCGCAAAACTGCCGGTATTCTTGGAAGCAGCCTCCAAAGCCAAGAGAGCTGTGGGGTCCAAAGACCTTAACGAAATCATGCGTTCCATGCTTGTAGACGCAAGAGAGGACGGCACCGTGGTGCTTGCTGGAACGAACACCAGCGAGACCGTAGTCGTCGAGATCGAGGCTGACGTCCACACTCCCGGAGCTTCCGCACTGATGGGCGACGATTTGTATGCACTTATCAGCCGGTTCCCAAAAGGCGAGAGCCGTGACATTAACTTCGAGCTAGATCACAAGGGCTGGTGCAACATTCAGTGCGGAAAAATCAAGAGCCGTGTCGCCGGACTGGACCCCGAAATGTACCCCAAGATTCACGACGGTTACGAGAGTGATGCAAAGTTCAAGGTCACCTGTGAGACGATCACGCGCCTCTTCGGGAAGACGATCTTCTGCATCGACAAAAAGGACACCCGGGTCCAGCTAACAGGCGTGTATTTTCAGCTCGATGAAGAGAACGAGCGGATCTTGGCCACAACAACAGATGGCCATCGTCTTGCCCTGTGTTATGCCGAGCATGAGTTTCTCTTCGACGTCACGCCAGAGGCGAGGGAGTGGATCAAAGAGGGCGTGATCATCCCGGGCAATGTCGTTCAGGATATGCTTTCCTTTATTTCCGGATACGATCCTGAAACCGTCATCAATTTCAGCAGGTTTCGCACATCAGGCATCACCCTCCAGCATGATAAATGGAGGATGACCTCTATGCTTATTGACGCTAAGTACCCGAACCTCTTGGACGTGCTCCCTAAGGAATGGAAGCGGAAGCTTCAGTTCGATCGCGGCCAGTTCTTGGAGGCTGTCAGGTTGGTGTCACTTTTCGCCGAGGACAAGTCAAACAAGTGCCGACTTCACATCAGTGGGTCTAAAGTTTTGCTGGAGGCTACCGACAAAGGTCGTGGAGAGGTCGAGCAGGAACTGGACATCATGGAAGGGGAGCATACCGGAGATGAGGTCGTCATGGGCTATCAGGTTCACTATCTCAAGGATGCTCTGTCGAACGTCGATGGAGCTTCTATCGAGCTTAGGTACATCGACAACACCATGCCTTCGCTTATTCAGGACACCGACGATCTGATGCTTCAGATGATCGTCATGCCTATGCGCGTCTGACAACGAGAAAGCAACCATGGATGCTTGGAACATTTATCCACCCTACTGCCCGCCATATGATATGGAAGACAATATCAATTCCTACACGCTTCAAATCGAAGATCGCTACGTCGGCGTCGTCGAGGACCTTCTCATCGAACAAGGTGCCAGATACATCATCGGCGTCGATGAGGTCGGCATGGGGCCTCTGGCTGGTCCCGTGACAGCAGCCGCTGTGATGATTGACTGTGACAATCTTGACGCCGAGTGGCTCTCCCGCGTCAATGACTCAAAGAAGCTTTCTGAGTCGAAGCGTGACAGCATCGTCGAGGATATTCGAGCCAATGTCGTTGACAGGAGCGTTGCCAGTCGAAGCCCAGCCGCTATCGACGCCAAGGGCCTGTCAAAGTGCCTCGAAGAGGTCATGACGCAAGTTGTGTGCGAAATCATGTCCAGCTCTGGGATTCATCCCGATGTTGTTGTTATCGATGGTACGGGCTCGAATCTTCCGGTCGATGTGCATCAGATAAGGATCAAAAAGGGTGATGGGCTCAGCTACCATATCGGCGCAGCTAGCATCCTTGCCAAGGTGAGCCGGGATAGCCATATGTACGATATGCACGCACGCTGGCCCGAGTATGGTTTCTGTAGCCACAAGGGTTACGGCACCAAGCAACACATCGAAGCGATTGAACGACACGGCCCTTGCTCGGTGCATCGGCTGACATTCGGTAAGGTGCGCCAGCACAAAGAGCGACTACGAACTTCTCCACGACCCCCAAACACAAAGGTGTAATATGCCGCTATTGGACAGAATATTAGTTGTTGATCTCGAAGCGACCTGCTGGCCGCATGAGACCCCCGAGGACGAGCAACAGGAAACTATCGAGGTTGGCCTGTGCGAAGTCAGACTCGATAGCGGCACTGTTGCACTCGGGGACCGCATCAGCTATTTGGTGGCCCCACAGCAGTCCACTGTGAGCGAGTTCTGCACATCACTCACCACACTTACTCAAGAGGATGTTGAGCAAGGTCTCCCGCTCGATGAAGTTCTATCTGAAATTAAAGAAACCCACCTTTCTTCTGAGGTCCCTTGGGCAAGCTGGGGGGCATGGGACAGGTATTTCCTACAGGGTGAGTGTGACAGAAAGGGCATCCACTTCCCGTTTCACCACTTCCACTATAACGTCAAAGCCCTGTTCGGCCTGATGACCGGTAAGATGGATACCAACTTCAACGTGAAGTCAGCTACAAAGGAGCTGGGTATGGAGTTCGATGGCACGCTACACAGGGGCCATGATGACGCCTACAACATCGCTAGGATCCTCAAAAAGCTTGTGGTAGGCTCTAGGCCGAACTTTACCTCTACGTGACGGAGTGAATCATGGATGCAGGTGTAAAAGAGCTTTTCAAACTAGCTGGACGTTTTCTGGTTTTTGGGACACAGCGGTTTCCATCAATTGAGGTGGATGCTTACGGCATGAGAAAGGTAGAAGGTCAACCGTTGGGAATATAGCTAGCCATGACACCAGAGTATCGGGAGGCGCATCCGACCATGTCCATTCCGATTATTGATTTTGATTCTGAAGAGGATGTCGCGGAGGGCCTGAAGAGGCTAGACTCACTATTTGTTGGCATCCGAAGAAGCATGGAATGCCGTTGATCACTAAATGCCCCCGATCCTCTTCGGGGGCTTAGTGCAATCGTGTGCACTCGCCTAGAAATCCTCGCTCCACTCCACTTCCGCCGACACGACTGTTGCACTGCCAGTATCTGGACGTGCCCAGATGACGACTGGTGTGTCCGGTGTCAATGTAGCTTTTGCCCTTATGTTTGACGAAGACATATTTTTGACCCTGTTCGAGCCTGCCGAAAGTCTTTCTAAGGGAGGTATCCTGAGGCCATCCGTGTCCATGGAAAAGCTAGCTGCCTTAGAAATCTCCGACGCAGATTCAGAGCCTACATACCCGTCAGGAAGACTAAATGTCGCTCCACTCCCAACATCTCCTGCAATGGTGGTCTTGAACGAACAGTCCTCGTTCGATTAGAAAGAGGCACCCTCTAGCCTTACGTTCACGGGGTTTGGGATGCCATTGAAAAAGTCGCGTGGCCTTAACGCGAGAATAGGCTCCCACTCGCCTTGCGAGACAGTTAGAGAATACCCCTCGACCGTATCGGCTACATTTCTTCGGGAGGATTCCCTGAAGCCGCCGATGATGCTGAATTTACTGCCTCCCATGAATAGACTTAAATCACCACCAGAGTTTCCATTTTCAACCTCCGCACGTATCGGGAGGTTTGCAGATTCAAGCGAAGCACCTGAGAAGTTATCGTCTTCGGCCGGGTCGTACAGGTGTGCGATGTGTCGGCACATATAAGACTCGAATTCCGAGATCTTTATCTGCTTTTGTATGATCCAGTTGAAACTCCCGTACCCGTACCATGTGAAGTCTATGAGAAATATGTGACCGCCAAGAAGATCTGCCTGAACACCATAAGCCCCAGACCCATCGAGCTTGTTTTCCGAGAAAAAGCTTTGGTAGGTCTTGTGTACGATTTGTCCTGCTCGCCTCACGAAAACGAACAGGCCCGTACTGTCAACACCCCACCCCATCCCGTTTCTTTCGTCGAAGTAACCCCACCGAGCGACCTGATCGTCAACAGGAAGTCCGGATAGACGAACGCCCATACCGGTCTCACCCTGAGTACCAGCTTGGTATCGCCCCTTCTCGTTTGTGGTGATACTAATCGATGATAACGCATCAGCCCCGGTGGATAGGGCTATCTCCCCCTCAAACATGGAGTGATCAGCAGTACCACTCTTTACTACAGTGTCCCTCAATCGAGACACACCCATAAAGGATTCTAGCTCGAAAGTCGGTTGGTTCGTGGCAACCACCGACTCATCGAACATCGTTTTCTGGCCAGAGATAGACCTCTGTGGCGAATTATCTTATCAATCATGCCTCTTATGAAGCTTGTCATAGTGTTTCCTATCAGGGCCGCCAGAATCCTCGGAACCTAACGTTCCAGACAAGCTCGAACGCTACGGCTATCATCTTGTCGCTTACCTTGCTTTTCTTTTTAAGGAGCTTGGGGGTATTGAGCCTGAGATCGAAATCCCTCTTTCCTGTTTCTTCCCGAAGAAGTTCCAGCACTTTCTTTTCTAGCGCCTCTCCAAGCCTCCCCCGGTGATACTCTTCTTGCAGGATGGAGATGAATACCTCTTCTGCATGTTCGCTCGTCACACCTTTGAGCATTTGCCGTCTCACGTCCCTGTCATTAAGGGCGTCTGTGACAAGATCGGCCAGATGCCTGTCTGTTCTCTCTGCCAGTCTTTTTTCAAACTCCTGCCAATCGATAACGATGGCTATCTTACCTCGAACGTACAGCGGGGTCTTGCCGGGGTCATGCCAGTCATCTCCGGTGTTATGACGTTTGAATGCTCTATCTGAAAACCCGGGCTTGCTGCCCTTCTTTCCTCGGAGCAGTTCAAGCTCGTGGATTTTTCTAGTACGTGATAGGGAGTCTTCGATGGCGTCAAACAGAGCCCAATTAATGTCTTGAGGCACTACCTCATCGTCACTTCCTCCCTTGAATTTTCCAACGATGAAGTCGCCAACCTTCTTTGCAAACTTAAGGCTTTTCAAAAGGGCTTTAGGTATCAGATTAAGCATGGACATCTCCCGGGCATCCTAGTGTCTTAAGGAATACTCCCTTGCTTTGCACTCAGATTCAACTCATGCATCGTTGACGTTGGGGTCGGTTTGCGAATAGAATACCCAGCGAGCCGCAAGGATCTATATGAATAAGAAACCTATACATAAAGAGAAGCGTAACCCTCTTTACAGTTGGCTATACACGCCATCTTGTACGGGGATGGTCGTAAGGAGTACCGGAAAAACGAGAGAGAGGGCTTTGAATATCATTTCGAAGCGACACATCTTCTGGTTTAGGCCATCTCACAATCGCGTCGACGCCGTTGTGAGAGGGTCAGAGAAGGACTATCTGGTCAATCTGGACTTTGAACACCATCACTTTGGCGACTTCGTGGACGGTAGTATGCTTTGTGATTGCGAAGCCTTTACCTTCAGGGATGGGCCTTGTAAGCACATTGTTGCTGTCGCTGCCGAAGCTATAACGCGCATCGAGGGTGGTGACGCCACCACTTGGATGCGAGAGGTGTGTTCAGAGTCTAGAAATAGTGGCGAGCAGTACAAGCCGTGGGAACGCAAGCCTCAGATTGATGAGGAAATAGCAAAAGTGCACAATGCTACCGTGGAGGTGGTTAAGAAGCATCGAAAGGAAATTCGATGCTACTCCCTCAAGAGCGGCATGTTTTGGACAGGATCCCTGCCCTTGCCTGAGATAGGAGAGAGCATAAAGGCCAAGCTCCCTACCGGTGACGAGATCGATGCAGAGGTTCTGCGTGAATTCAGTGAGGACGAGAACAGTATGTTGGGCTATTGGGTTCGGCTAGAAGACGCCCCTGATATTTACAAAAACGACGAGATCGTGTTGTATGGATCCGAGATGATCAGGAGGGCCTCCGATGATTGAGGTTCCCAAAAACCCCCGATCGTCTCTTAGTGAAGATGCATGGCGCACACTGATGTCTGTATCTTTAGATGAGGGGAAAAGCATGAAGGCGGTCGTGAGTGAGCTTATCTGCTCAACCTATCCTGAGCATGTACCGCCCCCAAAGTTAGTTGAAGGTCAGATTGAAATGCTCCCGGAAAACGAAAAGGATGGAGATGAAAGATAACCAAAAGTTAGTTTTCCCGGGGACAGCTGATGGAGAGTACAAGTTTCTCAAATGCCCCCTACTAGGGGAGTTGAGATGCACACTACTGTGCGAGACAGTCTGCGCCGATACCGGCTGGGCAGACAACAAGTCCAAGCGGGTTCGTTCTGAATGCGAGAGCTGGAAGAAATATAGAGAACTCCAACAAGAGGAAGAAGATGTCGAGAATAGCTAGCATGTCCGCCACCAAGCTCAAAAAAGACACCGTTGAAGGGATGAGGGTAATCAAAAGAGCCCATCAGCTCGACGAGAAAGCCACAGAACGTGTTGGTCGAGCTGTATATAAGACTCTTGAGACGGCTCCATCAAGACTGACAATCAGCCAGACCCTGTATGACGTTGTCGATATGGACGGCACTCATCGAGAGATGACCAAGCGGCAGGCAAAGAAAGCCTACTCGCCGAGGCAGGTCCGAAGAGCGCTCAAGCAAACCCGTAGGAATGCATGACTTTTGTTTTGGTCACGGGTAGTAATGCATAGTGCTGATCAACTGCTTGATCTCCATGCGGGATCAACACAAGGAGGTAGGTGATGGAAAACACCATCAACGACAATCAAGATGAAGCTTTCGATCGTCTGGTCGAGATGGGCGGGGAGGACAAGTGGATCCCTAGAGACAACCTGTCTGTCCATCACAATACGGTAAAAGCTCTCGCTCGCCGCAAGCTTGTCCAGCTGAGGGAGTTTGATGGCAAAGAGTACGTAGCCGTAGCAGGTGTCATTTTACCTCCACTCATGGAGAGTGGACGGGATGAGGCGTGCTCTGCCTGATGTTACAGTTAGCCTTATGCGTTATGTCACTTGCTTATCTTGTAGCGCTCTATCTTCGAGCGCGATAGTGAGGTTTTTATGAGTCCGGAAAAGTACAACGCAAAATTTGTCCCGATATTTGCTCCAGATGGTTTTCCGGATACTTGGAAGCATGACGCCAAGGCGCTCTACGGTGATGATCCGTCTGATGCCCTATTTACCGCAGCCCTGAAAGAGGTTCAGCATAAGCTTGGCCTGAAGGTAGACGGATACTGCGGACCCGCTACAATCGATGCCATGGCCGATTTCGATCGTGGCCTAATGTGCCGTGACCCCAATACGAACGGAAGTATTGTAGTAGGGCCTAAGAGTTACCGTGTGCCTTTTCCCGTAGTTACGTACTTTGATGATTTTACCATCGGAGACACCGTAAGTAGGGTGAGGAAAACCCCTGTCAGCTCTATCGTGACCCACTACGATGTTAGCTATAGCGCTCGAAGCACTGAGGAAATACTCCAGAACCGTGGGTACTCCACTCACTTCATTATAGATGGTGATGATAAGGGTACGATCTATCAGTGCCATAACCCTACCACGCGAGTGGCTGTTCATGCTGGTTCATTTAATAGCCGCTCGATAGGCGTCGACCTGAATAATCCAGCCTCACCGAAGTATCAAAAGGCTGATGCGAAGAGGCGCGGCCGAGAGCGTCAAATCGTCGAGCTTCAGATCAACGAATCAGGCTATCGCCGCCTGTCCTATTTCCCAGAGCAAATTCAATCCTTCAACGCTTTACTTGATGTCCTGTGCAAGTCTACGTCCGTACCTCGGATGTGTCCCCGGGATGACCAAGGCAAACCTATCGTAGGTGTATTTCTGAACGCCGACAGTTTCGAAGGCATCCTCGGGCACTATCACCTGACCCGAAGAAAGTCGGACCCAGCTCCACTGGATTGGGATGCTGTCTGCCCGAACGCTAATACTTGAATATGTGCACTGGTCATGATTATTTTTATATGAACCTAACTAAACAAGGAGACGTTATGAGCGATCAAAAAAATAACGAAGTGCAGGAGCGGCCACTATGTCTAGGTGGCTTCACCAGCAAAGAGCAGGCTCAGGCTGAGAGAGCCCTCGGTAAATCAGGATTTCTAACCGAAGAGCTTCCCGCCGGTGGTCTTACCCAAGAATCCTTTGACGGCCCTCCGCCTGCTGGCGACGAGTCGGATTCCGAGGAAGAAGGAGAGTCGGATTCAGGTACTGAGGAAGATGACGAGTGAGCTTAGACGAGTTCGGCGACCTCATTGTTTGCTCTAGCTTGAAGTGTGCCTCATGTGAGCTGGGTCGTAAGTCTAGGTTCGATCCGCCACTCAAGCACATCAATCGCTTCTCTGAAGATGAGATTGAAGAAGGCAAGCACCTCCAACGGGTCATGGGGTTTGGTTACGAGGGATGCCCCATAATCTTAGTTGGCGAGTATCCTCGGGATATTGAGGATGACTCAGCAAATCACGGTGCGTTCGGGGTTGCAGAGGCCGAGTTTTTGAGCAAGACGTCTGGCCCCCTTAAGCCGGTTTTACGGGCGGTTCAGCGAGTAGGTATTCCATCTAGGGCTGTTTACAGCACAAGTGCAATCAAGTGCGCAGTACCCAAAGGCGCTGAAGCAGAGGCTAGGCATAAGTCCTCGTGCCTAGTGAACCATCTAGGGGTTGAGATCGAGCATATCGAACCCGCTGTAATTTGGGTGACAGGTGCAGTGGGCATGGATATGGTACGAAGACATTTCAAGCCATCTGACGTACCAAAATTATCGCCCGGTCAATTTCACATTTTCAAAGCGCCCAAGATATGGAGATTCCAGACAATAATGATCTTGAGAACCCATCACCCCTCTCAAGTGAAGATAGGTACGGCGAGTTACGAAGGTATCGAGATGGGTTGCCTGAAGATGATGGATTACCTCGCGAACGCACTTTAGACGGCCGACAAATTCATCGTATACCAGAGAGTGGTATACCTCTAAAGCCCTTGTCTAGGCGTCAGATTATCTACGGACGGTGGCACTCCTTTTGTGCTTGGTTGTTTTACTGGCTGTACGGATGGTTGCTCTGGAAGGGTCTGAGGAAGCTTGGCGCGAAGCATCTCAAGAAAGCATTTTTCTTCACAGATGGAAAAGTGCCCCTCACTGATGAGTCGATAAGAAGGAATGGAGTGAATGCCGATCACAGGCACCTTGATAGGGAGGTGTCTATTACGGATGATTCTGGTTGACCTAATATGACCTATCGAGCACAATGCCGACGACAATAAAAAGGGCAAAGGAATCATTCATGGATGACTCAAAGACCCTTTCGTCCCTAGATCCAGATCAGCGCACTGTTGTCACACATGATGGCAGTGATTGCCTTGTTCTTGCTGGGGCCGGAAGTGGTAAAACTAGATCTCTGGAAAGTCGCGTAGCTTGGCTTATTGAGCAGGGGCAATCACCTCACAGAATTGTTGCCTTCTCCTTCACTAGGCGAGCAAGCAGCGAGCTAAAGGAAAGGGTGGCGCGTACTCACCCGCGTGCTCACGAGGTGCACATAGGAACCTTTCATTCGCTGTGTCTCGGCTTCCTTAAGGAGTACATGGGGCATCTTACGCCCTTGCACCCGTCAGACGCGAGGCGGATCATCAGGCGGCAGTTCTCTGACGTCAGGTGGAATAGCGAGCTGCCAGCAGGATATGTTCTTGCGTTATTTGACGCCGCAAAGAGCAAGGGGCTTGAAGAGACGGAGTTTTACGAATTCTTCGCGGAGGCCAACAGTAAGCAAGCCTCAAAGATGATGCAGATATTAGCCTCCTATGAGACCTACAAGCAGGCTAATTCGCTAGTCGACTTTGCGGATATGATATGGAGGTTCTGGAGGATGCTCCGGGGCGATGACAGGGTAAGGAACAGCACTAGAGAGCGATTTGATCATGTGCTGGTGGATGAGGTGCAGGATCTGAACCCTGTTCAGATCTACGTTGCTGATCTGATGACAGCCCCTGAGTCATCGCTGTTCATGGTGGGCGACCAAAGACAAAGTATTTACGGATTCAGAGGCGTAAATCTAGACGTGCTGGACGAGGTCGCTGACAAGAGGGACATGAAGAGGCTTTCGCTTACGCGGAACTACAGATGTGCAAAGGGCATTGTTACTGTATCCAACTCTCTCATCGAATATGCAGATCGCGCTTTCCCGCCTATGGATAGTCAGCGAGATGATTGGGGGGAGGTCAGGAGTTATGTGTTTGAGGACTCCAATGCAGAAGCTCTGTTTGTGGCTAATTCCATCAAAAAAGATGTTGAGGGCGGTACATCACCGGACGAGATTGCCTGTATTTACAGGACGAATGCTCAGTCCCAATACCTAGAGGCATCCCTGAACGGCGTGGCCATCCCCTACGAGGTGAGTGGCCATAATAACTTCTTTCAGTCCCGAGAAGTGATGGATGCAATAGCCTACCTCAAGATTGCATCTAACCCCCGAGATCTTGAAGCTCTCCTAAGGGTTTACAGCAGCCCATCGAGGTACTTGGGAAGAAAGTTCGCTGAGGCCGCTAAGGATGTATGGGAGGAATCCCCAAGCATAGACGTCTATGATGCACTAGATGTCGTTGCCTCTCGCATCTATCGCTCAAGAAGATCTATTCTCACGCTTAAGAGCGACATCGCAGACTTAGCAAAAATGATAGCATCGGGTGCCAACACTCAGAGAGTCCTTCAGGATGTGTACGCGGTTAGGTCTTTGGTGGATACATCTAAGACGTTCTATGACGTATATGCGGATTGGGAGGACCACAGGGGAGAGAACCTCGATGCCCTCCTAGATCTGTCTCATGTAATTCCAAGTGTGGAGGACATGATTTCTTTCGCTGAGGTCAATGCCCAGAGCCGAAGTGATGCAGATGGAGAGCGCGTCAAGCTTCTCACTATTCATCGCTCGAAAGGTCTGGAGTTCAAGAAGGTCTATTTCGTAGGATGTACTGAGCGCATCGTTCCTCACCAGCTGGGTGAGGTTTCCGAGGAAAGAAGATGCGCCTATGTGGCGATGACCCGCGCAAAGGACGAACTTGTTATCACATCGTCTCGAAACGCGTTCGGGAAACGAGCAGGTCCTAGCCGATTCTTTGCGGAACTTGGATCCACACCAGCCCCTCCCTCCATAGATGACGTATCATGAGTAAGTCCATATCACCCTCGGATCTTGTCTCGTTCATTTCCGAGCTGTTTGAGTTTAATGACAGGCCCGGATCCCTTGTTGCTTTTCCGGCGGCCAAGCCTGAGTGGCTAGATGGCATACCATCTAACCATGATGTCATCTGTGTTTCTGAGCACGTCCAGTCAGAGTCTCAAGACGGTCGCGTTTTAGTTGGGCGTTCTTTTTACAGGGCCGTTCCATTTAGCGCGGACTTCTATATAGCCATAGGGAAGTCCGGCGTCATCGAGGCTCCGATGCTGAGCTTGCAGTCTGCTCGGTTCGGGCCATTTGGTCCTTCGAGCCGCTCAGACATAGAGCCAGCACTGATCGAAACCTGTCTATCTGGGGCTAGGCGCTTTGCCTGTGCTTTGGTCCCGCGACGATTCATTGTCGGCGATGCGTTTGCAAAGGTTCGGGCGTGGGTGAGAGCCAGCTCGGCCGCTGAGGCGCTCCGGGTGTCCATTGATTCCGGTGTAATCGACGGTTTTGGTGACCACATGATGCTGATGGTATGGCATGTGGGTCAGTCCTCGAAGAGAGACAAGCCCGTATGGGCGAGGGTTCAGAAGCCGGATGACTTCGACGACGTGATTGTTGACTGGCAACGATCGAACTGGAGAGCTGCACTTTTCGATGAATACAAGCGAATCAGACTCTCCGGTAAGTGCTCAATGCCTGAGGATTTCATGCGGGATGAGCCTGATTTCCGGGTGGAATTCAGGTCTGACGATTCGCCCGTGGCGTCTGAGAGGCTCAAGGTGTGTGTCGACGGCAACGGTGGGGCGCTACGTCTGGTAGCCCAAGACGATGGCGCTCTTGCTTCCCTGAGAGCTGCAAAGAGGATGCTTGGGACCAAACGAGACCAAGTAAGCAAGCAACGAGTACCAACGTTAGACTTTCGCCTGCGCGCAAGGTGGCTTGTCAGACAGGATAACGGCCTCGACAAGATAGTAGATGTCCTTGAGAGCTTCGGGTTTGACGTCGAGATCTCCGACGACGTACCGGGATGGCTTCAAAGCATCAACAACCGATACCGGCGAGAGATAGCTCCCTTCGAACAGAACATTCAGGTAGATGATGGCTGGGAATGCCTTCATCAAGAGAGGGGTGTAGAGAGTGCTCTCTCAGATCTCTATCAGAACAACCTGAAGCGGCTAGACACTGATCTTCCGTGGCCACTGTGGAAGTTTCAGGAGAGGGACGTCGCCAGAATGCTGTGTAAACCGAACTCGATGTATGCTGCTTTTATGGGTGCCGGAAAAGCCTCTACTCTGGACGCTAAAATCCTGACCCCTTCTGGCTGGGTCAGGATGGGCGACATCACTATAGGTGATCACGTAACTGGACGAGACGGTAAGCCTCATAAAGTCGTCGGCGTGTACCCGCAAGGAAAAAAAGAGGTTTATCGAGTTACCTTCTCTGATGGCGCATCAACGGAGTGCTGCGACGAGCATTTGTGGAACGTAATGTCACCTCAGTTGAAGAATCAAAGCAAAGGAGGCTACGAGAGATGGCAAACTAAGTCCCTTCGACAGATCATGGATGAGGGCCTTAGAGATAGGTGGGGCAATCTCAAGAACTTCATCCCAATGGTGGAGCCCGTTGAGTTTACCCCTGAAAGAGATCTTCCTGTCGATCCTTATCTCCTTGGTCTTCTTCTGGGAGATGGTTATCTCGGTAAAACCACGCCATCAATCTCAACGGCTGACGAGGCTATTATAAAGGAGGTAGCTAGACTCATCCCATCCGGTATGGAGGTTGTCTATTCTTCTGGATATGACTACCGACTCGTTAACTATGGGGAGCGCGTAAACCCACTCTATGAGCATCTTGATGATTTGGGCGTTGCTGGGAAGCTAGCTCAGGATAAATCTGTTCCGGAAAGATACCTCTATGCCTCTATCGAAGACAGGCTTTCACTCCTTCATGGGCTGATGGACTCTGATGGTACACCATCTCGACTAGCAGCTACTTTCTGTAGCGTTAGCAAAAAGCTAGCGGAGGATATGACCCACTTAGCAAGGAGTCTTGGTGGTACAGCTACTATCAAATCCCGACAAACATCCTATACCCACAATGGACACAAGCGAAAAGGGCGTATGTCTTGGAGGGTTAGGGTTCGCCTTCCAGAGGGGATTCCTCTTTTCAGACTCAAGAGAAAACTGGATCTTGTCGAAGGCAAAGGTAAGCCAGACCCCACTAGATCTATCACGTCTATAGAAGCCGTGGGCGAAAAGGAGTGCCAGTGCATACAGGTAGATGCGGACGATCAACTATATGTAACCGATGACTTTATTGTAACTCACAACACCCGCCTATCGATGTCTTACATCTGGATGCGCGGAGGCCGAAGAAATTTGGTGGTTCTTCAGTCCAGATTGATTGATGAGTTCATTGAGGAAGCTGAGAAGATTGGATTTCCCCTCGAAGACATACATGTCATCGAGCAGATCGAAGACGCTGAGCCCGAAAACCTAAAGAGACTCAACCTCATCTCCTACTCCAAGGTCTGGAAGCAGGTAGGTAACAGTGTCAGACCGCTTCCGGAGGACGCACCCAAGTCTGCCAAGCCAGATGCCTGCAAGACAATAGCGCACGTCTTGAGGAAGACTAGGTTCAACAGCCTCATATTTGACGAGGCTCACTATCTCAAGGGTGGACCGTCAACGATGCAAGCGCGCTACTCTATGCTTTTCAGATCTAAGCACGTCTTGCTGATGTCAGGAACGGTAGCCAGAAACTATCCAAGAAACCTGTATCCGCTCATGGTCCGGGCATTCGGGTCTTCCTCGACGTCATGTCAGTGGGCATACGGCATCCCGGTCGAACATCCAGACAAAGCAGACTCGTGCACTTCTGGCACAAGGGTTTTCAGCGATAAGTTCGTCGAAACCACCTATGTGAGTTCGCAATTCTCAGAGACATCAGAGGGACCCAAGGGCCGGGAGCTACCAAAGGTGCCGGATGATGCTTTGGAGGACTGGTACTCGATGCTTGAGCACAAGGTCCTCAGGCGGCAGCGGAAAGAGCCTGAGGTACTCCGAGATATTCCACTCCCGGAAGCTGATGAAAGGGATGTCGAGTTTGCTATCGATCGCCAGCACGCCGAGTTCTACTATTGGTGGCTTGAGAACTTCTTTGAGTGGATGGAGACGGAGATTGCCAAGGAAAAGTCCTCCGGAAGCTACAGCATGAATAACGGCGCGATTTTGGCTCAGCTTCAGAAGCTCCAATTTGCAGCTACCATCCCTCAGTCCCCGAAGGTCAATGAAGGCGTGCCTGTGAAGTGGCCCGGGGGATTAACTACAAAACAAGAGGGTGTGGTTGACAGCGTAACTGAATCCGTCATCGCTGGTGGAGAGAAGGTCATCGTCTTCTCAAAAAGGCCCGAGCTTTTGGATCTTCTGGACGAAGAGTTCTACAAACGAGGTGTGTCTTCGGCGGTTTTTCATGGCGGCGTGACCATTTCCAATAGAAATAAGAAGCTCAAGAATTTCCGATCTCAGGACGGCCCCGATGTTCTTCTTATGTCGCTGGGATCTGGCAATACGGGATACAACATACCTGAAGCAGACGCGGTATGGCTGTGCGACTACGATTGGGTCCCTTCAACTATGAAGCAGGCCGCAGCGCGTATGCTGCGGGCTGAATGGCTCACCGAGGAACGCAAAGAGTCTGGCGCTCAACCTAAGATTCGTCAGGCTGTGCAGATGGGCACCATCGACGAATACATGAGGCAGTTGGTTAACCTGAAAATGGATGGCTTGGATCAGGCCCTTGACCGTCAGAATGCTGATTTTGACCCGGATAAATGGATGACTTATCGAGATTTCTCCGTAAAAATGTTCCGCGATCTAGGCTTTGAGCTGTAGGGGGATAGGATGCCGGTCGAGGTTGCACTTTCAGGAAAGGGGAATGTGTTCGTATTTATGACGCCATCTGGCGATCCTACGGTTGGTGCCGTAAGGGCTGAGCCAGATTATCTGTACATGGTGTCAAAGCGAAGGCGTGCTGGGACGATTGCTGGAATCGTCATGGCTCAATTTCCCTTCAGGATGTCCAAGAAGGAATGGTTTGCCTATGCACCAACCGCAGGCTTAGCGGGAAGGTATGAGATATACCCAACCGATAGTTCTACGTTGGTGGTCCATACTGGAGTTATTGGCGCGCAGACGACGGAATCCGCCTATCTTGAGCTAATACCCCTGATAGATTTTGAGTATGCCTACTCTAGGGCGGTGCTGACGAGGTCTATTGATGATTCTCGGTACGATATACCCACTAAGCTCTTCAAGGGCATTGATTCGAAGAACCTAGCCAAGATGGAGTCGGACTGCCTCTCGGGTAAGTCGGAGGTCATGCAGCCTGCGTTCGATTTGACGGGGAGCAGAAAGCCGGTGTGGTTAGTCAACCATAAGCCCTTGCTCCGAAAGCTGACGTTGAAGAGCGATGCGTCTGAAGATGATGTCAGGCTGGCTGCCATGCGCATCGCTAGATCGGCTCGTGGTGGAGCGCCGGAGCTTCCCTCGGAAGACCCGATAGAAAGGGCTACTTACTTCGACGTCAGGTATATTGAGACAATTGGCCGAGCATCATCGTCACGTCGGAGCGAAAACGTTGACTTCACGAAGCTGGAGGGGGATAGCTTCGACTACAAAGGCGATAGCTGGACTATAGGCACCGTCTATCCTCCAATGGACGACAAGCACGGCTGCGTGGCGGAGGTGCGTTCTGAGGGTGGGTTTGTGTCGGGGATCTCCCAAAAGGACATGCAGAAACTCCTTCTTGGTCAAAAAGAGGTTCAGCCCGAATGGACCTCTTTGCACCGGCGCAACTTCTTCGAGTCTCGGATCAGGGATCAGGAACTTGGTAAGAAGTTAACTAACAAGGAGTTTACATCAGATGAGTACATGATCTCTGTGTACGAAGTCGTAGAGCACGAGGGGAATAGGCGCTTCAAGCGATTACAGCGGTGTACTTGGGAGGCTTGGAAGCGTAAAAGAGCTGCGAGTAGATTAAGCAAGCTCCACAAAAAGAAGAGAGAAAAGAGGATAGGCAATCTATCTAGTCTTAAGAAGGCGTCAAATACATCGATAAAGAAGACCCCAGAAAACCCCATGTCTAAGCTGGCGCATCTGAAGCGAAAGTCCGCCGCCATCAACGTTGAGAAAAAAGAGGATAAGACACAGGAAGATAAAAAGAAGCGGTTGAAAATAGGTCGATTAAGGAGGCTTAGCGATGCCAGCGAATAAAAACCCCATACCACCTCTTGCCGGTGAGAGAATCTCTACGAAGGATGGCGATGGGTACGTCATCGAGTCTTTTTCATTTTCCGATGAAGAAGACCTTCAAGACAGGGAGTTCCGGAATCGTCTGTCGGCTAAAATAGGAATGGACTACGAGAGTAAGTATTTCAGAGTTGTAGTAGAACTGATTGAGTCAAGAAATGTTAAGTCCTATCACAGCTGGGAGGTAGAGTATGATGCTGACAGAGACGTTGAGAAAGCTCCTTGGAGATGAGGCTAAGGCCGTCAGGGAAATTGGTCCGAAGCCTTTTGTTTTGTATCTTCTCATTAGGGCCGAAGCAGAAGAGGGCAGGTATGAGCGTGTCGATGATTGGGATTGGCGCGGTCGAGAAGAGATTCCCGGCGACGTTCTTTTTGTTGAGGGGACAGTGCCATCGGCAGCGCGTGCAATCGAGTGCACTCAGAAAGAGGTCCCGAACTATCTTCAAGCCCTTATGCACAGCGGGTGGTTGTATGACTATTACGTAGACGGAAAAGATTACACGGCCGTAGTAGCTACTGCCACGCGCTCTGTGCCGATTTACGCCGTAGAAGAGAAGGTCGCTACACTCGAATCTGAGCGCGTCTCTAGGAGCGCGCACCCAACCTCCATACCCTCTCGACGTAATCCCGGAGTCACAGCAAGAACCAAGGCACGCATGGCGGGGTTCAAAAAGAAGGCCAAAGAGGTCAAAGCTCACACCGACAAGCTCCATGAGGCTAACGCAAAGAAGTTCCTGAAGAGAGATCAAGAGAAGACCAAGAAACAGTTCGGTTACACGGGAGCATCATCTCATGGTGCGATGACATCTAGGTTTATGAACGAGGATGGCTCCTACAAGGCCAACGATATTGGCCTGCTCAAGATGTATGAACACGAATTTATCCACGCGTACTCTATGGATCCTCCCAAGGTCCTTACAGGCACGATGTCGCCCACCGCTAAAGGTAGGAAGCTTACCGCTATCGCCAGTGAGTTCACGCCAGAAGAGGCTATGAAAGCTGTCGAATATGCGATAAGACATTGGTCGGCGATCAAGGAGTATTGCCGCACGGATGAGTACCCCGGACCAGAGGCTATTTGGCGACTTAGATCAGACTTGTGTATGAGTATTAGGGCTGATGAGGATCCCCTTTCTGCACTCGAACGAAAAAACAACAACTCCAATAGCAACGCAGATGCTGGCGAGTGGACCCAATCAGGCGAGGATGATTCGTGGTGCAACCCTCTCACATAAGAAGACCTTGGATGCCTATGCGGGAGCTGGATGAGGTTGATTATAACCACATACATCTCCCCGATAGGTACAGGTGTGCAGATTTCGGCCTGATTCAAGACGAAAAGGTAAAGAGCTACATAAAGACCTACCTCCTAAACATCAGAAGGATGCGAGAGGAAGGAAATGGTTTTTTGCTATACGGGAAGAACGGCGTAGGCAAGACCATGGCTCTATCTGTGATACTGAGAGCCTTTCGAATGCATGGCCAGTCATGCCTCTATATCTTAGCACCGGACATAGCCGAGGCTGCGATTGAAGGCACCATTATGGAAGAGCTTGGCTGTAAGCTATGGGATTACATGAGGGGTGTAGACGTACTCCTGATAGATGAGCTTGGTAAGGAGCATGACTCTAAGAGTGGTTGGTCGGCCACAAAGATGGAAAACCTCTTTAGATCTCGATACAGCAACAATTTAGTTACGCTAGTATCCACCAACCTACGACCCCAAAGACTCAAGAATAAGCCGAGTATCGACGCAATGGATAAGAGATACAAGCACTCCATGCTCAACGTTATCGGATCCTGCATGTACGTAATGCAAATGGATGGCGTGGATTTAAGGCAGGGTAAATTACCCGATCTCAAAAAGCCCGACACTGACAATTGATTTTGACTCAAAAGGACCCCCATGTTTGGACTCATAAAGCAGCAGGTAAGTGAGCTATCTGAGAGCCAGAGCGCTTCGTTTAAGCTGTTCCGGCAACCGGTTGATGAGCTTAATTTTTCTGAGATGGTTTCGGTATCTTCATTCTTGCAGGCGTTGTCGAAGATAATTGATAAAAGACGCACTAAGATTGGCAATCTTCTAGACGAAAGAATCAATAGCGGTGACGTTGATGAGCGACCGCTGGTCGAGTCCGAAACAGGCAAGAGTGTAAGCGTAGAGATGCCCGGGTTTTCGGTGCAGCAAGTCCGTAAGGGTGGTGACAAGAAGCCAAGCGTCGGCAACCTCAAGAGGCTTATGAAGGGGAAGGGTCTCGAAGATCAAGTAAATAACCTTCTCAAGCCCAAGAAGAAATCTCTGAACAAAAAGAAGCTGGCGTCTGTCCTGAAGGAGGCGGAAGAGGCCGGTATCGATACCTCAGAGGTCTATGAGGTCAAGGAGTATGAGGTCGACACCGCCAAGCTATCCGCGTTTGCAGCAGTGACGCAAGAGCAAGACCTCGGCTTTGTTATCACCGAAGAGGACGTCGACTCTGTTTACGAAGAGGTCAAGGTGTCTTCGTACGTCAAGTGCACCCTCGACAAAGACATCCAGAAGAGTGTTATCGAGGCTGTGAATGGTGAGACCAGCTCCTTTATCCTTCCTGAGAACCTCGGTTAATAAAAGATGTCCAATAACGGTTTGACAATTGATCAGATCGTCATCAGGAAGGCGCTTCGTCACGAGAAGGGACTCTGGAGCATAAACGAGCACGGAGTCCGCAGGGAGTATCTACAAAGCGACGGCCGTAAGGGCTGGGACTTCATAGAAACTTACCAAGCCAAAAACGACGGACAGCGTCCGGGTGACGAAGTTCTGGTCTTTGAGATGGGGTGGCCAAAGGTCAGGTTCGAAGATCTTCCTGACATGACGATAAGTCATGTCTGCAATATCATCCTCGGCCGAACGATTGAGAACATTAGCCTTCGATCGCTCGCCAACATCGAGACCACGTTTGCGCAGAAAGGAAATGAGTCGCGCTTTGAGGCTAGAGAGCAAATCCTTCATCTTGCTGAGGAACTAAAAGAGGTAGACACTGTCAGTCAAGCTGCTGTTGAGCTTATGTCGCTCTACCCGGATGTGGGCGTCAATTACGAACTCTACAAGCAGGGTAAGCTTGGCGCTAGTACGCCGTGGCCGACGATTACAAAGCATATCGCAGGTTACCAAGATGGTCACGTCGTCTACTTTGTTGCGCGCCCAAAGACGGGCAAGACGTGGGTATTGCTATATAACTGCCTGCATCTCTTCAATGAAGGCCAGAAGGTTCTATTAGTAAGCCCGGAGCTGACACACATCGAGGCTGCCGAGAGGATGGCGTGTATCCACCTAGAGATACCCTATGAGATGTTCACGGACGGGCAGCTAGGGAACGCGCACGAGGCGAGGCTGAAAGCCGGTATTGAGGATTTTCAAGACAGGAAGGGCTTCAAAATACTCGACAAGAAGGGTTTGTCGAAGCAGCAAATAGAGTCCGCCATCGACCAGTATGACCCCGATGTATTGGCTGTTGACTCGATGTATAAGGTTGGTGAAGGGTACAACACCAAGGAGAAGATTTCTGACGCCGCAGACTGGCTCAGTAGAGTCGTAGAGCGAGGACGCCCGAGAAAAGGCTTTGCCACTAGCCAGATGAACAGAGATGCCATCTCCGCTGAGACCACAGTTATGGAGAACATCTACGGTTCTGACGCAATCGGTCAAGACGCTCATCTCATTTACGGACTCTTTCAGGACCACCAGATGAGGAAGGATAATCAGATTGGCTGGAAGCAGCTGGCTGTGCGTCGAGGAAAGTGGCACCCTCCCTTCTTCGCAAACATAGATCTCATATCGATGAACTTTGGTGAGATTAACGAGAGCGCCTACGATCGAGATGAAGATGATGACATGAAGACAGATGACGAGTTCGAGATCCTTTACTAGGAGGGCCGCATGAAATCCATCAATGAGATGTACGGCGAAGTAATTGCTGAGCTTCGTAGAAGGAAGTTTACCGCTGAGCTACGACCCAACGGGGTCTTGGTTGGAGTAGGAAACGTGTCACTCATCATCTTTGAGATCGTTAGATCTGATCTTGAGAGGACAGTCTCAGACATCTGTGATGAGGTCGTGCTGAAGTTGAATGAGTATCTGGATATGGAAAAGAACGATGATCTGGATATTCACGAAGAGAAAATGAACTCCTTGCACTCGAAGCGGATCAGGCAGAACAATGTTTTGCAGAGGTCTAATCGACTTCTTAACCCGAAGACAAAAAAGGATCGAGGATGAGCGTTCTAACTGGCCCGGAGATCGAGAAAGCTATCGAGGAAGGTGAAATCCTCGTACGGCCCTACGTGCAGTCAAACGTTGGCTCTAATTCTCTGGACCTTCGCATGGGGAATGAGGTTAAGCTTTATGTGGATAACGAGGGTCGACCGCTAGACGTGGTTTACCGAGAGGGTATGCGTCTTCTTCAGGCTGGCTTTCTTGGCAAGATCTGCGAAGAGAACCTGATCGAGTATCTCAGGGGTAAAGGAGCTATCCTTGATATTCGCAAAGAGAACAAGATCAAGGTGTTTGAGGTCCCGGAAGAGGGGATTGTTCTGCTGCCCGGTAGAGGTTACCTGCCAGCGACAATCGAATACATGGGGAGCGATCACTATGTGCCTGTACTACACGGCCGTTCGAGCGTCGGACGCCTCTTTGTAAGTATTCACCACACTGCTGGCTTTGGAGATACAGGCTTCGAGGGTACGTGGACTCTTGAGGTGACAGTAGAGCATCCCATCACGGTGTATCCCGGCGACCGCCTTTGTCAGGTAGCATTCCAGACCTGCAAGGGGGAGAAGAGGCTTTATGGAGACCGAAAAGGCTCCAAATATAATGGACAGAAGTCTCCCGGCGAGTCGAAGTTCTGGAAAGACTTTGGAAGTGACTCATGACATCCAGAGGAAGCTTGATACGGGCCGGAGATCACATTTGGGTTGATGATGAGGTTTGTCAGGTCACGTCGGTGGGCGGAAGTGACGACAGAGACGGGTATGTCAGAGTTGAGCTAGAGGGCAAAAAGCGCGCCAGACATGTTCCTGTCTCACGCGTCAGGGAAGTCCTTGTAGCAAGAGAAGAAGATCTTAGATCCATGCAAATTCTTGAGCTTCGCGTCATGGAGGCTGGTCTTCTCGCAAAGATTCGAATGCTAGATAGGCTAAGTGATTCCGGCCTAGAAATAAAAGGCGATGAGGATGTTGAGCTTGAGCTTCGGCGCGCACTGTACGCTGTTCGCTATCGGCTCAGAGTCAAAGACGCCAGACCCGGACATTCTGGTGACGCGTTTGCTATTGAAGTAGAGGAACTTCGATGAACGAGGGTGACATCTACACTCTCTGTGGGATGGCAGGAATCCAAAGCCCGAGGCGACAAGGCGATTGGGTGATGGGTTCCTGTCCTTTTTCTCCTTGGAAGCACAAGGGTGGTAGTGACTCTACGCCGTCTTTTGGGATTAAAATATCCGAGGCCGAGCCATCCGGCTTCAATTGTTTTTCATGTCAGGAGAAAGGTTCCCTTAGATCTCTTGCCGCAAAGCTTGAGGGCTATGGCGTCGGCGACATGTCGAGGCTCAGAAAATTCGTTATCGCTAACGATTCTAGACGCTTCGGCGACAATGTCCGGAACGATTATGATGGTGGATGGGGCATGAACACGTCTGACGTAGCTGGCCTCAACGAGAATGAGATTGAAGACCTGCCCGAACCTACCCGCGACTTTCTCGACGAGAACGACATACGGAGGTTCTCAGCGCTTCCTCACGACTACATTCTTCGAAGGGGGCTGACTCAGGAGACATGTAAGGCGTGGGACATACGAACCGATAGAACATCTAGGTCTCCACGAATCGTGTTCCCAATCAGGAATATTGAGGGAAAGCTCTTAGCCTACAGCAAACGTGTGGTCTGGGATCAACCCACCTGCCATTGGTGTGGCTACAGCCATCAACGTCTGAGCTTCGGCTCAAGGCGAAAGCCGCACGAAAAGAAACACGATGGCGGCTGCCCGATGTGCCCTAATAGGTACATATGGCCCAAGTATCAGCACTCCAAGGGGTTCAAAAGAAACCTTCTTTTGTACGGCGAGCATATGATCGATACCTCCATCAAGACGTGCGTTCTGGTGGAGGGCAATATCGACCCGGTATGGCTATGGCAGTGTGGGGTTAGAAACCCTATGGCAACTTTTGGGTCGAAGCCCGGAACAAAGATTCCAGACAAAAAGAGAGGTCAGCCCGGAGAGCAGTTATATCTTTTGGAGAAGTATGGCTTCGATTGCATTGTGCTTTTGCCAGATGATGACAAGGCAGGCCATCAGTGGGTCGATACAATCAAGAAGTTCTTTAAGGGAAAAATACCAAGGACTGAAGTGAAGGTTCGATCCATGCCTTCAGGCAAAGACCCCGCCGAGCTTACGCCCGACGAGATCAGGGAAATTCTTAGACCCTATCCGGAAGTCTTTGGGAAACCTACCAAGTAAATCCCTCTAAGCCCCCATGCTCACGCCATTTCTCAACTGCCTTATCACTACCCCAGCAACCCGGTATCTTGGATTGAAGGAATGTCACTATGGACTTCAGCGCCTTCATGCTTTCTGAGTCCGCGTAGGCGCACGAGCCCGCGAGGTCATTTCTCAGCAAGCATGACATGAAGTGCCCCGGTTCATCAGCAAACCGGATCCAATTAATCATCGCCGAGAACACCAGTGGCGGAATATCCTTGTATTCGTCCGACAGGTCTTCCGGAAGCTCCACCAACTTAATTCTTTTTGGCATGTCATATCCTTTAGGGGGAAGTGCGGGTTATCTGGATCTCCTTCTTAAAGCATCACTTTAGGTCTTGCCAAGGATCCATATCATCTGTACGTTAATTTCTGCCTCGATGGAGGCGAGAAAAATAATCCTCAATAGAGAGATTAGGCAACGGACCAAGGCAAAAGATAAGTGTCCAAAGGCATATCTCTAAAGCGAGAAGGAGAAAGTAATGTCAGAATGGTTTACAGTAGGCGCAGAGCAGAATGCGGAAGAATCCAAAAAGTTCGGCGGCGGTGGAGGCGGAGGCGGATTTGACCCTCGAAATATTTTTCGATGGTACATCCCCAAGTCTGCTATCGGTGAAGAAAAGGAACTCATTTTCCTAGATGATTCAGCCTTCAACTGCTGGATGCATCACTACGCTGTGAACGGCCGCTGGGGAAATTGGGAGACCTGCATCAAGCGAGCTGGCATCTCGGACACCTGCCCGCTATGCGAGCGGGACTCGAACGTTAGCACCATGTATATCGGCCACTATACAGTGCTGGATGCAACGGGCTGGATGAAAGATGGGGAGCACAAAATGTCCCTTAAAATCTTTCCCGCCAAGAGCGAGAGGGTTCAGCTTCTCGATAAGGAGCGTGCCCGAAGAGGTACGCTCATCGGTGCGAAGTTCGCCGTCGAGCGAACTCCGGACTCCAAGGACAACACGGGCAACTACTTCTCCTTCATTGAGCGTGTCGACCTCAAAGAGTTTTTGAACGAGAACATCGACAAGCTCAAGAGCCAGCTCGACTACTTCCCTGAAGAATGGGGGTATTGGAAAGGCGAAGGCGACAACAAAACGTACGCACTCCCCGGCGGTCTTCCTTTCAAGGAAATCCTTGAGCCTCTCTCCCTTGAGGCTCTTACCGCCAACCTCGGCGGCGGTGGCGGTGGAGGAAGCTCATCCAGCAGCGGAAGCTTCGGGTACGACCCGGATAGCGCCACGGATGACGGTGACGTCCCGTACTAGGTCGCTTTGATTGCGCCGGGGGACTAGACCTCCCCCGGCTTCAAGACCTCCTTAAGAACCCCATCAGAGGAACACCATGGCCAGCAACAACATCCACGGCCTCACCGATATGCAGAAGAGGGTGTCCCTCTTCAGGCAAGCTGTAGAAGCAAATATTAACAACACCAAGCTGAGCCCCCTGCCTGATCAAGTCCACCTTCAGGTAATGCCGGAGGCCGAGCAAATTGGGAACATCTTGACCCTCCAGACAAAGGCGAAGATCACCGACAACCCAATGCGGTATGGGACCGTCTTGAATGTTGGTGAAAACGTTAAGCATCTCAAACCGGGTGATGATGTCATCTTCGAGCACAAGTGGGGCCGAAGATTCGGAGGCATGTACAACCCACTGCAAACCGGGACCGATCACGATTGGGAGGATGAGCTTCGAATCATCAATGGTCACGAGATCATTGGTGTTGTCGAATACGAGCTGACGGGAAAGGAGGTCTCTTTTTTCGACCAGCAAGGCGCTGAGTTAACGGGAGTGGTGGAAGATGAGTGCCCTGCTTTTGGGGGACTTGTGTCCGTCCGAGTCGAGGAAGGCGTTTATTGGGTTAAGCCAGAAGATATTCTGGACTGACGTGCACTCGATTGCATAAAAAGGAGACAAACCCAATGAAGCAATACCTCGAAATGCTCCGGGATATTCTGGAGAACGGCACCAAAAAGGGCGATCGAACCGGTACTGGCACGCTTAGTGTATTCGGCCGTCAGCTCCGGTTTGATCTTGGCGACGGCTTCCCGGCCGTGACAACGAAGAAGCTTTTCTTCAACTCCATGAAGGTTGAGTTGGCTTGGTTCCTGAAGGGAATGACAAATACGTCTTATCTTCACGACCACAACGTCAACATCTGGGACGAATGGGCGGATGCTGATGGCGAACTAGGGCCTGTGTATGGTTCTCAGTGGCGAAACTGGACTCACCATTATGACGATGGAAGCTTCGACGAGATAGACCAGCTCACCGGCGTTGTGGAGGGTCTGAAGTACAAGCCCTTTAGCCGACGTCATATCGTCAGCGCTTGGAATGTAGGCGAGATTGACGAGATGGCCCTCCCTCCCTGTCATCTTCTCTATCAGTTCAACGCCAGACCACTCTCGCCGCTGGGCAGGCTTGAGCATTACAGGAGAACTCACGGCAAGGAACTGGAGGGATGTGATAACCACAACCCAGATATGTCTATCATGGATGCGGCTGGGGTTCCTCGCTACTTTTTGGATTGCCAGATGTATCAGCGATCCGCCGATATGTTTTTGGGAGTCCCCTTCAACATTGCTTCATACGCCCTTCTGACGCACATCATTGCACGCGCCACCGGAATGGCACCGGGCCACTTCATTCACACGTTTGGCGATGCCCATATCTATCTCAATCACATCGATCAGGTGACTAAGCAGTTGTCTCGCGATCGATACCCTCTTCCGAAGCTATCCCTAGATCCCGCCTGCACTGGCATCGATGACTTCGAGCCCGAGCACGCCGAGCTAGAGGGGTACGAACATCATCCCGCCATCAAAGCGCCAATTGCCGTTTAAGGAGAGAGCATGACGCTCAAGAGTGAAGTCAAGATCGACGGAATGGCATGGTTGCCTAAGCCAGCAATACCGGCTGATATTCTAGATCAAATCCGGAAGGATAATACCGTCAGGCTCAAAGCAGGGCCTTACGATGATGGCCCTACTAAGGTCGAGATGTTTCGAGAGAGGGACTTCCACCTAGGAATCCCCCGAGGGTTCTACCAGAGAACCTCCAACGGCAAGATGCCATCAGTCCTCGATGTCACTAAAGAGACACGGGACATGATTACTGGAGTAGGGCCTCGTGATGATATGCAGCGAGACGGAATCTCGACAGTTACCGCCTCGCTTCTTGAGGACACCGTTGCAGGCTCGATTCTTTGTGCTGCAACCGGCGTAGGCAAGACCGTGATGGGCCTTCTTATAGCTGCCGAGCTGGGCTATACCACGACGGTAATCGTCCATAAGACCAACCTTCTCACGCAATGGATTGAAAGGATTGAAGAAGATCCGGGCGTCATTCCGGGCGCACGCGTGGGCGTATTTCAGGGTGATAGAGAAGAGTTTGGCGATGACTACGATATTGTTGTCGCCATGGTCCAAACCCTATCGAACCGGGACCCGGACCACCCATTCTTTAGCTGGCCGGGACTTGTCATTGTCGACGAGTGTCACCGACTTGGCGCACCGACATTTAACGAGGTTATCCACCACTTCAAGGCAGCCAAGCGGCTTGGTCTCACGGCTACGCCAAGACGTCGAGACGGCGGAGAGCAACTCTTCTTCGATGCCATTGGACCTATCTCATGGCAGGGAAGTGCGCCCATGCTTACCCCGAAGGTCAGGAAGGTGGAGACATCTCTGGCCTTCAAAAAGGACTATCCGAAGTGGATAGAGGACAAGATCATCGCGAGGAACATCCCTCGAAACGAGACGATTGTCCGGGAGCTTACGCTTGCCAGAAAGAAAGGTCGTCAGATCCTTGTCTTGACCAAGCGACTATCTCAACTGCTTCTCATAAAGAAGCTTGCAGCTGAATACGTGCCGGAGACGACCTTCGGAGTCTGTACGGGGTCTTGGTATGTCGATGAAGATGACGCCTACAGCTACCTGCGAGATCGCAGCTATCAGAAGAAGTTTCGGCCTGAAGGTGTGTTCAATGCCAAAAAGGTCGATGGCGACATCCACGACGTCAACGAGCAGAACAAGGTTACCCCGAAGCGCCGAAGGCTGAAGACTGAGCAGTTCGAGGCCGGTAAGGACGCAGACGTCATCTTGGCCACCTATGGGGCCGTTGAGGAAGGCTTTGATGTCAAGCGCCTAGACACACTCTTTCTGGCCGCCCCAACATGGGACCCAGAGCAGGCCACAGGAAGAATCCTCAGGAAGGCTGACGACAAAAGGGATCCCATTGTCGTTCATTTTGTCGACTCGCAGATACCTAAATTACAGGCTGCTTGGAACGCCTGTAAGAAGCGGTATATCGATCTCGGTGCACCTTTGTAATAGGGAGGCGGTTTGTCCAAGGAAGGCAAGGATAGAGGGAAGTCTGGACGGTTTTGGGAGCACGTGACCTTTGTTGGGAGCGGTGTCCCTATTTACCCAGAGTATTCTGGAGAAGGAGAGCTTCCATACAAGGTCGAGGATGGGCCAAACATGGCCAAGGTGAAGGTCTCTTACGGCAGAACCGTTAACCTCGGCAACTATAACAGCGTTCGAGTTGACGTCGGCGTCGAGCTTCCATGCATGGTCGATGAGGTCGAGAAGGCGTATGACGCCGCCAGCGAGTTTGTCGGACCCAAATTCGCCAAGCTGGTCAACGGCGTGATTCAGAAGCGCAAGTCCATCAACAAAGGTGGAGCCATCGTCGATGACGGCACGAATAAAGGCTACGGATATTAAGGAGTAAAAAATGAATAGACGCCTAACTATAAGCCCTGAAAGGGCAAAGAAGATTGGAAGCATCAAGAAAGACATGACTAAGACCTATGGCGGCGAAGAGCACCTAGTCTTAGCGAGTGATATACCTGCTATGCGCAGGATACCAACGGGATGTATCCAGCTAGATGTCCTCACTGGAGGCGGCTATCCGCTCGGTGGAAACTATCTCTTTTGGGGATGGCAATCGGCAGGTAAAACGACAACCGTCCTAAAGGCTGTAGGTCACGCTCAGAAAATCTGTGCTCAGTGCGATACCTACATGGAGCCTCAGTTTCTCCTTCCCCCGGAAGATGAAAAGAAGGCCGATAAGTGGAGGGAGCGAAGGATGACATGCCTTCATTGCGGATCCCCCTACCATAAGGATGACCGCCCGCCCATGAAGGCCAAAGATTATTGGGGCAAGGATCTCCCGGATGGGATCAAGGCTTCTGACACCATCTGCGATGACTGCGGGTCTACAGACGGCCTAGTGGACGTCGAGCCAGATGAGGAATGGGCGCGGCCAGACGGTGGATTCACGTGCAAATGCGGAGCGTGCGAGCCACGAGTTGTCCTTTGGATTAATTACGAGGGTCACTTCGATCCCGAGTGGGCAGAAGCGTGCGGAGTGAATCTGGACGCGTTGTTGGTTGAAGATCCTCACTACGGTGAGGCTGGCATTGATATTGCCGAAGAGGCTATCACCGCTGGCGCGGTCGACATTGTCGTGGTCGATTCTATCGCGCAAATCGCAACCACCGAAGAGCTTAATAAGTCTTCCGAGAAATCCTCTGTAGCCTCGGCTGCAAAGAAGGTTAATGAGTTCCTGCGGGGACTTCCGAGTCGTGTTGCTAAAGCCAAATCTGAGCACGGAGTGAAGGTAACGACCTTTTTGGTTAACCAAGTAAGACACACAATTGGAGGGTTTGGAAACCCTGACACGATGTTCGGCGGACACGGTCAGGTGTTTGTTTCTTCGATTACCCTGAAGTTCACAAGCTCGAAAGCTGACGTTGACGAGGTTCAGGTCGGCGCTAAGACGCGCAAGGAGTTTATCGGTGTCACTGAGTCCGTTGAGGTTCGAGTACAGTGCGACAAGAATCGGACGGCTAACACACAGGACCGTAAGGCTACCTTCCGCCTCATGACCAGCAACGATGGCGACGGGATCCTGAACAAGGGCGATGTCGACGATTACGACCTCACGTATAAATACGGAAGGGCTACAAAGATTATCGAAAACAATACCGATTGGGAGGTAAAGGGTTGGCCCATCACGTATGCAAATGCTGGAGATCTCAAGCTGGACATCCACAACAGGCCACACCTGCGCCGACACCTCCACTACATGATCTCTCGTGAGATCGTCGATAATTGGGCTAAAGTCAAAAAGCATCTCTGAGTAAGGTTCTTAAATGCCGCTACCAAGCGACGACAAAAAGTTTGGCAAGAAGGGGAAGGGCAATACCGGCCATGCTAGCAAGTTCAAGCGCAAGCGCTCTATCGAGCAAGAAGACCGCCTAGCTAAGAAGTTCGGAGGCTTCCGGATCAAGGGAAGCGGCGGTGGCGGAAGGACGTCCATGCATGGTGACGGGAGATCTAAGTATGACAGCTCTCGTAGGAAAGGTGACGTCCAGACTCCAGATGTTAAGGAGTTTCTTGGCTTCAAATTCGAGGCTAAGTCCACAACCAAGAAGTCCTTCTCTGTCAGCCAGAGGCTGATCGCCAAGTCTTATGCTGAGGCTCAGCAGGACCTTAAGGAATTCGCCCTTGCTATCGAGGTCCTAGGTATCGAAGACCCTAATCTTCCGAAGCGATTTGTGATACTTGAAGAGGATACCCTTCAGCAACTCATGGAACTCGCCGGTATTATCGGCGAAGACGACAAGGAGGTCTGATTGAATTACGTGACAAGAGAGCCCTCGTATGAAGAGCTGTGGGATGAGAAACTCAATGACTCTCAGCGCCGACGCGCCCTTCAAGACTGGAGCAAGATCAAGGAGTGGGTGTCTAACCTGAACGACAGGGGTATTATCCCTTCATCATCTGAGATCGATGACAAGCTTCGCCGCTTCATGGACGATCTCAGGAATCGACATCGAGTCCCTGAGCCATTTTTGGTCACTTTCTACATGGCCACAAGGGTCGACCCGCTACCATCCACTGAGCAGTCAGATCAGCTGCTTGTTCGTCTCATTGACACGATGAGTGTCCTCAGCCTCTTCAAAGAGTGCAGGTTCTACAGCAACCACCTCGACACATCTGGATACGGTGGTCCGCCTCGCACCCTCTGGGAGAGTGACAGGAATCTTGATAGTGGCGAGGCTCGTCTTGAGTACGCTCGCTTTCAGCTCAAAGTTCGCCGACTGCTATAAGGAGTTTTGTTTTGGATATTGATTGGACGCTTATTGCCTCGAAGATACCCCTTACCGAGGCGCTGATAAGAAGAGGCTCTTCCTTCAAGGCTATACCTCCCCGTGAGGTTGGAACGCCGTTTCGAGGCAGCCAGCTAAAAGACCTATGCCCACGACAAGAGGCTTTGTGTTCGTTTCATGAGGTCTGGAGAGAAGACGAGATCCGCCCGGACTTGGAGCTTATTTTCGCCATTGGGTCGGGCATTCATGAGGGGCTTCAGCAGCGCCTGCTAAAAGACTTTCTCGTGGGCTCTTGGAGATGCAATGGATGTGGGGCGACCTACGGCAGCATGGATCGCCTCGCTGCAATCCCGGAAAGGTGCAAGGGCAAGATTTATGATTGGGAAGCGGATGAACTCAAGCCGTGCCCCAACCACAATTATGTAGAAGACGTTGTAGAGGATTGGCATCTCCCGGGCTTCGATTACAAGGAGATCGATTTATCTCACTCGGACCCAACTCTGTACAGCCATCCGGATGGTATTTTGTGGCGTGGTGAGGGAGAGCCGCCCGATGTTATCACCGTGGACGACCCTCTTCTGGAAGTTCTGGAGATCAAATCCGCCTCGGAACGAGCACTCAAGTATGGGTACGGCAGTTCACCGCCACTCAGAGATGAACCATACGCACCCCATAAAGATCAGCTGATGCTGTACATGTATGTCCTCGGCATCAAGTTCGGAAGGATCCTTTACTACGACAAGGCTGCTTTTGGCTTGAGATCTTCTCTTTGTGAACATACAATCATCCTCGATCAAGAGTACGTGGAAGAAAGTATTCTCGCTGGCCCCCTCGCTGTAGAGAAGGCGATCAGAGAAAAGGATCCCACGCTGGCTCCGAAAGTGTGCACATCCGCTAACTGCTCGAAAGCTAGAGCGTGTCCCGTTCAAGAGTATTGCTGGGCTAACGATGAATGAATTTATAGAGAAGGCTAGGTGCTCCGACCATCAGGATTATAATTCTTCTAGACCTCCAACAGATGGCTGTGGGGGTTGTTGGGAGGAATATAATCTCACTCACGATCTACCCGAAGGTAACCGCGTCGCTCGGAGCAGCCTAGACAAGTCGGTTAGGCTGAGCAGGTGGATTCCGATGATGTACCGGGTAGACCTTCCGGACAAAGGTAAACTTGGAGATAACATCTCTTCAGTGATGGAGTCCCGAAAAGACGTTGTCCCGGTGTGCATGGGTATCGATGTCTCCCTAGACTCCAGCGCTGTAGCCATGATCGGGTATGATGTTGTTGCCAAGAGATGGCTCATAATCACGTCAACAGAGGGATTTGGTCTACCCCAGAACGCCTCTTCGGATAGCCGCGAGAACCGAAAGCTGGTTATCGTGAAAATGATTATGTCGGCCTACAGGTCCTTCACCAGAAGGGCTGACAGAATCCCCGTGTTCATTGAAGATCACGCCTACTCCCGAGGCAACACCAATAGAGCTACTGAGATCCATGAACTTCACGGCGTAATCAAAAGCCAGTTGTATCTGGAGACAGGCAAGCCGGTAGAACCGGTTAATATTTCCACCGCACGTAGCGAGGTTTTCTGTCACGGAAGCCCCAGAGGCAAGGTGAAGAAGAAGCTCGCAGCGGCGCTCAAGGTGGCAGGTCATCGGTGGGCTGAAGACCTCACAGACGATGAAGTAGACGCGTGGGCTGTTGCGGCAGTGCACGTCAAAAGCAATTATGCATTCGGTATTTTCAACCAAAAAGGAGCCTAACCATGGCCGAAACAGCAGTAGCAACTGAAGTCGATAACGATAGCGCTTTGAACTTGGTCGGAGACGGCGGCGAGATTGTTCCTGACGTGAAGAAGGAAGCCGAAAGGCGCGTTCAGCATGTCCGAGAGCTTCGAGAGCGTTCAAACGAGCTGTACCTGCATTACGCGGAAGAGATGTTTCACATCAACCGCAACAGCCTATTTCACTATGTAGATAATCCAGATACTGGAAAAAAGTACACATCCTTCAAGGATTTCGTCGAATCCGAAACTGACTACCAGCACAGAACCGCCTGCTACATGGTTCAGATCTGGGAGTATTACGCCGAAGGATTCAGTCGAGATTTTCTCGAAAACATCCAGCATCACGGATGGACAAAGCTTGCGAGGCTGGTCGGTCACCTGACTCCGAAGAGCTACGAGTCGGAGTGGGGCGACAAGATTGATGAGATCAGTGTTCGAGACCTTGAAAAGCTTCTCAAGGATGATTCTGACGAGGGTGGCGGAGACAAGGATCCCGAAATCCAGAACGACCCCTCATCTGAAGATCTTCGAACCAACCCTACGAAGCGGGTAACCTTCGAGCTGTTCGACACACAAGAGGCAAACCTCAGCTCAGCTATGGAGGCGGCTCAGAGCATCAAGCAGACCAACGCAAAGGGTGAACTCCTTGAGCTTATTTGCTTGGACTTCCTCGCTAAGCACAACAAGTCGTTCGAGCACGATCGCCCGCTCAATGAGTATTTCAAGGGAATCGAGGAATCCCTTGGCGTTGAGGTCCTCGTGTTCGAGCCCTCCCCGAGTGGCGCTGAGATCATCTATGGTGCCGCGTACATCGATCAGTACGGTGCTGTCGAGGTCGAAGAGGAAGACGAAGTAGAGGAGCTGTAAGTCTGTCCGTAATCTCTTGAAAAAAGGGGCGCTCCTTCAATGGGGTGCCCCTTTTCTCTATCCAGTGGTGAACAAAACTGGAACGCCGGAGCGCATAGGCCCTAAAATAGCCTCGATACCGGAGTCTTTTCGCGGTGTCTGGAGATAGGAGACGTTTATGGATGCACCCGGCGAAAGCACAAATCATAGGGAAGAGGGCGCAAAGAAGTTCATGCGCCTCAAGGCTCTTGATTGCTTCGAGAAAGTCCTACAGATGATTCGACACGGCTATCCTTATGCAAGGATCGCTGAGTTCATACAAGTCGAGCAGGACGAGTATGAGGACATCACGCGGGACAGCCTTATAAAGACTATTCGCCGATTTGTGGATCAAGAGTTTCACCGCTATGAGGAAACCGTGGATCGTACGCTGCCTCAGCAGGAGGAATTACCCCCCAAAGATGAGGAAGACGCGCTGGTACGCGCTGAGAAGTCAGAGGCCATCGATGTGCTCAACGAGTACGGACGCTTGTACCAGCTTCAGGAGCGCAGGATCAATATGGGGATGAAGGCCGAGAAGAAAGCGGGCACCCTCATGAAGGAGGTCGGACAGCAGATTGAGATCGCTGCACGCCTCCTAGATCATATTGGTGGTTACCAGCAGGACATCGGTATGCTGCCAAAGCAGTCTCAAAAGGTTGATGTAAGCGTTCGCCCTGTTCGTGAGGGAATGTCTGAGCCGGTCACCGCTAAGATAGCAGGGGACCCAGCAAGCAGGGCTAGGGTATTGAAGTTTATGAAGCTCGCTGGTCGGTTTGACCCAAAGCTTATCGAGGATATGAAGGAAGACGAGCTTGATGAAGACATTCTCGACGCTGAGTTTGTAGAGTCAGGAGGGGACACCAATGATTGAGGAAGAAGGAGGAAGGGCGAGGACAGTAAAGACGGATAAGGAGAAGAAACAAGAGGCCGTCAAATTACTTGAATCAATGGATGATGATGAGCGTGCACTGGTTACTCGTTTTCTTCTGGGCGACGAAAATGCCATAGAGGATATGGAGAGTATCGAGGACCTGCACTATAAGCGAAAGCCTCTGCCCTTCCATGAGTGGGTCGAAGACGAGTATTTCAGCGACCCCGCCTCTAAAAACCTATACAAGGTCCTCAAGGAGGATCTGGCTGTCATTTTCGAAGAGGGTTACTTTGAAATCCTTGAGACAGGGTCGATTGGTTGGGGTAAGTCTTTCTCGGCCGTCACCGGGATGCTTTACTCCATCTACCTTCTTACGTGTCTCAAAGACCCCCATCAGACGTATGGCCTAGCGGCGGGTGCACCCGTCTACTTTATATTCCTTTCGACAACCAAGCTTCAGGCATCCAGAACAATATTTGAGGACTTCAAGAACAGAATGCAGTCCATCGAGTATTTTCAGGATCTAGAAGAAGAGATGAACTTTCACAGCTACTCCGGAAGCTTTGGAGACTGGATGAAGTTTATCTGCATCTCACCCAACTCCACAGATGCGATTGGACTAAACGTCTTTGGGGGAATTATGGACGAGGTTAACTACGGATCCAACGCGAGGATACTCAAGGGAGAGGACTCCATTAATTCTCGTGGGAGGCCGGTAACAAAGGTTGAGAAGATTTACGCCAGCATCATTCAGCGTATCAAGTCCAGATTTATGAAGCAGGGGTCCCTCCCCGGGGTCCTGTTCGTTATATCCTCAAAGAATAACGAAATGGACTTCACAGCGCAGAGGATTTCCGAGGCAAAGAACGACCCTCGCGTGTACGTGATGGATTATGCCCCTTGGGATGTTAAGCCTAAGCGGGACTTCTCTGGTAAAAAGTTCAGGGTTTTCTTCGGCGGCAGATCCGCCCCATCTAAGGTCCTAGCTAAAGGTGAAGACCCTCCTTTCGTAAACGATGACTTAGCTGAAGTTATCGAGATCCCTATCGAGTACCTCAAGGATTTCGAAAGGGACATCGAAACAGCTATCCGAGACATCGCCGGAAAGCAGGTGCCTAGAATTACCCTCTTCCTTCCTGATAAATCTGTTATTTCTTCGATGTGGAAAGGACGAGAGAATGACGAGCACCCTTACGAGACGGTGGACTGGATCTGTGGCAATCCAGCAGGCTTTCGCTGGGACATTTTGTGCGATAGAAAAACACAGGTGCTTGCCGGAAACGTAGAGGAAGACTTTACCCCTAAGATCAATCCTGACTCACCCAGACATATTCATATTGACCCCTCAATTGTTGGTGACGCGACTGGAATCTGCATGGGTCACGTCGAGAGGTGGGTTGATGTTGTTATGAGGGACCGCCAGAACGGCGAGGTGTATAAGGAGCTTAGGCCGCTAATTTATATCGACCTAGTCCTCAGGGTGCTACCTCCGAAGAACGGTGAAATTGATCAGTCTGAAGTGCGAAGGCTTATATACGAACTTGAGAACCGTGGGTTCATTATCACCTATGTATCCGCCGACTCCTATCAAAGTAGGGGCTCCTTACAGCAGCTAAAGAAAAAAGGGTACAAGACTGAGATCCGGAGTCTTGATAGAAAACCAGACGGGTATCTATGCCTAAAGGACGCCCTCAGAGAAGAGCGGGTGAGATCTTACGAGCACGATGTTTTACGTCATGAGTTGGAAAGATTGAAACGAGACAATGCCACGGGCAAGGTGGATCACCCAAAGAAAGGGAGTAAGGATCTATCTGACTCCTTGGCTGGTGTAGTATGGTCACTAACAGAGATCAGGACCGCCGCCCCGGGTTATTTCTTCAGCGAGGATGAAAGCAAGTCATCTCACCCGCTAGAGCAGTGGGAAGATGTTTCTGGGGGAATGGGTGGTGTAGTTAATCTCGGAACGAATAGCTTCCTCAAAGGGTAAGTAGCAATGGGACGAATTCAAAACGTTTGGAAGCAGGTAAAGGACTTCTTCCAAAAAGACTCGGAGGACATCCGGCAAATCAACAAGGTCCGCTTCCCCCATATGCTTGACAGCCCTTTTATGTCAGATCAAGGGTCGATGTCTGACGCTTATGGGGAACAGGTGAGAATCCATCAGGATCTAATCCATAGGTTCAGAGATTATGAACAAATGGATGATTATCCGGAGGTCGCCAGTGCATTTGACATATACGCAGATGAGGCAACTCAGCCGGACTTTATTCGAAAAGCTCAGGTCTGGGTCGAGTCGGACAATGACAACGTCAACGCCGACCTAAATTATGTTCTACACCATCAACTAAAGGTTCAAGATTGGGCGTGGGAGGCGACGCGCTATCTGTGCAAGTACGGAAACGACTACGAGCGTATATTCGTCAATGAAAACGGAGTGGTAGCTACACAGCCTCTACCGGTTGCGTCGACGAGGCGAGTGCATGATGAGATGGGAGAGCTTGCCGGTTTTGTTGTTTCTCACCGGTACGCCAACCCGGGTGTGACGACAAGCCAGTTCCGTGGCCTTATCAACCAGAGGGACTCTGGCCATTTCAACAGGGACTTCAGGGCAACGCGAGGTGCAGGTGACCTCATGGCCTTCGAGAATTGGGAGGTGTCTCACTTTAGGATCGTCGGCAAGAACCGCATGAGCAGGTACGGCTATGGGGTTGCTGAGAGCGCCAGATGGCCGTTTAAGCGCCTCACCATGATGGAAGACGCGGCCGTGGTTCACAAGCTGACGAGAGCGCCTTCTAGGTATGCATTTTACGTGGACACCGGGGAGATGCCGCCACAGCAGGCCATGCAGCAGGTCCGTAAAGTCCGCGACATGTACAAGAAGCAGCGTATCGTCAACCCAAAGACGAACAAGCTAGACACTACCTTCAACCCGCTTGCGATTGATGAAGACCTCTTCATCCCGGTTCACAGGGAGCGTGGAGAGCAGGTTCGAGTAGATACGCTTCAGGGTTCCGGATACCAGTCGATGGAAGATGTCGACTACTTTCGGAAAAAGCTAGGTCGTGCGCTAAAAATCCCAAGTTTCGCTCAGGACGATCAGGCTCAAAGACAGCCCCTCAGTTTCGAGGACATTCGTTTTGCCTCGGCGATTATGCGCATTCAAGCTGCGATGACCCAAGGTTTCCGAAAGATCTTGGACGTGCACTTGATTGCGACCGGCAGGAGCCCATCAGATTTCCCCTACAAGGTTATGATGACGGTGCCTTCAGCCATCCTTGAGTTGGCTAGAATTGAGGTAATGAGCGCCAAGAGTGACTTCATGAGCAGAATGCAGGAGCACGTAAGCGTCCGCTGGATGCTGGTGAATCTGTTTGGCTTCAGTGAGCAAGAGTCCGTCAACTTGATGGTCATGCGCGAGGAAGAACGTGATATGTCTTCGGCCGCACAGACGGAGAGGGAAGTCCAGCGTGAGAAGCTGATGAATAAGCTAAGGGAATCGAAGAACCTCAGTGAGGCAGAAATTAAGCGCGTTGAGAAAAGGCTTCAAGCCGAGGACGGCCGCGAGAGACTCAAAGAAATGCACGGATCCAAGGGCGTCTCCGAACAGGCTTACTTCGCAGGGAGGAACGATCTAGATCCAACGAGAGTAATCGAGGATATGCAGAGGCGAGACCCGGAGCTGTTCAATCGACTTAACCAGCTCAGACAAATGCTAGAAGAGATCAGGGCACACAGCGCCTTCAGGAGGGGATGATGAACAAAGACGAGAAGCACATCATACCAAGCAGGCTCGATAAGCTAATGGAGGGCCGCCTTGAGGACTTTTTATCGCGTGTTGAAGAAAGCGTATATCTGCAAGGTAATGAGATTGGCTCAGACTTGAGAGTCATTGGGACATTCTTAGATCACGCGTTGGTATGTACCGAGGACAATCGCGTGTTTCGCCTCGGTCTAGGCTCTGATGGTGAAGTCGCCTCGGTTCAGGAGCAAGACCAGTCGGTATTATTTGGTGGGTCGAAAGAGTTTTCGAGAGAGATATTAGAGCGTTTGGAGAGTCTGTCCTCTCAAGTGGACTCTGATCCGGAGGCTCTACGGGAGTACAGCAGGCTGATCGTCAGTGAAGAGCGACGATGGTTCTTTGACGCTCTCTTGAGCGAGGTTGAGGATCTTATGTCAGAGTACCGCAAGTGGAAGACACTTGCCTCTGAGGTGAGTCGCTCCATGCTTGCTGAGGCTATGGAGTCCCTTCCTCACGACCCTCACCTTCAAGAGGAACGAGAAGCCATACAAAATGCTTCAGCGTACCGTGACTGGAAGGCCGTCTTAGAGTCTCTATCAAAAACAGCATATAACTTGATTCCGGAAGATACTTGCGAAATTCTTGAATCTAAGTCGGAGTACGCCGACGCTTATTCCGAGTTACGGTCTGATGTGATGCGTGTAGAGCAAGTCCTTTCTTCGGTTAGTCGTTTCGCTCGATTCGCACCATCAGATCAACTTAGTCTATTAAGCGAGCGAACACGTAATGCGCTCACAGAAATTTCCAGAGCGCGTGTGGCGATAGGAGTCAACACCCATGAGTCAAGATAATCTGAAAGAGCAGATCGGCATTACCTTCGGTGATCTGTTGAATAACAGTCTGGCTATCAATAGCCATCTCAGCAAGATCAAAGAATCCGAGGACAAGTCGAAAGGCAAGTCCAAAAAGGATGAAAAGGATGAAGAGGAAGGCGAAGAGCAGCAGGAGGCCATTGCCGCTGTAGCCAAACCTCTTAAACCTGTCTCTGATCCCCCTGCGTCTAAGACCGTAGGAACCAAGGGTCAGGAAGGCTCTCCCGGTGGTCACGAGGGTCAGTACGACAGCGAGGACGGCGAGGAAGGCGATGTTGATCACCCGGAGCAGTACGGAGACTACGAAGGTCTAGATACTCCAGATCCGGACAATCCATCCTATGAAAGCCGCACTGCTATCGATGACTACATTGATTTGTGGCATGAAAGCAAGGACGAGGAAGAGGAAGAGGAAGACGACGATGATGATGACGATGATGATGACGACGAGGTAGAAGAGTCGTTTGATTACGGCTTTGACGATGACCTTGTCGAAGACACTTTCGAAATCAGCATTCAGGAAGCCTACAGTTTTCTGGCTGAGTGCTATGACCTCGGCATCATCGATGATGACCCCGACTTCTTGGATGAAGATGAGATCCTAGAAGCCACAAAGACAGTTCGAAGAGTGGTCGGCGGATCTGTCAAAAAGGTCAAACAGAAAAAGTACACCGCCAAGCAGAAGCGAAAAGCGCGTACCAGATACAAGAAGAATAAGAGCAAGATCAAGCGCCAACGCAAGAAGCGGAACAAGAAGTCCTCGACTAAGCGACGAAAGAAGAAGCTCAGCCGAAAGGAGTCGCGTCGTGTCGTCCGAAGAAAGGATGACGTATTGGCTGAAGGTGACGACCTAGAAGAGTCTCGATTCGACTCTCGACCTCGAAGTGAGATCACCACGGTGAAACCGCTTGGTCGCTCTATCGAGGACCTCCGATCCAGCTCGCGAGTTGCCTCTAAGGCAATCCGCATGTCAGAGGACCGGGTTGTATCTGAAAGCCTTCGCACCTTTGTCGATCATTGTCGAGATCTTATCGATGAGGCTAATGAGGGAAACTTGGACGAGGCGACGTTGGATCGCCTCTCCAATCAGGCCCTGTCCATCGCCATGGATGCGACATCGAATCTGTAGTCGAGCGCATAACCCGGTTTGTCGAAGAGGCCAAAAAGAAGCGAAAAAAAGAGCCTAAGACAGACCGGGACCGTGAGGATGAAAAAGAGAAAGGCGGTGGGAAGCGAAAGCGACGCACTGCCTACTCTTCCGGCCGGAGAGAAAAGCTGGGCTTCCGAACGAAACGACCTTCAGTCCGTAACAAGGTAAAGAAAGCCCTTGGGACCGGCAACAAGAAGAAGACTAGGAAGAGAGTCATCTCTGGCACGCCGCACGCATCGAATCACCGATGGCGTAAACACTAGAAACAACTGATCGCTTAATACCTTTGAAGAGGGGCCATCCGGCCCCTCTTCCTTTTTACCCTCCTAAAAGTTGTTTCAGAGTTCCGACCCGTGTTTCCTCGATGAGTATCGCCCTGTGAAGTGGGCGTGAGTTTGCACTTTCGAGTCGACTACGTTTGACCGACACGGGAAGGTCCTATGTCCCACAGAAAAGTTTTACATGACGGCTTCGCTCCGCTGAAGCTGAAAATTCAAGAGAGTACAGGCGACCGCCTGATCGCAACCGGCGAATTTGGCCGATGCGGAGACCCCACTGCTAACGGCAGGGTCTATCCGCGTAACCTGATGGAGCGTGAAGTCAAGCGCCTGTCGAACAAGCTCGAAGGCAGAGCGCTTTATGGGGAGCTGGACCATCCTGATGATGGCAAAACCCTCTTAAAACGAGTCAGCCACATTATCACGGGCCTAACCATCGAAAATGATGGTCGAGTTATTGGCACCCTAGAGGTCCTTGAGGATACCGAGAACGGACGACAGCTCAAAGGCTTGGTTGAGTCAGGAGTTGCCCTTGGTGTTAGCTCCAGAGGCTTGGGGTCCGTTAAGAAAATGAACGGCAAATCTGTGGTTCAAGAGGACTTTCGTCTTCTTACCTACGATGTCGTTGCCGATCCCGCCGTTGCAACAGCACAGCCAGATTACACCCGAGAAGAAGAAGAGTACGGCGACGAGGGAGAGGTCGTCCTTGCTGCCGAGTCAGATGACGCGGCCAGTAAAGAAGACGCTTCTTCAGAAGCTACCAGCGAGGATACCAAAATGGATCTTGATACTTTCAAGGCAGATAATCCTGAGATCGTATCTCAGCTCGAAGAGGACTTCCGAAGTAAAGCTGAGAGCCAAGAGGAACCCGCTTCCACGGACAGCTTGTCAGAGCGCTTCCAGAAGGAGCTTCAGTCAGCAAGAGAAGAGATTGAGGCAAGATTTGCGGATGGCCTCGAACAGGCTATCGCTGAGGCCCGAGAGGAAGAGCGCAATAAGCTAGCCAAGAAGGTTTCGGAGTCATCTGGCGAGGCTTCTGTCGAGAAGATTAAGGCGATTGCCGCTGATCTGGTTACTCCAGACCAAATCTCGGAGAGCCACAAAAAGGAGCTTGGTGCTCTACAGAAGAGTATCTCCGAGCTTAGGTCTGAGACTGAATCAAAGGATCTTTACATCGAAGAGCTTCAGGATTCCCTTCTGGAGAGTGGGATGGCTTATGCGCTTCTCACACACATGCCACATATCTCTGAAGAGCATCAAGAGCACTTTGTCGAAATGGTAGGGGACCTATCCACCTACAATACTGTCGAAAGTCTTGAGAAGCGGGCTGATGCTGTCGCCGAGGAATTTAGGCGTACGGGACGATACCTCGATAGTTCCGCATCTCTCTCTAAGAAGTTGGACGAAGCTCAGGCGAGGGTTGAAGAGGCTGAGGGCACGCAGGAAAGCCTACAACTTAGGCTTGAGGAATATGAAAGCGTTCTTCTGGATGCTCAGGATGAAATTACCTCCCTTAGAGAGTCCAATGAAGCCGCAGAATTGGAGCTAGAGTCTCTGGCCGAGGCCCTCGAAGAATCTGAGGACGAACTAATCGCTGAACGTGCAGAAGTAGATGAGCTTTATGAGCTTCTCGCGGAAGCTGATGAAGAGGTCGAAGAGTATGTCGACATGCTCGACGAAGCCAAAGAGGCCATTGCCCAGAGGGAGGTACTCATCGAGCAGCGTGACGACCTAATCATAAAGCAAAGAGACGCCATTAATGAGAGCGAGAAGATCGTATCCGATCTTCAGGTCCGCCTCGAAGAGACTGAGCTTGATAAATATAGGGTGGAGAGCGCCATCGGGGCACGCAATCCCAATGAGACAATCCGACAGCTCAAAGAAGCGAATTCCTTCGAAGAGGTAGACAATCTTTTGGAAGGCCGCCGCAGCAACCGAACAGCTAAGCCAGCCCCGGTAGGATCCACAAGCAACACAGGCGCGGATCCTATTATGGAGGAAAACGTCCGAGACAGCATCATGAGTGTCGTCGAGGGTGAATTCCCTAAGGTCTCTGGGATTATCAAAAATGGCTCCGAGGCGGGATTGATCTCAGAAAATGAAAAAAAATTGGAATCTGAAAATTCAAGACCAAACAATGGTCTTCGAAGCAACGGGACAGCTAGCCAAAAAGCCAGCATCCCGGGAATAGACCCCGCTACGATGAACCGAATTCTGAGCGGAAGTTAAACAACCGATAATGCTCCGTAGGGAGCTTGTCATAGATGGGAGCAAGACCATGACGTACGAGGCTCGCAGCATGGAGATCCAAGAGGGACAGAACATTCACAACCGAAAGTTTGTGGATAGTCTGGAAGAGAAATGGGATCCATATCTTCAGCATATTGATAAGTCGCCGAACCCGTTCGACTATCGTCGAAAAACCACCGCGATGGTGCTGGAAAACACCGTCAAGGAAATGCCGCGTCAACTCAGGCGCGACTCGATGCTTCAGGAGGCTGACGCCGCGTCGACTACGACCGGCGGAGTTGCCGACTACGCAAGCACGATTTTTCCTGTTCTCATGAGGGTCTTCCCGAACCTGATCGCACATGAGCTGGTCTCCATCCAGCCAATGGGCGGACCTGTAGGAGCGGTCTTTTACATGGAGTACAAGCATGGCACCAACAAGGGTGCCACGACTAAGGGCTCCAACCTGATCGAGAACTTCGACGAGAACTACACCTCGTCTGAAGTCACCAACGAGCACATCGCGACCGGTAACGGCTCCGACTATGGTGGCGCTGGTTCTGCAATGACGGCTTCGCTGTCGTTCGCTCCCGTGTTTCCGCTGAACGCCGGACTTTCTTCTCCGGAATTCAAGGTTGTCATTCAGGAAGTTGACGCTTCCGGCAACGTGCAGCAGGAAGCTGTCGACGATGGGTCTGGTGGATTCACTGGAAACATCAGCTCTGGTTCAATCGACTACGATACCGGTGCTATCACGAACTTTGTGTTCACGGCCGCGCCGTCGAACACCAACAAGATCGTTGCTTCGTACTTCTACGACATGGAGTCCAACTCCAACGTCCCGAAGGTCTCGCTCGACGTCTCCGTCAATGAGATCAAGGCGAAGTCTCGCAAGCTCAACGTCATCTGGAGTTCTGAGGCTGCTGACGACCTTCGCGCCCTGCACGGCATCGAAGGTGAAGCTCAGCTTCTCGCAGGTGTCTCGAACGAGATTGGTCTCGAAATCGATCGTGAGATCCTCAAGGACCTCCGACAGAACGCCGACACCACTGACACGTTCGACCTCTCGACGCCGCCGACCGGTGTTGCGCAGATCGACTTCCTTCGTGAGCTGATCACCAAGATTCACCAGACTAGCTCCAAGATTCACAAGAAGTCGAAGCGTGCACAGGCGAACTGGATCGTCACTAGCCCGGAAGTCTCGGCGCTGCTGAACCAGTTCCAAGGCCACAGCGACTACACCATGCTTGGATCGGCTCCTGACCGCTCACCCAGCTACGGTGAGATGACCTCCGATTACGGAATCTATCAGGTTGGACTACTGATGGGCCGCATGAAGGTCTACGTGGATCCTTTCTTCCAGAGCGATGAGCTTCTTCTGGGAATCAAGGGGAAAAACTACCTTGATGCAGGTATGGTATACTCTCCATATGTGCCGCTTCAGATGACTCAGACCTTCCTCGACCCCGAGGACCAGACCTACAAGAAGGGTCTTCGCACTAGGTACGCGAAGAAGCTTCTTCGTCCGTCGCACTACGGTCGAATCAAGGTGCTCGGTCTAGCGTAAGCAGTATGGCCATAGGCCAACCGAATTAAGAGGGAGGCGCGTGGGGGTTCTCACGTCCTCCCTCTTTTTCTTTCACTAGGACCAAAGGAGATGTATCATGGCTGACAAGATGAAGCGTTTCAAACTGAAAAACGAATTCCTCAATGGTGGCGAAGTGTGGCTTGGCGGCCACCGAGCCGGTGAACCAGAAAGGGTATGCCTAACCAAAGCGGCCCCTTATGTCGACGGTGATGAGTACGGCATTTATGAGGGCACTGTCCTTCGAGAGGTTCCACCAGTACCCTCGGTAGAGGAAAAGTCTAGCGGGCTCGCAGCTCTGAAGGCTAAGAAGGATTCAGGAGAGCCCCTAAAGGCCACTGAGGTCGTTGAAGAGGCTGAGCCCGAGTCTGATGTCCTCGAAGATGACATGGAGATGTCTGAGGCTCCTGAACCGCCCGAGCCGGAAGATCTCACACTAGACTCTGATACCGAAGAGGAAGGTGATTCCGTCAAACTTCCCAGCGCTAAGGAACTGGAAGAGATGACACGATCCGAGCTTGAGAGGTTAGCCCTTCAGCTTGGAGTTCTCGATGACATCGACGGCACGGGCAGCGGTCAGTATAAGACTGTCCCTGATTTCCGAGACTACCTCACTGATTTGCTAGAAGAAGACGAGTAATAAACCCACTAAAGGAGCACTGATGGACACGCACTCTGCTTACGATGTAGTGAATGCCCTATTCGAGTTCGCGGGAGCTATTATTTTATGGCTCAACGTTCGAAGGCTGCACTTGGATAAGCAGGTAAAGGGCGTGTCCGTCGTGCCCTTTATTTTTTACGCCGCATGGGGCATGTGGAATCCCTTTTATTACAACAGTCTTGGTCAGTGGTTTTCCTGCATTGCTGGGATTGGCGTTCTCACTGCCAACCTTGCATGGCTAGCGCTGTTTTTTCGATACAAACTATATCCAGTTGAGGCTGACGAACCAGCCGAGAATGGGCCTTCTTGAAACATCACGGGGTAGCCTGCCATGGCACTAATATTTGAGGCCCTTGAGCCAACCTTTGCACTCTCTGGCTCATCTCCGCAGTACAGGGTTAGATTTTTCGAAGAAAGCACAGGCGACCTTACCGATCCTGACAACGTAGATGCTCTTGAAGTCATGGATTCAGGGGGCAACCTTCTACGCACCTTTATCCCGCCGGACATCGTTCAGGAATCCACAGGAGTATATCGTGTAGATGACGACGTAGTTGATGATCCGCAAGTCTTCTTCCTTAGATGGACTTACACGGAAGGCGGAGATCAAAGGACAGTGTCCGTAGCCTACGAAGTCGTCGACAACCAGAGCGGCCAAGCAAAAAATGCACTGAAGGAATATGTGCTCAGTCGCCTTGGTAAAGGCGTAATGGTGGTCGAAATACCCGCAGGCACGCTAGACTTCTGCATCGACCAAGCCATGACATGGTACGCGATGCATGTCGGACAGACCAAGCGTGTTAGACTCAACATGGTTTCAGGCCAGCAGCGATACGACGTCGCAGAGGATTGCTATTACGTGGTTGATGTTGCTCTCCCCGGTAACATGACCCGCGTGTCCGAAGCCCTCGGTGTGTTCGGCGTCTATGGGTTCTCGCAACTAGGCATGGGGGACATACCTGTTGAGGATATTTTTGGGGGGTCTGGAACGCAGGGCTTTTATGGAGGACTTGTTCAGTCCTTGCAGTACGCCGAGATGGGTCGAAGGGTCCTAAGCAACGCTCCTTCTTGGGAGTGGCTGCAAATGTCCAAGAAGCTTGTCCTCTTCCCCCCGCCCGCGAACATTTCCAGCGAAATGGTCGTGGACTATGTATCCACCGAGATAGATCTTGCATCGATGAACCCGCAAGAGAAATACTTCATCCGCGAATACGTAACGGCCGAAGCAAAGGAAGCTCTTGGACGAATTCGAGGAAAGTACAGCGGTTATCCATCGGCTGAGGGAGAAAGGATGCTAGATGCCGACACGCTGCTGGCTGAAGCTAGTGAAAGCAAGCGTACCCTCAATGAGAAGATAGGCTTTTATGCTCCGTCAGGTTGGATCATCACAGGGTAGAATGATGGGTAAAAAAAGAGATAGGGTTATAGTTGCCGAGCAGAACGCTCGGGTGTTTTTTGTGAAGGTTGGTAAGTTGTGGGAGGAAGATACGTCTGCTTGGGCTTCACAACTGTTTCAGGCAGGTCAGAAGGTCCGGAGTATCCGTAAGGTAATGCATGAGTCTAGGGGCGTAATAAGAGTGGAATTCTCGGATCCCACGGACATGAGCAGGGCATGTCAACTACTGGAGGCAGACGCTGAGGCGACAGGCTCACCGGTGGAAGGCAAAACCTATAAGGTCACCAAGACCCTAAAGCTCCGACCTGCACAATCAGGGGATGAAACGCCCCTAGAGGTTACCAAGGGAGCCAGTCTGGTGTTCAAAGGTCAATCTCCTGACCAGTATCTGTTTGACGTCAAAGGTGGAGATCGAGACGGCCGAACGGTGTCTGTTTCCATGGAGGAATGGGAGGACATGTCCTCTTCTCTTGAAGCGGAGTCAGATGCAAACGTTGACAGCTCGAAAGAAGACGAAGAGGGCGAAGAGGGCGCTGATGAGGCTGACTCCGACAAGGACACCGGGGAAGACGAAAAAGACAGAGAGAAGCGACTCAACACGCATCTAAGGGTCCGCCGATCTTTTCCTAAATTTCCTCAGAGAAAGAACCTGTCTGACTACCTAACCCCTGACGGAAAGGCTCTGGATAAGAAAGTTATCGAGAAGCCTGAAGGCGGCGGCGGTGGCGGTGGCGGGTTCGGAGGGTTTTAATCCATGGCTGGTCTCAAAAGTTCTCTCAAAAATATCGCCAAAAGCATCAAGAAGAAAATCCCCTTTCTTCGCAAAGGACGTCACTCCAAGGGTAAGGAAGTTTCAGTTAAGCCCTTGTTGGCTTATTTCGTCGTCAAGCACCTCGATGAATCTGGCAAGTCAATCACTAGGTCTGATGTTCAAAAAGCGTTTAGGGAAGCAACTAGGACGCTTCAGACCGCCGGATACATGAGGAAGGGTAAGCATACCCTGACTGATGTTGGCATCAAGGCCCTTGAGGCCGTTCGGCTGCGTGATGATTACAACGAGATACAGGATCGGTACGGTGCGATTCTAGCAATGATAAGAAGTGGGAAGCCCCGAACGTATAGTGAGTCAGATGCACCTATGTCTACCCCACTTCTCATGGAGGCGGGCGCTGACATCTCATCTAGCTCCACGATGGTTGCCATTTATCCTCCTTCCTACATAGCAGCGAAGGCATCATCTTACGCCGATGAGGAAATACCTGTTGACGATCTCCACGTGACCCTCGTCTATTTAGGGGAAACTGAACCTAGCGACTTCGACACTGTGGTCAAATGCGTGCAATCGTGTGCGCAGATGCTCGCGCCCGTGCGCGTGCGTGTGGCTGGCTCGGGGTGCTTTTACAATGATGAAAGCGCTGTGCGTCATTTTCTGATCGATTCTTCTGGGCTTGCTGAGGTGAGACGAAGAATTGCTGAGATGCTTTCTGATAACGGTCTAGTCACCCCATCTAAGTTTGGCTGGATTCCCCATATGACGCTAGGATACCACAAGGATCGTGAACTCCCCGACGATTGGGAGAAGGCCGCTGATGGTGATTTTGATGAGTGGCTTTGCGATAATGTCTGGGTTGTGAGGGGGAATGACCACCGTGTGAGAGTTCCCCTTGGAGGTGTATAATGGTGGATCAATCCCGAAGAATTCTTACCGCCTATCCGACTGAAATTATTTTTCAGATGAACATAGCCCGGGAGCACCTCTTTCACAGCAGCGTACAGCCGCGAGCTGGAGCACTGAGGCTTTCTGGATCTCCAAATAAGGACACCGTCAGCAATGGAACGGCCCGATCCGACAGGAACGTAGGCTCCGGAATAGACCCCATCGCAAACGTGGGGGCCAGAATGTGGTCGGCTGGCGTCGAGGAAGTTGATGATCTGTATGGCGAGCCTATTGGAGATGAGTTCACCAACCCTCCTATTTCCACTGTTTGCGTCCTGAAGTTCAACGAAGAGTCTGATCGCCAGCTATCGGTCGAGGCTTTCGGTCAGAAGTTTGAGAACAGGGCCAATGTAATAATTCCAGTCATACATCATTTGGAGAACGATTATCCCGCTCCAAAAGAAGGGGATATGATGGAATTTTGGGCGGAGTCTTGGCAGGAGTTTGGCATCTTCTACAACGTCACGAAAGTGAACCGAGCGGGCTTTATAAATGGAACCTCATACCACACCGAATGGAAGCTTGAGATCACTCGTAACGAAGAATACGTGCCCGCCCGAAGACTATTAGGGAAGAGCATACATAACCAGTGAGATAACCTATGCCTATAGATGCCAAAAGTGTTGCCGACCTCGTTAAAAACAAGGTCGTATTCGGATGCGCCTCATGCAAGAAGATGCATCAAGCGCTTAATAAGGGGATGGCCGGGTGTCAGATTAAAGAGTGCGGGTCTCCTTTGAGCGGAGGTACTTTTGAGCAATACGAAGGTCCTATGTCTCCTGAGTTCTGGCCCAAAGTCTGCTGGGCTTGTGGCGTGCCATCCGTAAGGGCTTTTCATGTGATTAAATCTGCACGCACATTTGGCGTGTGTGACGAACACAATGAGCTTCATAGCGCTGGGTTTTCGAAGGATGAGGTTCTTTTGTTGGGCTCTCCCCCAAAAAATACCCAACACAATTTGATTCAGGCGCTCATTGATGATGAAAATTAGATGCGACGGTTATTCTCGTGAGGCTGCTATGTCTTTTGCTGGAGAACACAATTCTGAAATCATCTCCGAGAAGGAGAAGAGTAGCTTTGGTCGAGACTTGGCAATCAAGACCGCAAAGGCTGCTGCGACAACGGCCGCTATTGCAGGAGCTACCGCAATTGCTGGCACTGCCTCGAAGAGAATTGGCACGAGCATTGGGGATAAGATAGCTGACTTTGTGACGGGCTCTGGCCGAAAAAGTAATAAGCGACGCGGTAGCCGCCGCAATCGCAAGGATGATGATAGTCGTCGACGTCATCGCAATAAGAAAACCAAACGTACCGGTAGGCGCGGGAGAGGAAAAATGAGTAGACGAAACGAGAGTTCATCCGTAGAGGGACAGCTCAGGCAGCAGAACAAGGAGCTTAAAGAAGCTCTGCGGCAGACTGGCGTAGCTTTGGTCCTCTCCAATCATCTTCCAAAGGTTGAGGAATCTAAGCATCGAAGCTTTGTATCCTCTCTTCGCTCGTATAACGACTTCGAGAGCATGGTCGAATTCGACGAGTATGTCTCTGGAGAGATTCAGGGCTTCCTCAACGAAGACGAAGATAAGGCTGACGAAGAGGCTAATGAAGAGCCTGTTGAAGAGTCCGCAGAAGGCTCCGAAGAGAGCACTGTTGAGGAAGGTAAAGATGCTGATGCTGGTGCCCTAGAAGAGAGTGCACCCGCTCAGCCATCGAATGACCCTCTCGGCCTTCTGGGCGGCGTGAACGGATACATGTACGAGCGGATTGTTTTTCCGAAGGCGTAAGACCACAATGAAAGACGTTGAGAGATATTCTGAAGAGGCCGAGCTTAGGGCGGAGAATACTGCGCTAAAGAAGGCGCTTAGGCGTACCAGCATGGCACTTGCCTTGTCTGAAGCCTTCATGTCTCTCGACGAGAGTCTGCATCATCGACTCGTTGTAAGGTTAGAGCCTCAAGACAGGTTTGAGAGCGTGGATGATTTCCGATCTCACGTAAAGTCTGTTGCATCTCGGGTGCTTAGAGAAGATGAGCGCCCACCCTCTCAAATAGAGCAGCCTATTCCGGGAACTCAGAGCGAGGCCGAGGAACGTCCCTTGGCTCGCTCTGAGCTTTTCGAGCGGCTGTGCCCTTCCCTAACCCATGATCTCGGCTGACCTAGAAGGATACGATAAGCTCAAAGGGAAGCTCTCGTGGATCCGAAAGAACTGGCCCCAAGTTCAGCGCTTCGCAATGATGCGCATGGCTGAGAGTCTGGCCGAAGAGCTTCGCATCCCCTTTACCTACCTTCACTTCGTACGCGTAGAAGAAAGCTCTGAGAGAACTTGGTACGGCTTGAGTTTGGAGCCGGATTCTTTTGAGGCCCCGTCCGAAGAGCACGGAGATAAGCTTTTTTATCTATCTCCGCGTCACGACGCTCCTGATGCGATAAAAAAACTAGCCGAACACAACCCCTACACCTCAGATACACTCCCCGCCAAGCTTCATCCAGAACACGGTGTTTATTTCATACGTGAGAGCACTCCTGAAGAGCGAGACGAGGTAATGCTTCGATCGATGATTGCCAATGATGAAAGAGGCGTACCTCCTGTGCCTTCAAACCACCGGCAACCCCTCCAAGATGACGTAAGATACAACCAAGCCCGAGGCGAACTAGGCATCGGGGACGGACCCTCACGTCCAGTATGGCGCAATGCAGTCAAAAATTTGATTCAAAAGCGCCTGCCGGAGATTGTGGATGAAGTCTCGGATGCAATGATCTCAGGATCCTTGAGAGATAAAGACCTTCCCGACTTTGAGGAACGTCCCCTTTCATGGCTAGAGGATAACTCCGAGTTCATGATTATCGCTGCTCAGGTCTAAAGATGTCCCAGCTCGGGGAAATAGATCTCTCCAATTTTGATCGTGCCATATATGAGGCACTCGGCGCAGACTTCTTGCCCTTTCCTAACCCGGATGGTCATGAGCTTCTGAAGAGGAATATGCGTCAGGCGCGCATCCCGGGCATCCATGGCCCCGGATACACTGATGCCGACGAGCAGGAGGGTCGAGTTCCTGTTGTCTATAACTACCCTGAAGATGTCTACAACCGGTACTTGCTGCCCGGGATTCGAGTCAAACGCAACGAGTCCGTAGAGGATGACAACAGCCGAAGGGGAGGATGGCAGGCTGGATATAAGTATAGGGTTCCTTCTGACAATGGGAGCCCTGTCGAATCAGGCGGCAGGCAGGGCCATACTCACTATGTGATGAGACCCCACGCCGAACCGGTCTTCCTTACCTACGACATTGAAGTTAGGGCAAGGCATCAGCGCGAAGCTCAGATTCTCCGCAAATACGTGCGGAGGAAGATAAAGGACAGATCCTTTATCGAGGTCAGGGATTCTATTGAAGAGCCAAGTCATTTCACGGTGTTCCGCCAAAGCGATCAGGAAGTTAGTGAGTTCATTAGCTCTTTGAACAGGTTTCACGGTTATATGCTGAGCTTTCGAATTGAAGGCGAATTGGATGACCACGAAGAGTATGAGGAACGAGCATTGACCTCATCTCCAACTATTCAGCGCACTAAAAAGTAAAGGAGCCTCAAATGGCTAAGAAAGAAATGTGGAAGGTTGTAGGCGCGGGACCCGAAAGGCTTCGTCTGGCAAACGGCGATACTGTCGTGGTCTCTAGGCTTTCGGATCCTTTTGAACCGGCTAGGGACTCTCTTTTTAGATCCCTGAAGGATACAGGAAGACTTAAGATGGTCATGGTCGACGATGGTCTAGACGACCCCGTCGAGTCACCTGAGCCCTTTGAGCCTGAAGATGAAACCAGTGAGCCGGAGGTCGAAGAAGCCTCAGAAGAGACTAAGGCCGTAGAGATAGACGAGGAAGAAGACGTCGTCATCGGCGACACCGAGGACGCCTCTTGGCCGGAACCAGACGTCGCGCCACTACTCGTATCTGATCTTGGCCTCACTTCGAGAATTGAATCGGCTTTGCTTGAGAGCGGCGTAGATACCGTTGAGGCTTTATCTGAGCTTTCTGCCGAAGAGCTTCTTTTGATCGACGGCATAGGGGAAGGATCCATACGCGACATCGATGACGCGCTGAGACAAATGGATCTTTCTCTACGAATTGATGAGTAAAGTTGTTTCAGGTCCGAGACCCCTAAAGAATTGGAATCGGATTGTTCATCGGCATAAAACAAATCCGTTAATGACGCAGGCGCTTCGGACAGCTTGAGGGAGACAATCGATGGCAAAGTTCAGTTACCCCGGTGTATACCGTGAGGAAGTAAGGTCGCAACAACGAGTTGCACAAGCTGCATCCACAGCAAACCTTGCGGTAGTTTCGTTTTTTGAGAGAGGTCCAGTCAATGAGCCTGTCCTTGTGACAGATCTTGATGAAGCTTTTCGGGTATTCGGTGATTACACCAGCAAATCACTAGGACCGACTTCTCTTGCTTCTTATTACGCGAATGGCGGCCAGAACGCCTATGTTGTTCGTGTTGTTGGTGCGGGTGCTGCTGCCGCTAACGGCTCTTTTCAAAAGGATGAGCAACAGGTTGTAGGCACCTCAACAGGCGGTGGCGTAAAGGAGACTATTTCCTCCACTCTATTAGAGACCCCGATCGCACCGGGATCTGTGACTGTAGAGTTTACTGATCCGACCGAGTATGACTCGGAGGTCATCGGCACGACTGATGGCACCGATTCATTTTCAGGAAGTGTCGCTAACGCTCCGGTTGCTCCGGGAGGCGTGTCGGTCACTGATAGCTCTGGCACCGAAAACTTTACCGACAATGCTGACGGCACTCTTACGGGGGCTAACGGTGGATCCGGATTTGTAGATTACAGAACTGGTGCTATTGAATTGACATATGATTCATCTGCAATACCTGTTGCTGACGAGGATGTTCAGGTCACCTATACTGAATTTCCTAGTGCGTCAGGAACGGCATCGTTAGATGTAGTTGATCTGACTTACATTGGTCGACTCGAAAGCGCACTGGCACCATTCAATGAATGGCAAGATGCTAGTAGCGACACACATGCATTCATCGAGTTTACGTGGACCGATTTCACGGGGACTGACGCAAAGGCCACTGTTGCTTCAGATGGATCCATCTCTGGTGATGCTACGGGAGCTGTAGATCAGGCCACGGGTGACTTCGCGCTGAAAGTAGCCTCCGCATCTGCACCTCAGCAAGACACCAACATCTTGGTGAGCTATCACTACGCAGTGACAACGCACACCGCCACCGATGATGGTTTGGGAGGGTTCGACACAGGGACTGCTCTGGATGACAGTTCAGTTACCCCTGAAATCAACTATGAGACCGGGGAGATCTCGTTTGAGACGGCTGTTATTCAGTCTGCCAGTTCTTCAATCGTCGTATCTTATGGCGCTCAGACGCACATCTTTTCTATGAAGGACCCGGGAGCCTTCGGTGATAATTTCGTTGTCACTCTTCAGGCTAACGAGAACTACCTAGATAGCGATACTGGAGGCTACAGTCGCTTTGATCTATCTGTATCTGAGGTCGATCCGGACACAGGCTCTGTTTCTGGGCGCGGTAATTTCGAGGCACTCGTTCTAGATGACACGTCAGATGCCGATCATGTGGCTCAGGTTATTAATGACCCATTTACGGGATCTGATCTCGTCGAAGTTTCGCCGTCCTTTTCTGGCACTGTCCCTGAAACGCTAAAGGGTATTTCTGTAAGCGCGCTTAAGATTGGCGAGTTTGCAGGTGTTTCACCTAGTGAGGTTAGCTTGAAGCTTCCTCGTTACGGTGGACGAGACATCATAGAGGGAACCCTAGAGATTACCTACGGTGATTACACCATCACCGATGATGCTCAGGGAGGTCTTGAGGGAGATGTAGCGCTTTCTAGCTCAGCCTCGATTGATTACGAGACTGGACTTCTCACCTTCACCCCATCTGAAAATGGCTCTTTGGCCTTGGCTATCACGGCCTCCTACAGAGTCACGTCTTCAGCAACGGCGGTAGAGCTTTCCCTTGCAGGCGGAAACGATGGCGCTGCTATCACACGCGAAGCCGTTACCGATGTGGGACTGTCTGCCAGCGACGAGGGAATTTACGCACTGGATGCTGTTGATGAGCTTCTCATCATGGCTCTTCCTGATTTTGCCGGAGACGCTCAGGCGGAACGAGCTGCCATCGCTTACGCCGAAGAGCGTGATGATTCGATGGTGATTGTTTCACCTCCAAGGGGCTCGTCTGTAAAGCAGGCTATCAACTACAGGCGCACGGTACTGGCCTCGCAGTCAGATCGTGCCGCCATGTACTACCCGCACATTCAGATCGAAGATCCCGTGACGCGAAAGACCATGGCAGTTCCGCCTCACGGTCACGTTGCTGGAATCTGGGCCAAGACTGACGCAAACCGAAATGTTGGTAAGGCTCCGGCCGGAACCACTGATGGGGCGCTCAATTTCCTCTTGGGCTTTGAGAAGAACCTCAAAGAAGAAGAGGTTGGTCAGCTCACCCAAGGTTACGTCAACGCCCTATGGCAGCCACCAAGAGCACCACGCGCTGTCTGGGGCGCTCGTACGCTGCAAGTGGGCGGTGAGTTCCGATACATCAACAAACGCCGCACGGTCGACTTCACGTCGGTCACAGTCGCCAGAAGCATGTGGTGGACGGTGTTCGAGAATAACGGTCCTCAGCTATGGGTCCGAATCAACGGACAAGTTCGAGGAATTCTTCGTCGATTCTTCGCAGAGGGCCTCTACAAGGGCACCACCGAAGAGGAAGCGTTCTTCGTGACGGTCGACGGTAGCAATAACACGCAAGATGTTGTCGAGGCAGGTCAGCTCATTGTTGACTATGGCGTTTCAACAAACACGCCTGCTGAATTCATCCGCTTGCGTCACAGGCAGATCCTGTAAGGAGCTTATTGATGCCTCGCTTGCTTGAAATGATTGATCGAGCCCTCCTTGGGTTCGGCAGAGGACGGTCGACTGATGTCCGTCAAACTGCCGGACCCGGGGGAAGCTTGGAGTCTTCGTCAGAAGAGAGAGTCGATGGCTGGCTCGTCAGCTTCCCCGGTCAGAGCTACGGCGATGGAGGTCCCGCCGAGATGGGAGGGCCTGTGCCCGTTGCTCTGGTCGGACATGAGGATATGGATGATGCGGCCTTCAGGGACTTTGTCTCTACGCTTTATCAGTCAACTCATCGCCGACAGGTTTCCGAGCCAGCAGGATTTCAGGCCCCATCATCTCAAGGGGATAGTGGTCACACCATGATTGATCTCAGGCGGGTAACTCAAGCGGGCGATCTTTCGCCAGTTGCTAAACGCAGATGTCCTGAGTTGTGCAAGCACGCCACATCTATGGTGAGCGTTCTGGATAGGGTGGCACCGTTTCCTATGGCAACAGGAATCCTCGACGACTACCGGCGCTCTAAGGACTCTTTTCGCATGTCTGAAGTGATGTCTTACATGGCTGATCTTCTTAGTAAAATGCGGGAACCGGCAAGCCGACAATCTACTATTGGCGACACCATCGGTCACGTACCGGATACGAATCACTACAGACTGTAAGTTGGGTGGCTCTCAATAGGAGCCCAAACAGACGGAGCACCTAAAATGGCACGAGCGAGCACAGCAGATTTTCTTCAAAACTTCAGGTTCCACGCTAAGGTCAACATCGAAGATGGTGTTGATGCAGATGCGTTGGGCTTTTCCGCCGAAGGCAAGTACCAGACTGAAGCAGGCTTCAACTCAGTGAGCACCCCTGAGTACAGCATTGAGTCGACTGAGTACCGAGACGGCATTACCACATACACCATGAAGCAGCCCGGGTTCCCAACGGTCAACGAGCTGACATTCTCGCGTGGAGTAGTCCTAAAAGACACGACCTTTCTAGATTGGGCGCTGAGGGTCTGGGACAATCAGGCATACCGAGCTGACATCGACATCTACCACTATGGCAAGCAGGCCGTAGAGTCCAAGAGTGGAGGTTTTGATGCCAGTAAGGGGCGCATCATCAAAGCGTACAACGCTTATCCAATTCGCGTGAAACCGGCTGCTGATCTGGATGCAACTGGCACCGATATTGCGCTACAGGAAATGGACGTGGCCTTCGAGTATTTCGAGATCATCAAGCCTTAATGTCCTGAATTGGGGGCTTCGGCCCCCTTTTTTGATACCAAGGAGGGTTGTATGGCTAGGGGCCGTGCTTCCGATCTTTTTCAGAACTACAGATTTCATCTAGTTGACATGCCCTCGGCTGTCGACACGGGTGAGGCCAGCCCTTTTGCGCTCTCACCGCTAATCGGCTTCAAGAGTATCACTGCACCGTCTGTTCAGGTTGAGACCTTTGAAATCAACGCTGGAAACCAACCGTTTCCTATGCATGTTCCCAAATCCGCCAAGACCGAGAACATTACTCTGAGTCGCGGGGTTCGTGTCGGCGATGATGAGTTTTTTCGGTGGATAAAGAAGGCAATTTATGGCCGAGGGACCTATCACAGGGACCTCTTGCTTCTACAGATTCATTCTCCTTACGCAAGTGAGGACGTGCATGTAAGACATGCTGAAGTAGCGGCCTATGGTGTCGGTGCTGCAACCATGTTTTCCAAGCCCTACGGTGGTGCTGTGGCAGCTGCTGCTACCGTTGGCGCGCTTGCTACAGCCGGGTTCTCGAACGCTGTCGTCGCCGCCCGTGCTTGGATGCTTCATCACTGTATGCCTGTCAGTTACAAGTCCTCCAATGATTTTGACTCTGAGGATATTAGCTTTTCTGTTCAAGAGCTAGAGCTTGAGGTGGAGTATTTCGAGGAAGTAAGCTTCGGTCCACCAAGTCTTAGTTCAGTTACCAACGCAGGTGTTAACGCCGTAAGCACCGCCGCATTTGCTGGCATATCGAGGGTCCGAGGATGAGCCGCTTTGACATTGACGAGTCCGCCACCACAACGTCCGCCACTACCACTTCTGGAAACGCAGGGGCGTATACAAAGCCTCTGGGTTACTCTTCGAAGTCTTTGCCCGTTCTAGTGGATGATTTCGGCAGACGTGCCCAAGAGGCCCTGTCTCACACTCAGACTGGAAGAAAAAATCAAAAAGAGCGTAGAAGAAAAACTAAATTGATGACCATGATATAACCAAATATCATCAACAAAGCTGAAAGTTTTGGGTTCTTGTAAGTCCCTCAAGAACATCATGGATCCCATCCCGTTTATATCCTATCTCGGTTGACATTTCCGACCATCATAAGGATACTTGTTCGCGTCCACTTCCCTTTGATTTGTCAAGGGGATAATAGCTAGTGCAATCGTGTGCAAGGCCCCGCTAAGGAGATATGATGACTGATGATATTAAAAGCATCCCAGATGATGGTGAAAAGCCGGAAAAGCTCAGTGATGAGCAGGTTCAGAATCTGCTGAATAAAGGGATGAAGGAAAATGCCGATGGTCCCGAGGCGGACAAGTACACGCAGTTGGGTACTATTCTTGATGATGCAGATTTCGAAGGGAAGAGCATCTATGCAACCGTTCCTTTGCTGGGTGGTGGAGTCTTTGATGATAAGGGGCATCACGATGCAGCAATTATCAGAGAAATGACCGGACGCTCCGACATGCTTCTGATGGACCTTAACGGGTTCGATACGAATGGTTTGAAGCAGATCGTTTTGGATTGTGTCGAATCTGTGGGGTCTTACACCGACAAGTCAGACATTCAGAATTTAATTCTGGGGGACATGCTTATCGGGGATTACCTGTACCTCGTTATGCGCATCAGGCAACTGTCTGTAGGGGACGACTACCGGTTCAAGGATCAGTGCGGCAAATGCACCCACATTGATACCTACAACGTACTCATGTCCGAATTGGATTATGAGAACCCGATACCGCCGCTCGAAGAAAACCGACATCAGATCACCGAGCTAAGCAAGGGGCCGATGAATTGGGAGATTCACTGGCACTTCATGACGGAAGGTGACAGCAAATACCTAGATACCGTCATGAGCTGGATGGACGACAAAGAGGGCGGAAGCAAGGCCAAGCAGAAGAAATCTTCAGATGAAGAGACTCCCAAAAAGGGACCTTCGGTGGATCTGCTTTCAGCCCAAATGATTCCTCGCATTGATAAGATCGTCGAGCCAGATGGCGAAGAGGTTTTCTTCGGTCGCTCAAGCAAACGAACTGCTGATGGAAAATTGACCATGCAGCAGGGTGTTCAATATTTCCGCGATCTTCCTCTATGGATCCGCACCAAGTTTACATCAAAGGTCAATTATCTGGAGCCGGGTATTGATACTGAGGTGGTCTGGAATTGCGCCAATTGCGGAAGCCAGAACAACAAGATTGTTTACCCGATGAGCCCTGATTTTTTTATCCAATTGGACACCCCGATCGATTAAGGAATCTCTTAGAGACGGTGTCCTATCTAACGATCGAGGGCGGAATGTCGGCAGAAGAGGTTTTTCGCCTGCCATCCTCGCTTCGTGATGTGCTTGTAGAGTCACTGAATGACAAGCTCAAGCGGGATTACGATTACAAAGTTGCAATGTTGAAGCGAGGGTTTTGATCTATGATGGATTGGGAGTCGAAATTAGCCCATCTTGCTGGCCTGCCTCATCCGATAGTGTACCTGCATAACGTCAGGGCTCAGCCACTAGGAGATGGGAACTTGCGCCTGCTTATCGTTGACCATCCTTACCATGCTGCCTGTTGGGACGTCCTTGAGGAACACGGCATAGGTCGTGAAGTTGTTTTGATCCTCGATGGCGATGAATACTTGTACCAAGCTGAGATTGGAGACGATGAGGCTGTATACCTTATCCCTAATCAAGGTGAGAACGAGAAACTACCCGACAACGATCGCTTTCTAAGGAAAGCTTTCAATCTTCGGCTTCGATGGTGAACACTGATGGGAAAAAACCTAGCGAACCTTGGTATCGCTTGGTACTCGGACGATAAGAAAGTTCAGAATGACATCGGTTCTCTTCAGGGATCACTGGAGGGCATCAAGGATACTCTGGGTGCTATCAAGCGCGTCAATGCGATTGGTGCCATTGTTGACGCCGTCAGTATGGACAAGCTTCGAGCTATCAAAGCCGGTGTTTCAGAACTTGCTTCTGGAAATCTTGAGGCTGCTGGCGCGGCTGGACCCCTTGATTCCATGTATGCTCAGGCAGCCAAATCTGCCTCCCAGCTGGCCGCTTCGTCATCCAAAGTTTCTGAAAACATGAAGGGCGTCAATAAGTCTGTCGGTCTCGCAAGATCGCTCAATATTGATGCCAATGCTGTTCAGAAGATCGCCGCAGAGTTCACGAAGCTCGAAACCAACGCCACCAAGTATGGTTTCGAGAGTATGAAGGACTTCGTGAAGATGACGCAGGTGGCCGAGGTGGAGGGGGAGAACCTTGTTAGAACCCTGAAGGGCCTTGAGACTGGCTTTAACTTCTCAGGCAAGGGCGCGGGTAAGCTGCTTGATGAAGTGACCTATATCGGCCGGGAGTTCGGTTTCGGCACCGATGCTGTAAAGCAGTTCGAAACAGTCACAGGCTCGCTGAACGAGCACTTGCGATACATGGGAGAGGATGCTGGCCCGGAGGAATTCTCTGAGATGACGCGCCAGATCTACCTCTTGGCCGGAGGTATGGTTAAGCTCGGAAAGGATCCAGCTGACGCCATGAGTGAGGCAACGGAAACGTTCACGAAACTCGCTGGAGCTAAGGGGGAGATGAGGGCCATGTTCACAGGAAAGGGTGGACTCCCTGACCTGCTTCAGCAGGGCGCTATCTCTATCGGTGATTTTGGAAAAATGCAGGACATGATGAACGAGAAGCCTCTCGATTTCATCATGAGCATGGGCGAGCACTTTGACAAGCTCGGCTCAAAGCAGCAGGAGTTCTTGCGTCAGAATGTCTTGAAAGACATGGGCGCGGACACCGACTGGTTTATTCAGGGAAACTGGAAGCAAGTCGCCCCCGCTATTGATAAAGTAAAAAATAGCATGGACAAGGCTAGCGGGTCGGCCCAGAAGATGGGCAAGCATTTCCGCACGGGGAGAACGTATACCGAAAGACTCAACATGGTGACTGAGGACTATCAGCAGTCGATTTCCGACCTGACCAAAAACGCCCTTGGAAACACCTTCATTAAGCGCCAGCGAAACTTCTACATGGGTATGCTGGCACCGGCCTTTGAAAGCATGACGGAGGGCACGTTTAAGGTTGCAGAAGGTGTAGGGTTTATCAATAAGCAGCTCGACAAGACCGGCACTAACGCCAGTATCACCAAAGAGCAACTAGGGGGTATTCAGGAGGTTCTAGCGAAAGGCTTCTTGGGCTTTAGGGCTTCGGGGTTTGAGGGACTCATGGTTGCGGCCATGGATGCTGAGCCTGCAATCAAGGCCATATCTAAGTACGCCAAAGTCACGACTGATACAGTAAAGGAAGCTAATGAGGATGGCTATGTTGCTCAGTTCACACTCCTTTGGAAGGCGGCCAAGGGATACCTAGGCTCGCTTAAGCCAATGCTGGAGGATGTGAAAGGAAAGATGAAGGAGATGTGGGATGACTTCAGGACAGCCCACCCCACGGTTTATGCCATCCAGTCATTTTTCTCTGACATGCATTCGAAGGCCGTAAAGCTGAAGGGCGTTGTGGAGGACCTCTTTGGTAAAGCCTTTGGGATAGACCCTCAAAAGAAAAAGGACCTCAAAGCATCGCTAGATGGTATGAGAGGCGGCACCATTGGCGGCGCTAATTTCATGAACCCAATGGGGTCTCCCCTTAGCACTGGCACCCTCATGGACGATATGGCCATGAAGGACCAAGAGAGTCTTATGGGTGCCATGATTGAGTCTGAGGACTTTAAGTCCAAAGAGGCGCACAAGAAGCTTGGTGTGGGCATAGCCACAATGATGGCCGGTCTACCGCTCTCTAAATTTATTGCAGGCGCTATTCCCGGCGGAGGAATCTTGATGGCCCTGCTGGGTGTGGGCGCAGCAGCAGTTCACATCGATCAGAATATGGAAGGGGGCATTGAGGCGTTCATTGATAAGGTCGCTGCAAAGATAGGCCCGCTCATCGATAAGGCATCGCCCCACCTCAAGAAGGCCGCTGACGCGCTAGGAAAGCTGTTTTCGAAGCTGGCATCCATGATTGATTGGAATAAGGTCGGGGAGAAGCTCGCCTCCGGCGTAAGTAGCTTTGTGTCAGCACTTGGCTCAGCCATCAGCTATGCATTCAGTGACTCAAAGGGTCAAAAGGAGCTAGAAGGTGCTGCGAAAAACGGAGGCATGACGGCTTCTCTGGCGGTCGCTATGGGTAAAGCCTTTGAGGGTCTGGGAGGGGCGCTAAAAGGAATGGGTAAAGGTATCCTGACAAGCCTGTGGCAAGGTGTAGTGGGTAAGCCTGAAGAAGATAAGGAAGCCACCGAGGTTATATCTGATGCCGGTAAGACCGTAGCGGGCATGTTTGTTGCCGGTATCCTAACGGGTATCGCGGCAACCTTTACTCGCTCGAAGATCCTAGGCGTCATAGGAAGAGTTCTCAGAGCGCCAATATCTATCCCCTTCAAGTTCGTAGCGGGAACCACCAAAGCTGCCACTAAAGGGTACTTGACTGCCAAGGGGATGGCGAAGGCTGGGGAATTAGCTCAGAAATTTGGGTTTGCCGATGATGTGGCTGCTGCTGAGGCTAGAGTTGCTGCCGCGTCTACCTCTAAAGAAGCTAGGGCTGCTAAGTTCGGTCTGGGTAAGGCTAAAGCTGGCGCTAAGCTCAGGGGTGCTGGCACGAAGGTTATCGGCGGCGTAGATAAGGCTGTTGCAAAGTCTGGGATGCTAGGGAAAGTTCTTGGCCTTGAAGACAAGCTATTCAAATTCAAGCAGGCTGGTCAGTTCCTTCAGTCAATGGGTGGAGCCGCTCCAGAAGCGGCAAAGTCAATGACCTTCATGAAGTCCATGAAGAACGTTTTAGCTCAGTCTAAGGTGGTGAAGTTCTTTAAGTTCCTAGGCAAATCCGCCAAGGCCATCGGAAAGGCTCTGGCTCCGATCGCGAAGTTTGCTTCAAAGATAGTGACTCCCATAATTTTGATATGGGAATACATGAAGCGGTTGCCGGATATTGTATCCGACTTCGGGTCTCTTTTCTCCGATGCTCTGGACCCTGATGAACTTACCAAGAAGGGTTGGTCTATCGCGAAGAATTTTCTCGGCATCCTTGATGCGTTCTTCTTAAACATACCTAGCTGGATTGGGGAAAAGCTGGGCATAACCACCGAAATTGTTGAGGCTTTTTACCAATTCTTGAGCCTCAAGACCTATGAAACGATCGAGTACGTAGCTGCATTCTTCGGCTCCATGGGAGACCGCGTAGAGGGCATCTATTACGGCGTTAAGTCCACAGCCATGAATGTGCTAGCTGGCATGGGGATGGGTGCCGTGAGCACGGTTTCAGGCATTCTGGAGTCGTTCTTCTCCCTTTCGACCTCGGTCGTGAACATATGGCATGACATAGCCAAGGTCGGTGCTGTCAAGTTTGCCGAGATGTTGGGGCAGGGCAATAGCTTTGTGAATGACTTGGTGCACGCCTTTGGCTCTCTCTCCAACATCATCATTTTCGACGTCCTTGAACCAATCACGAGGGCCTTTAGTAAGGTATTCACGGGCATCCTCGATCTCATCATGGAGCTACCGGGAGCCGAGAAGGCTATTGGTATGCTTGGGTTTGACAACATCGAGGAATTCAAGTCGGCGACAAACCTGCATGAGCAGGCTTATGGAAAGAATGTCACAGATAAAAAAATCGAAAAGATGAAGAAGAAGCGCCTCTCCGACTTGATCAAGACTGATGCGGAGATGAAGAAAGAAAAGGAGACTCTGGTCAGGAGGGCAGAGGACATGGTCAAAAAGAGCCGTCAAGTCTCTCATCAGGGTATCTCTGCTGCGAAGGCAGTTGCATCTAAGGGTCTTGGCGGCGCTGCGAAGGGATTCGCGGCAATCGGCAGCCGTGCTTCAGCTGCTAGCGACAAGAGCCGTGCCGCGTACGCACGCAAGGATGAGCGTTTTGCTCAGGCGGACAGGAACATTGAACTTGAGCGCGCACGAGCGAGAGACCAAACGCTTGGCACGCTGAAAGGCCCCGGCACGGCTAAGCCCTCTCGCCCGGACGGCATTAGGCCCGGGCAGGGCCGGACCCCTGAGCAAGAAGCAATGGCCAAATCCGCCAAAGCTAATGAAGAGACTGCGAACAATGTCAAGGAACTGGTTGATCTGGAGAAGCGTAAGGCCAAGAGAAAAAGTCCTCCGCCTCGGGTCACGGGTCCAGAGAACCCATAGGAGTTCTAAATGGCAAGCAAGACGAAAGAAAATAAAAGCGTCAGTGTCACCATTGGGAAAGGGAGTTGGCTGAACAACTGCAAGTTAGCCAATCTTGATGACGGAGTGGTCTCGTGGACTGATTTTGACATCCCAGATCTACCCGAAAGAGATGGTGATATTGAGTACCGAGTCGAGGGGCACGAGCGTCCTGAGACATTAGCTAAGAAGTTCTACGGAAACTATGACCTGTGGTGGGTGATTGCTGTAGCTAACGATATTCAAGTTCCGCTAGTGGAGATGTACCCCGGCCGCCTTCTCAGGATTCCAGAACCATCGTATGTGTTGAATAAGATAAATTCTCGCGACGGGATATAGGATGCCGGAAGTAAATTATATTGGCCCTGTGATGGGCGTCACGCTGTATGACAAGAAGGACGGTAACGCACTCGACCTTACCGCTTGGTCACGCGAGTTCGACTATCCATACATCAACTCCGTAAGCGTCGAGGTTGAAATGAGTATCAGCAATACTATTCAGGTCTCCATTTCTCCGCCCTTCGAGGAATGGAAGAGGCTTACCAATGACATGCCTGAGTTCTTTGTCCCGGGAGCCCGTGTACGGGTGGCGCTGGGGTACTCAGGCGGATCTGGAATCAAGGAGTATTGGGCCAACATCGCCACGGTAACCGCCGAAGTTCAGGCTGATTACCCAACCATGAACATCGAAGCTAGAGGTGGCCCATACTTTGCTTCGAAGGTTCAGGATATAGAGGTTAGCTGGGAGTCGACCGTCCGGGAGGTGCTGACAGAGATTGCTATTTCGAGAGGATGGGAGCTGGGGTATTTGTCTAGCGACAACCAAATCATCACGAATGTCTCAGTGGTGGACGGGTATGAGGAAATGGATCAGCCTGTCGGAAACATCCTCCATGGTTCTATTTATAGCATTATGCGTCAGCTCATCGAGGTTGTGGCTGGGTATGAGTTTTGGGCTGAGGGCGACACGGTCGTTATTGTCAATCCTGCGTTTGTCGGTAGAGCCACTAAGATTCCTATATTTGAGTACAAAGGAAATCCTGTGGATGTCCAAAAGGGGATATACCCCTTGCTTGAATACAATAGCACCAACAGTCAGGTGGCCTACGAGTCCTCCGTTCATAAGGTTTCTTCGAAGGATATTGACGCCGATACCAAGGGCGAGCCCAAAGAAACTCAGGTAACCAGCTCTGATGAGGGCCTCAACCAATCGTCGATGCGATCTCATGGCGTACCCGATGAGGTTACTCAGTCCGACGCCAAGCTACAGAGTGTGTGGGGTGAGATTAAGCGGGGTAAGAATGTTGCCGTGTCATCGAGAGACCCCCACATGAAGAAGCGGCTTCAAATGCTAAAGAGGCGGGGGAATCAAACCGGCGGTCTTCAGGCCGAAATTCAAACCATCGGGCACCCACTTTTAAGACCCGGTCAATTCATTGAGGTGAGAAATTTACCAAGGCTTTGGTCAGGCAAGTATCAGATTCGAAAAGTTACACACGTCGGGGATGACAGTGGATATAGCACCAACCTTAATGTACTAACTATCAACCTGTCCGATGATGAGTCAGAAGGTATGGCCCCGACAAAGCAGGAGATTATATCTTCTGAGGCGGAGCCAGCTAACTATAGCTCCGACACAACTGTAAAGACCCCTAGTCAGTAGATTCTGATATGATCACAGCTAATTCACCATTCCGTGATTTCCTGCTCAAGTTATTTGAGTTTGGTCTTGAGTATTTCGAGCTGTATTACGGATTCTATCGAGCGGAGGTCGTTGATAATGAGGATCCAAATAATCAAGGGCGTGTGAAGCTTAAGGTCCCCATGCTCAATATGCCGTCCGATAAGTCCCTCCCGCATTGGGCCTATCCAGTTATATCCGGTAATCCATCCGGCCAAGGTAAGGGTGACTATCGCGTTCCTGAGGTTGGTGACTTTGTCTGGGTAGCCTTCGAAGGCGGTAAAGTTGCTACGCCCCTTTATTTCTCCGGAGGATGGTTTGCTAAAAACGAGGTCCCAGAGGATTTCGAGGGCATCTATGATCGCGGCTTTAAGTCCACCTCAGGTCACTTAGTTCGATTTAGGGACAAAGACGGCGAAGAGTCAGTGACTTTGAGGCACAGCGGAGGCACTCAAGCGGACATAAATAGCGATGGTGCCGTCACGGTAGAGACTCAGAAAGGTGATCGGCTGGTTATTGACACAGAGGGTGACGCATTACTTAAGCACCGTACCGGAACACTTCTGAAGTTCGGTAAGTCAGGGTCATCTGTAGAGCTTGCATCTTCTCAAGGCACCAAGCTTTCCTTTGACGGCCCCAACGTAACAGTTGAGTCTGGTGCTCAGGTTACGTTAAACTGTCCTCGGCTGGTGTTGAACGGAACAACTAGCATTGAGCTAGGGAAGGGTGCCATTCATCCGCTAATAAAGGGTGATGTGTTTATGTCGTGGTTGGGTGCCTTTGTTGCATGGGCAGGCATTCATAACCACACGCCGGGTTCTCCGCCAGTGGCACCACCACCACCGCCACCAATAGCATCATTTTTGTCGCTCATATCAAAGACTAAGTAAGGATTAACGATGAAGGGGCTCAAGTATCCTTTCACATTTCAGAACGGGGCTCCGGAATCAGCCGAGGGGGACGAGTTAGTCGCCTCTGCTGTTAACCAGCTCTTTGCGCAGGAGAAAGGTGAGCGCCCCCGAGATGAAGAGAACGGGATCAACATCACTAAGTATACCTTCGAGAACAACAACCACCTGCTTAGGGCCAACATCCGCAGAGAGGTCATGCTGGCCTTTAGTCGAAACGAGCCAAGGGCACGATTGGTATCGGCATCTGCGAGGGCATATGTGGGTGACGAAGGGGTTGCTTTAGAGATTGAGCCTGTCTGGCGATACCGATCCAAGTATTATGCGCTCACTCGACTGATCAACACTCAGAGGTAGATATGACACGTCGACTCTATGGCGGAAAGGACTTCGATACTCTCAAGAATGAGATCAAGTCGAGGCTGAGCAAGCGGTTCTCCGGTATCTCACTAGACTTCAAGAATGACCTCACGGTCTTCATGTTGGAGATGATTACCTATGGGATAGAGCCCCTTAATTTTTATTTGGACGTCAAAGCCAATGAGTCTTTCTTGTCTACGGCTCAGCAGCGATCCTCGATGGATAGGATTGCAGCTGAGGCAGGATACAACCCTCCCGGTGCCGTATCAGCATCTGGCGAGCTAAGCCTCCGTCCGGTGGGCCATAATAGAGCCGTCTCATTGGAAAAGGGCTTTCAGTTCACATCCACAAAGGGTCTCGTATACGAGGTTGTTGAGGACTATTTCTGGCCGGTAGGCGATGAGCTTTTCAAGGAAGTTACGCTCAGTGAGAGGGAGAGTAAGACGGCCTCTTTTGTGAGTGACGGCTCTCAATTCCAGAGATTCAATCTTCCACTTCCCACTGAGGACTCATTTTTGTCCTTCAGGTCGGTCGAGGTCCTTGTGGATGGAGAGGAATGGAAGGAAGTGGACCAGCTATCTGATTTGGACACCTCTGTTTTTAGAGTTGGCTATACTTCCTCAAAGCCATACATAGAGTTTGGTGATGGTGCAGTAGGTGATATTCCTCAAGATGGGGGAGGAATCAGGGTCGAGTACGCCATCAATCACGGCAAAGAGGGCACCATCCCGGCCGGTCTGATTACTGGCCCCGTCGAGCCTCTTGTCGTTGCAGGGGAGGCCGTGACTCTTGAGCTTGATGAGGAAACAGGGGAGATGCGCGGTGGTGATGGCCCCGAATCCATGGAGCTTATTCGGTCGAAAATACCCAATTTTCGACACTCCGATGGTGCGGTGGTTACGAACCCAGACGTTGCTGGCCTGCTTCATAGCTATAAGGATCCCATTTATGGCGCTGTGGCAGCAGCAACGGCCTTTGTCGCAAAAAGCATCGACAACGATGTCACTTCTGCTCGACTGATAACAGAAGCCAAGAGTATCCTTCTCGACGCGGGGGCTGTTGTGGAGGGGGTAATCACTTCTGTAGAGGACAGTGCCGACGACCTAGATGTCTATCTGTCGTCTCTTCAGGCGCTCATGGCCGAGATTGAAGCCTTTATTGGACCCGATGGTACGTCGAGTGAACTGGACAGCCTCCTGAGCGATGTCAGGAGCTATCAATCCGCCGCCGTGGATGCCTCCAACTCTGTTGACCAGAGTGCGAAGACCATTCAGTCAACTAGCTCAATTACCAAACTAGCGACCCAAGAGGCTCAGGGTTCCTCTTCGGACTTGAGAGCTAAAGTAGGTGGGATCGCAATAGGATCTCCGGATCAGCTTTCAGCGACGACAAAGACTGAGCTGACTGGCTTTTTGGATGCGCTTGATGACTCGCTTAATGAGGCGCTAGCAATGGCCTCTACAGGCACTGTTGTTCAGCAACAGACGCAACAGATCGTTTCTTCTATAGGGTCGGTGAAGGACCAGCTAAGCCTTATAAAGACACGCGTTGACTCGATCGATGAGGTCTTGGTGAAAGCTGATGGTAAGGCCGTCGATGTCGCCGCTCAGCACAATCTAATCGCTGCCGAAGCCGATGAACTCAGGGACCATGCCACCGTGTTATCCACTCAGATCATCTCTCCATGGGATGAATCAACTTCGAGAATGGATGCTCTTTGGACTCATTTGGATGGGGTTTTCTCAGGGGCCTGCGGTCCCAATTTGGTGACGATCCCCATCCTGAGTTACGACGCGGATGGATTTTATGTGCCCCCGTCTGTTGGTCTGATGAGATCCTTAGAAGAATACATTTCGGCACGAAAGGAACCCTCTGTCGTTGTTGTTGTAACGGGTGGATCCGATCAGCTAGTGTCACCATCTATGTCGGTTGTTTTTCGCGTAGGTCGAGGATACTCGGCGAACACTGTAAAAGGGGCTATTGAGTCCTCTTTATTTAGTGTTCTGAAAGGCCGAGACTTTGGACAGGATCTGTATCTAGATGACCTTTACAGCTCCCTGAGATATATCGATGGGGTTGAGTACCTCAACGTTTCAATCGATACCTACTCGCCTCACCCACAGGGCGGCGTGTCTATTGATGATGAAGGAAACTTGGTGCTGCCAGAAGGTAAGGTTGTTACGAAGCCGAATGTCGACTACTACGTTAAGCTTCCAGATGGTAGCAAGGAGCAAATCTAATGCCCACTTCAAGACGCATCGGACACCCTTACCCAGACGCTAACGTAAGGGATTGGGTCGATCAATTCGAGAGCTTAATAGCGTCCCTAGATGCATCTGACTATGCAGCTAGAGAGGACAGAAACATCCTAGTAGCAGGCGGAGCCCCGCTTGAAATAAGCTCGACGGGTTCGGTATCTTGGGGGTCTGAACTCCTTGTGTTCTATGGATCAAGGGGGGTATCGGGGACATTACCGCCCGGATCCGTTGATTTGGACGAGGGAGAGATTGCATATGTGGATCTGGTTCGTTACCCCGGTGGCCAGCACGAGCTAGCTCTCAACACCACAACATCATCAGCGCCTAGCAGTGATAGCGCCCTTGTTTTGTTTTATCGCTCGGACGATGGCGTGTGGGTTCGAGACAGCGGGTTTCACGAGCTTGGTTCTCTGGTAAACGCCTCTTACATCGACGCCATTAGAACGCCTATATCCATTGTCCTGAATGAGACGCAAGGCGAAGGCGATAGGGCGCTTGGCAGGTTCAGGGTGGATCCTGACAAGTATCAACATGGCAGCTTTCCCGTGATCTCATCCTACCGGTGTGAAGCGCAGGTTACAGGAGATTTGTTGGGCGGAACAGTTTACCTCTACGACGTCACTTCGGGCGATGTTCTCATTGACTCCTTTGACGTCGTCACAGATCAGCCGTTCGAGCGAACATTTCCCTTTGATCCAGCAGGCCCCGGCGAGCGGGTCTATGAGGTCAGGGCTGGCCTTTGGACTGTAGGTCAGCCTAAAGAGATCACCATTTCAATTGATAGCACAGATACTTATGACTACGTGTTCAGAGACGTAGATAATTCGATCGACTATACCTACACCGGCCTCTCAGGAGATACCGCAGGCGACATCGCTAGCGGCCTATCCGGAGCTATCAGTGGATCTGCTAGGTTCTCTTCGAGTTCAGCAGGAAACATTGTCACTGTTACTTGCTTGAGCAATGGAGATGATTTTATGTACGACCTCCTTGTGGATGCAGGCGGCGGGCTGGACTCTGCTTTAGGTGACGAGGCCATGTCGGACAGTGTAGAGCGAGCAGCCGCCAAAGACGCACCCTATGTCGAAGATGAGCTTATTCTAGTTTGGCACGCAACACTTGAACTTATCGCAACAGCTTCCAGCTGAGGACCTTCAATGAGTTATCACCCTTACATTATTCGCCATAGTCTGGTCCCGGGGAGCAACTTTGAAGCCAAAGACCCCTCTCCGGGTCCCAAGGTGGACGGCATTATCCACTCTTACTTGGATCGGAACGATGGAGGCAAAATAAAGTTTTCCCCGAGGGCAAATTTTTGCCTCAAGAGACTAACTCTCCACGTGGCAGATGCGGCTGAATGGTCTGTATCATTATTGCACACGGGTGCAGACGTCGAACCTGAAAATGAAGTCGTGATTGCCGATTCATCTGGTTCACTGAGCTTCAGTGCTATGAAAAGCGAGTCTTTAGACGGAAAGACTTTTTCTTTCAATCTCAATGAGTTCTTTATGGTGCCCGGTGACGTACTAATGGTACGAACGGTTGGGGCCACAGAAAAAGTTTATGTTGAGGCGTTCGCCCTTCCAGCACTTTAAGAGGCTTTGTTATGGATTACGGTTTTGGCACAGGACCATTCGGCTCCGGCCCCTTCGGTAGGGCCGACTACGCCCGCGAGGGTGTCTGGGAGCGCTCCGTACCCAAGCGTAACAAGAAGGAGGACACCGGTGACTTAGAGCAAACACTGATGGCGGTCGTTGACGCTCTGGATCCCCGCATAAAGCTTATTGACGATCTACCCCTTCAGCGTAGCCCAATTTATGCCAGAAGCGGCATTGAGAACGCCGAGGCACTTACCATTGAGTCTCTTACGATAAAGGATGACTCGACTGTAGAGCTTCTTGTCTCCGAGGATGACATCGAGGCTCTTGAGGGTATATATGCCCGTTCTCAGCGTGAGGATGGAACTTGGAGAGACGATGGCTGGATGGCCGTTATTGGCGAGTTCTTGGAGCCAGTGGTGTCAGTCAATGCGTTCGATCGGACCATTGATATACTCACCAGTAAGGACATTAATAGTCTGGTAGGCATTGCTGGTGGACTGGAAGTCCGACCTCCAGATCTATTGGTCCAGATTGGTAACACTGTCGGTGTCTTGGTCGACAGGCAAGATCCTCCAGACTTTACTAGAAGAGCCCTTTACAGGCACCACCTCATCCGAGACCTAAAGGTTTCTAAGAGGCTCTTTTCGCTGCTGGGAAGGATATACGGCTTCAGAGTTGACGTGTCTGGACTGTATTGTATTGATGGTGCGATCAAGGACGATCTAATTCAATCTAGCCCCGACAAGGTGATTGAGCTTCCGGGAGGAAGCGGCAATTACTACACCACGCTGGCACCTTACGGCCACTTTTTTGATGACATACCCGCCGATTACATCCCTGCTGATAGTAGTGGTGATCTTTCCTTTGATGTTACGCTGGATGCAGTCGCCGATGCAGGACCCGGAGTCGTCGACGGTGTCACTTATTGGCGCGTGGACCTAACAGTGGATTCTGGACCCTCTACAGACCCCACCAATTATATCAACAGCTTCGGTCACTGGAAAATAAGAGACCCCGATGGGAGAGAATTCTGGCTCGAAGACTTTGTGGCCGGACCAGCTGGAGGGTACTTTTTTTATTCTGATGAAGAGCCCGTACCCGTTGAGCCAGAAGACGCGGCCAACGGGGAAAGCTGGGAAATCGTCCTCCCTCAAAGACTACAGTGTAGAGAACATTGGCGACCCGCCTCGGCCTACCTGATTGAGGCCAAGCCTGAAGAGGTTCTTACTGAGCCCCTTGCCTCCACCGACAACCTCTTCGACAGGATAGAGGAAAAGATGGAGACGTACGTGCCCTATCACATACGGGTGATGGGATTGAACCTTTCTCGGGACATTACCGTTGAGTCCTCTTACCTTGAGGGGATCTCGTTATCCACCGACACAGCGGTAGAGGAAGACCTTTACGTCAGCGATATTTACGGGAGCACGTACGATTCGACTGCTGCTGATGTTCAGCCTGCCGATAGCAACGTCCTTGTTGTAACGTCTGAATTCATTGTAGAACCGTGATATAACCTAGCCTGAGCTAATTTAGAGAGGAAGTCATGGCAACGAGAAATGGTAAGTCGATCATCACAGACAAGGGAAGGGAGTGGCTCTCTAGATTTCTCGCTAATTATGAGGAATGGTCCGACGCCGGTTACAGACTCTACCACCACACCAAGTGGGGCGAGGGAGGGTGGGAGGAAATAAACGGCCTGAAGTACCCGAAGGAACCCTCTTTTGCGGCCATCAACAATGACCTTGATGTGATATTGAACGCGGGGTCTTTTCCTGCCACGCATCAGTATTTCACAGATCCCGTGGTCATGGACCTTTCTTCTGAGACTGTGTTCGAAGGTGGCTCTACCGCCACGCTTTTAATCAAGGCTGTCCTTGAGCAGGCAGAAGAGAACCTAGATCCTAATGATTCTGACAACCCGGATTTCTATGAGGTGGGGATCTTCGATAACGCCTTTTCAATGACGGACCCGATTGTCAGAAACGCCACCGGAGTCACCGAAGACAACATGATTCTCTACGCCACCTTTGACTCAGTTGCCAAGACCAATACGCGTAAGTTTACCGTGAACATCCGCATCCCTTGGAAGGTATAAGGTATGGGCATTCTTCAGAAAATACTCGATGTCGCCAGCGGCTCAGATAGAAGGTTTGCTCGGTTTTGGCTCATCCCGCTAGACCCTCATACGGGCGAACAGCTTGGTTCTGCTGATGATCTACCACCGATGCGCCTTCAGTATTGGCCGGAGAGTCTTGAGTACAGCAGGGGCTCGATTGGGTGGGAAGAAAAGTCCGTCCCGGGAAGCTCTCACCCCCTTCAGAACTGGACGTCAAATGGGGCACCCACGGTAAGTTTCGAGGCTGTCTTCACTCAGGATAATGATCCGGGATACACTTCAAGTGGCAGCGGAGTGCTGGATGATCTTGGCTCGTTCTTGGACCCGAATAGTGAGTCTAACCAATCAACAGACATCAACGCAGCTGCTGCTTGGTTTGCCGGTGCCTCCAACCCTAAATACGCAGATACAAACCAGAGCCCAGCCCAAACACCTGTCGATCCACCCCCAATCATTCAGATAGTTCCAGAATACCTACCTTCTGAGACATCGAGTGTGGAGGGCGCTAAGAAGGCACTGAAGGGATTTAATGTAGGGAATGCGCTGCAACTTCAAGCAAACGACTCGAAGCTCATATCAGATGGGATTGACTCTATCCGTGGGGTTACCCTCAGCCATCATTCGCAGCGCGACTTTTTTGGCGTAATGACAGACTTTTCTGTCAACTACCCCGCCTTCTTCCCATCAGGAGCACCTCGCTATATAACCATCTCCTTGAGCTTCTCTGAAACGATTCAGCTCGGAGATGTCATTATCCCTCATGACAGAAGAGACAACGTCAAGATCGCCACAAAGTACCGGTTTGGCCTAGGCAAAGGCCGTGACATTAAAGGGATAGCATGATGGACAGAAAGTCTCTTAGTCAAATCGCTTGCTTTAATGAGGCTAGGGCGATGTTTGGGTGTATTAATGGCACACCCTACCCTATGGAGGTTGTTAACTTGGACTGGAAGATACTTGGTCCAGCTCTCGATAGCCCGTACAAGATGAATGGAATATTTGTATGGTCTGGGTGGGCCTTGGATGACGGGCATCCTGTTGATGTTGATTGCAAAGTTAGAGTTGCCACTCATCTAGAGGTGGAGTGTTATGATAGTGGGTCCCCCGTCTGGCCTCATCTCCCGGGCGGCGCGAAAGATGATGAGGTCATCATGGCCGTCCCCCGGGACGCCGTAAATAGCAGGATGGGCGGCGCGAAGATCTGTGTTGATGAAGGTGCTGTCATCTACGAGAGTCTTCTGGAAGACAAGCTCTATGCTAGGCGCGGGGACTTAGAAAATGACGAGGACTATAAGCAGATTATCCCCTACATTGTTGTCAGGCATGGAGGTATGGTTTTGGCGTGCCGTAGAACTTCTGGACAATCAGAAGAAAGACTTCATGACAAGGTCTCACTAGGGTTTGGTGGGCACATCGACAGGTGCACATTTCTACCAGACGGCGTTGACCCCATTATGGCTTCGGGAGCAAGGGAGCTTTACGAAGAGCTTAGCTTCCCTCACTTTGCGTTCTTTTCTGAGGCAGTTGAATCAGGGTCTCTTAGGTATGTTGGAATTATAAATGACAATGAAACCGAGGTAGGCAGAGTTCATGCCGGATGTCTCTTCGAGCTGGATCTTCCGGCATTTGTGGATGGAAGCCCGGTGGTAGGCATCAAAGAGCAAGATAAAATGGTCGGAAGCTGGGAGACCGTCAAGTCGATAGGAAGGCATTACGATTCCATGGAAACATGGTCTAAGCTTGCTTATGACTGCTTGTTCCCTGTGCACCGGCGCACGACTAGTTGATTGAGATTTTGACTCAAGTAAGGTTCATATTACGCCTTGACTGACGGTGGTTTTAGCCGTCAATATGGTGAGCAGAAAGGTTGGCCCCAGAAAAGGATCCTCACTAGCTATAAATGTCTTTGGTAGCATGTTTTTACTTTATCCCCGCAGGAAGCCGGGTCGCCAAGATGGCGAAGAGACGCCCATTTATTAGCTAGAGCCTGTTCATCGCTATTGTTCGGAGCATTTGTCGCTTCGTGCGGGATAGGTGTCTTTTCTTTCAGGTACTACAGTATATTTCAGGCATTCGATAGGAGTTAGATCATGACAACCTCAGTTAATACACCCACCCCTGACAATAGCTCGGCATCACCTAAAGAGGTGGCTTGCCGTGGACTTACATTCAATCGAGTCTTCACCCAGAAGGGCGAGCACCCCTATGATCAGGTGGAGTGGAAAGAGTTCACAGCAAAGATCGTCGATGGCTCTGGCGAGGTATTCTATGAGCAAGAGGGCGTTGAGTTTCCTGTAACTTGGTCTCAGACCGCTGTGAATGTTGTCGCATCAAAATATTTTCATGGCCGTCAAGACATCGAAGGGGACAGGGAAAGTAGCCTGCGACAGCTCATTGATCGTGTCGTCGACACAATCACATCAGCTGGGCGTAAAGAGGGGTATTTTTCTTCTGATGAAGACGCTGAGGTCTTTTCGGACGAGATGAAGCATGTCTTCGTCAACCAAATGGCGGCATTTAACAGCCCGGTCTGGTTCAACATCGGGACAGATGGCCGCCAGCAAGCGTCGGCCTGTTTCATCAATAATGTCGAAGACGATCTCAACTCCATCATGGAGCTATCCACTACAGAGGCCAAGATTTTCAAGTGGGGTAGCGGCGCAGGAGTCAACCTGTCGTCGATTCGAGGCAAGGGCGAGCCCCTCGCAGGCGGAGGCGAGGCGAGCGGACCTGTCAGCTTCATGAAAGGGTTGGATTCTTTTGCTGGCGTCATCAAGTCCGGTGGAAAGAAGCGCCGCGCCGCCAAGATGATCATCCTTGACGCAGATCATCCCGACATCGAAGACTTCGTTCACTGCAAGACCAAGGAAGAAGAAAAAGCTTTCGCCCTCATTGAGGCTGGATATGATCCGGGTTTCAATATCGAAGGCGGCGCTTATGAGTCAGTATTATTCCAAAACGCAAACCACTCGGTTCGAGCGAAGGAAGAGTTTTTCGAGGCCGTCGAGAATGATGATGAGTGGGAGCTGACATGGCGCGGTGACGGGACCATCGAGGATACCAAAAAGGTGAGCGCACGCGCTCTCATGCGACAGATTGCTGAGGCCGCTTGGCACTCAGGAGATCCGGGCGTGCAGTATGATTCCAACATTCATACATGGCACACCTGCAAGAATGCCGGAAGGCAGGTCGCAAGCAACCCGTGCTCTGAGTACCTCTGGCTCAACAAGACCGCATGTAACCTCTCCAGCATCAACCTTCTGAAGTTTCGATGCCCCGAAGGCTTCCGTATCGATGACTTCAAGCACGTCGTCGACCTTCTCATCACAGCTCAAGACATACTTGTGGGGTATGCCGATTACCCGACGCCTGAAATTGAGCGCGAGACCGTGAAGTGGCGTACATTGGGGCTTGGCTATGCCAATCTCGGTGCCCTTATCATGGCAGACGGACGCCCTTACGACTCTCCGGAGGGCCGAGCCCTCGCAGCATCCATCACCTCCCTTATGACAGGGGAAGCATACGCTCAATCTGCTAGGATCGCTAAGACCCAAGGTGCATTTGAGGGTTTCAAGGGTAATGAAGGGTGCATGACGGAGGTGATCGAGCTGCATAAGCAGCACGCACAAAATCTGTATTCAGATCTCTGGAAGGATTCCTCCACTTCCGTGTTTGCCATCGCTGACGCTGGGGTAGATTCGTGGGATCGTGCCCTCGAACTCGGGATATGGAGGAATGCTCAGGTCAGCGTCCTCGCGCCTACTGGTACGATCTCTTTCTACATGGACTGCGACACAACGGGTATCGAACCGGGTCTCGCGCTCGTGTCCTACAAGCGCCTCGTTGGCGGAGGCATGTTCAAAATCGTTAACAAGACGGTTCCGCTGGCTCTTATGAGTCTAGGGTACAGCCAAACCGACATCGAGGACGTCGTCGAGTATATCGAAAATAACGATACCATCGAGGGCGCACCTCATCTCACTGATGAGGATCTCCCGGTGTTTGACTGCGCATTCGAACCGGCATCTGGAACTCGATCGATCGCTTGGAAGGGTCATATCCATATGATGGCGGCCGTACAGCCTTTTCTGTCCGGTGCCATATCCAAGACGGTGAACATGCCCAGCGACGCAACCGTAGAGGACATCGAAGAGGCTTACATGATGGGTCAGAAGCTCGGCCTGAAAGCCCTCGCCATCTACCGAGACGGGTGCAAGCAGAGTCAACCGTTGTCCACCAAGGGTGATGACGATGAATCCTCGGAGATTGCGGAGGCAGAAGAGGTGCTCGGAGAAGGTGTTCTTTATGGCGAGCGAAGACGACTTCCGGATGAACGCCCGTCTATCACCCACAAGTTTTCTATCAATGGGCACGAGGGCTACATCACAGTGGGGCTCTATGAGGATGGACGCCCCGGTGAAATCTTTGTTGTGATGGCCAAACAGGGATCTACGCTGGCCGGGTTCGTAGACTCGTTTGCGACCTCTGTCTCCATCGCCCTTCAGTACGGCGTACCTTTGGAGGTCTTCGTCAGGAAGTTCAAGCACACTCGCTTCGAGCCCTGCGGCTTCACGTCCAATCCGGACATTCGATCGACGACTTCGGTAGTGGATTATATCGTCAAGTGGCTTGAATCGAAGTTCATCACCTCTGATGAATCGGTTCAGCCTGCGCCGGAACTCAAGAAGCTGGACATGACCTCTACCGAGTCCAAGTCTTTCGGACCCTCATGCTCTGAGTGTGGCGGACTGACAATGCAGAATGGCACTTGCCACGTATGCACGAGTTGCGGAGCTACTACCGGCTGTGGATGAGGCTCTTAAATAACTAAAGAAAAAGGGCGGCTTCGGCCGCCCTTTTTTATCTGTTGACCCGTAGGTGTGTTGTCACATACGCTCTCTAGGATTCGCACGGCCGCTGAATTTTTCAACAGGAAGGAACATGGACGTAAGCTGGCCCAAGAAATGGTCGGACCTCACGATGTCTGTCATTGATGTCGAGACCACTGGATTTGATGAGAAGAAGGATCGCGTCATTGAGGTCGGAATCATCCGCTTCGAGAAGGGAGAGGTAACCGAATCTTACGGTCAGCTTGTGAACCCGAGGCGACCGATACCCAAGGAAGTGGTGGAGCTTACCGGCATCACGGATGATGATGTAAAGGATGCCCCCACGTTCGATGAAATCGCAGCCGAGGTTCATAAAAGGCTTGTTGGGGTAGGTATCGTTGCCTACAACTTGGGCTTCGATCGCAAGTTTGTGGCCGAGGAACTCAAGAGGTGCGGATTGTCTTGGCCCAGCGACTCCCCTACGTTTGACCCGCTGATTTTTGCCAGACAATTCTTTAAGGACTCTCCCAAGAAAAACCTCGCTACGATAGCCGGGAAGCTCGACCTCACGCTCGAAGAGGCTCACCGAGCCGTCCATGATGCAGAGGTCACTGGAAGGATCCTATACGCTTTTAAGGACAGGTTACCCAGCGATCTAGATCAGCTACTTACCCTTCAGTCGCAATGGCAGTCAGCCCAACAGGCTGAAATGGCCCACTGGAAGAACTTCGATACATCGATGACGTCTTTGCACGAGTCGCCGATTGGACTTGGACCAGCTTATATCTACGGGGATGAGGCAGACCCTCTTCGGGCTCTGTATAAATCCGTACCAGAAGCCAAAAGCAGGAAGAAATAGGAGAGCGCATGAAGCCCGACGAACTGATGGAAGAAGCAGGACTACTCAAGACCGTTTACTCCTTTGTGATGCCGGAGACGGAGTCTCTCATTGATGAGGTTTTGGGGAGCGTGTCCCACCGGCAGGCTCTTCGGGATAGGCATCGTGAGGCTTGGACCGGCAAGCAGGATTACTACCATGACGAGTTCTTCAGCAGCTGGCTTCGCTGGGTCAACCCAGCGGCCTCTTTCAGGGGCCTGAAGCGGGCCTCAAGGAGAAGATTTTTCAGATACCCCACAGCTGGCTCTAGTGAAGGCATCAGAGAGGTGATTGCTCAGCACGCCAGCCTGTCGAACTACAGGCCCGCGCATGGTGTTCCGGTGCTTCACGTCCTCGCCGGTGAGTACGAAGGTTACAGCGCTTACGCAGAGTCCTACGGGATGCGCGTGGTCGAGCATGAAGGCAGAGAGGCTTGGCAGATCACTGAGAGCATCGAGGCGTCTCTTGAGCATATGGGCGTCGATGGCACGGGTCATCTCTTTTTTATCAGCCAACCCTCGTCTATCGATGGAATGCTTCGGGACAACAACCACATCCTCGACATTTTTGAATGGCTTCAGGAGAATACCGGTGTCCGCGTGGCTGTGGACCTGTGTTACGTCGGTACATTTGGCGAACATGCAACCGAGAAGAGGGGCCGCGTTGCATTCGATTTGTATGACGGTCCGTGTGAGGTTGTCGACTATATCTGCTTCAGCCTCTCAAAGGTCTTTGGGCTGTATTACCATCGTATCGGCGGCATCTTTAGCCGAAAAGAAATGCCCGGTCTCTACGGCAATAAATGGTTCAAGAACCTGACGTCGCTGTATTTGGCTTGTGAGTTTATGAGGCGATACTCGGTGTTCGAGCTTCCGGACAGGTATGCAGGTATTCAGACTCAAGCTATTGATAAAATAAAAGCCGAGCTAATGGCGGGCTCAGACGCTGAGCATGATGGGGGAGGGTTCAACCCTAAGCCTGCTGACGTATTTCTGCTCGCTAACGAAAGAATTTCCAATGACAACTGGAAGAACCCTATACCGCAGCGGTTTCTCAGGGGGACCAGCGCGACTGGATCTGCCAGATACTGCCTGACAAAAAAGATGCACGAAATAGCTACCGCCGAAGGACTGTACACCGAACTCAAAGGAGATGAGGATGCGTAATTTCGTACGACTCAACAGCGCCGAAGAAGCATTCGAGTATGTCTACTCGCTCTGGGAAACCAAGCAGTTCAGGGACTCTCAGACGAACACAGAAGGCTTCATTCGCCATATCGTCACCAAGCTGACCGATCGACCGATCATTTTTCACGAGATGAGCGATCCTGAAATGGAGTGGTCTCACTTCACGACTTGGATGGGATCGATCGCCCTTCGGGAGTATGACAACCCAGCTATCCAAGACCTGTACTACCTCCACGAAATGGCTCACGCGGCCACTATGGAGTATGACCCGCTGATGCCCTTTGCGAAATGGCACACGAAGATGTGTGTGAATGAGATGTTCGCTTCGACGGTGAGCGAGGTTTACGTCTACTGTAAACTCCCCGGCCTTCGGGAGCTTTCGTTTGATTTTGAGATATGGGCTGACCGAATCCTGAAAGATGAGGCTTTTGGTGACTACGATCCTGTTGATGCTGGCCCATTCCTGCTCGAAGACCGTGAGTTCAACACCTACTTCTCAGGACGGGTCAGGGCGATGAGGGATCCCGATCCCTTCGACTTCATCGAGATGCAGATCGCCAAATACGGCCGCCAGAACTTCGAGTGGTCTACAATCTGGAAGGATAACTACAAGCGTGTTGAGGAAGCTGTTCACAAGCTGTACGCCCACGAGGATAGGGGGTGGTCTAGAAAAGATGCCATCGAAAGGCATATCTCTTGGCTCAATGCTGAGATCGGATCCGAAAGGGGCAGCGCTCATAGGGAGATTCCTTTTTGGTGGGAGGCTAATGTCTTCACCTCGATGACCAAGAAGCTCACCGCTGATTACGGTAACGAGATCTTGGAGACCTGATGCGCAGGGATAAGGACGAGAAGCAAGATTGGGGGTTTATCGTGTACCTTACCTCTCTGGTATCCATCATGTTGATGTTGGATAATGTAGCAAGTGTTTGGGGGTTGAGAGGTCCCCTTTGACCATCTATACGTTTTTGTCTTTCATAACATCGGCATTCTTAGGTCTTCTTATTTCCGTGCTAGTATTTGGTTCTGCCGGAGGCCCACCACGGGGCGGCGCGCATTAGGAGTAGATATGACTCACTTTCCGGAAGGTTATGAAGACTCGCCGTATGAGGACTCAGGGTATGAAGGTTCACCATACGGGGATCCCGGGTATGAAGATTGGGGTCCGGAATGGCCGGAGAGAAAAGAGGAAGAGCCTGACCCAGAACAAGACGGGTGTGGCTGCTCGGGTTGCCTAGGGATGTCCGTAGGGTGTCTGTTGTATGCCCTGCTGTTCGTCTTCTTATGGGCCTTGATCTTTGGCGTAACCCTTGGTGATGATTCATACAGCATGGGTTGCTTAACTATAGAGGACGGCGTCAGATTCGATCGTGAGTAATTGGAGTGTTTACATCGTAGGGTGTTCTGATGGGAGCCTGTACACAGGCGTCACGACGGATGTAGAGCGCCGGGTTCACGAGCACAACAATACGAGGAAGGGGGCAAAGTACACGCGTGCGCGCAGGCCCGTGGAGCTTGTCTGGTCGCAGTATTGCGTCAATAAATCCACAGCATACAAGCTAGAAGATGCGATAAAGAGGCTCGGAAGAAAAATGAAGGTGGCGATCGTTGAGGGTCGCCGACAACCACCATGCAAGGAGTAGATATTTTGAAATTTGGGCCTAACAGTGATCTATCCGATCTTTAGTTCCAGTTCTACATGAAGACCAAGCCCGCTGAGGCGGTCCAGATCGATGTCCCTTTCGAGGTTGACACGCTTGAGGGTGAGGGTCTGTCTGGCAAGGCTGGCGATTACCTGATGCGTGGAGTCAAGGGTGAGCTTTACCCCTGTGATCGTGAGATCTTCGAAGAAACCTACGCTCCTGAATCGCGTCTGTCGGAGTTGGAATCTCGCTGTGAAGAGCTAGAGATTGCGGTAACCAATGACTACACCGATGGATACGAGGACGGCTATGGTGTTGGTCTTCGTCACGGACACGCACAGGCGGATCGTGGGGAGGGGCTACCGGAGGTCTTCGATGAGCATGAGACTCACGAGCGCAAGCCTACTAGTTGGCACCGCGAGCGAGCTGATGAGCTGGCTGCTGATTGCGAGAAGTGGCGCATCCGAGCCCACAAGGCGAGGAAGGAGCGCGAAGAGATCGCCATGGAGTTGGCCGCCCTCAAGGCTTACGGTGATGTCAGAGAGCTTAAGGCCGAGCGAGATAAGCTCAAGGAGTTCATCGACTACTTGCGTAACCGCAACAATGGGATGGGTGCCACAGCTCGCAGGATGGAGAAGGTTCAGCGACTCGAAGGGCAGATTGAAAGAGCGAACTCCGCACTGCACGAGATTCGAGATCTTGCTCGCATCGATCAAGGATTTCCGGAGTGCGATATTGAGCAGATGGTCGACATCTACGAAGTATCCACTAGGGCACTGTTTGCGATGCAAGACGACGGCGTCACCTCGGAGAGTAATACGTCGCAGGCTGAGCTGTTAGATAGGCTTGTTGACTACGTGCGTGGCTACGTGGGCGATCGCTATCTGGCAGGCGCTCTAGGCCAAGCCCTCGACATTGTGGATGAGACCGGAGAGAAGCCCGGTAAAGCCACCGAGGATGAGTTCCACGAGGGCGCGGTCGAGTGGATGCTGGGATTTGCGGAGTTCCTTGAGGGCGGAGTGAATGCAGAGGTGAAGGCGTGCCGAGAGGCACTGGATACTTTGCATGAGGTCGATGGCCAAGGGCTGTCGTCGGACGAATTGGCAAGTGCGTGCGCGGCGTTAGTGGCTGAGAGAAATGATGAGAGAGATCGTTCTGAGAAGTTAGAGGCCGAGCGCAATAAGCTCAGATCGCAACTTCACGCCGCTCTTCGGTCCATTGAGGATCTGGAGAAAGGCACCACTATAAATGAACTCGAACGAGATCGCGAAGAACTCCAAGATAGAATTGATCGAGCGATCACAGCATCCGAAGAGGGCTCGGCTTCGGATGCCATCCAAGATATGCTGTTCATTCTCAGAGGTGACTCTCTGTAGCTCCTAGGTGGTTACGACTGTCAGAAGATCGGTGTTTTTATTGATGTGCCAAGAGCTAACGATGTTGGCACCCTCCAGCTCTTTCAGTGAGTTTCTGACGAGCTGGCGGAACTTCCACAGGTGCTTGGTCCTTGAGCCCGCAAGAAGTTTGATCTTCTCGACCTTTGTACGAAGGGGATCCTGCTTAGAGGCTCGGTGGGTCGACAGAAACGCGTGAAGCCATTTGGAGAAGTCCCCAGAGAGGTTTTGCCTGAGCTGGCTGGGCAGCTGCGTCCATCCGCCAACCTTGAACATATCGGCCAGTGTAGGATTGATGACGACAAGCATCTCGTTGGACTGCTTGTTTCGGGCAACCTCTGTGATGAGACCTCCCGCGTACTCAAACTGCTTGTATTTCAGGTGAACCGCGCAGGCGGACATCCGTTCCAGCGACTGATACAGCCAATCATAGTCCCTTTTAGAGGTGTTTTTGCCGAGGTCGGTGAGGATCTTGTAGGCCACGAACTCGCCAGATTCATCGCCAAAACTCGGCCTGATGTAGTCGTCGAGGACGTAGAGCCAGACATCTAGATCCGCCTGACCAAGCTCTTCGCCGGTGTACATCATCTCGACGCCTCCCCACGTGGCGATCTTCTCCCGCTTGAGGTGCTCGCGCTTGCTTCTTCCGACTACCCTGAATAGCGAGGATCTCAGAAGAAGATTAGGCGCAGCTCTATGCTCATCGAACAGGTTTTTAGACAGGTCTAGTTCTATCTGCTGGGCTATTTTCTCTTCGTTGTTTTGCTTTGCTTCTGTAGGCTGTGACTCCTGCTTAGACCTTCGCTCTTTGTCTTTGAGATAGGCGCGCCCGATGGAGTTCTTGACTTCAGGATCCAGATCGACGCCGAGACCGTCTAGCTGTGATAGTGTGAGATCATCCTTGACGTTCAATTCCGTTCCTCCGTGAGTCGTTGACTGCTGACTTCGACTAACAACACCGAAGGTATACAGGAACAGCACTTCCGCAAGCAAGCAGTATCTTGTCGTGAAAAGAGGTAGGATGGCACGTGAAAAGAGGTAGAGCGTATCGTGAACAGAGGTAGGATCGTGAACAGAGGTAGGCGGCCGTCGTGAAAAGGAGTAGGCTCGTGTCGTGAACAGAGGTAGGCGGCTATCGTGAAAAGGGGTAGGCTACTTGGTACTAAGCCTTTGTAGTCAAAGGGTTTTTCTGGCCCTATAATCCCTTCTTTAATCCTTTTCTAATCCTTTTGATAATCGAACTATATCGTGCGCGTGCGCGGGAAAACCGGAGATGGCCAATGACGAAAGAGAACTCTAAGAAAGCACTCAAATCCATCGAGGGGAGCAAAAAGTCGCTTCGAGAGAGGGTGTTCGACTATATTGAGAGCCAGTCCGAGTTCGGGGCTACTGACTACGAAGTGGAACGTCACCTCGGCATCAAGCACCAGACAGCCTCAGTTCGACGTAGGGAGCTTGTTAAGGATCTTAGGGTGATTGACTCAGGCTACTCGCGAAAGACCGGCTCCGGACGCTGGGCGACTGTATGGCGTGTACTTCAGCCGGAAGACAAGGGTTCGCCTGAATACGTGGCTCAGATACGCGAACTCAAGCGCGCCGAAATTCTGTCGAAGGTCAAGAGGCTCGACGATCAGGCGCTGTTTCAATTAGGTGAAATTCTCGATCAGATGGACAAAAAGGAGGCGCTATGAATCGAAGAATCGAAGACGTACCGTTTTTGACAGCATGTAAGGCTCTCGTCTTAGACAAGGGCGTTGCCGGTGACTACAGGCACAGTGGCTGGGTAGGGTCTGATTGTCGGCTCTACGAAGACGACACTGTCCGCATTGTCCGCTCGCCAGATCCAAGCGATGAGACCATGGAGGTGATCAGGCTCGCCAACGACAATCCCGTGGCATATGTGACAAAGGAAGGAGATTGCATTCGATTGCACGGCGAATACAACGAGCTTACCGATCATGTCGAAGCGCTCGCAGACTCCGACTGACACAAACTTGCTTGGCCCGACACCTCGACCCTATTATCACCGCTGGTACTTCTTTCGGTGATGAGCAGGGTGATTTGAATGCAAGATCTTCAAGAGCGTGTGGGTGAATTCGGGGAGGACGTCGGCGAGGTTCTAGACGAGGGCGTTATCAGGTGGCTTAAGGGCGCGGCGATTGCTGCCGTTGTCTATTCTGTGGTGAAGGCCATTATCTGGCCCATCGTCAGCTTCGCCATGAGTAGAGGTGAGGCCAAGGTGTTCGTCAGGGAGGCCGGAGACCACATCAGGGCTCAGGTCGACAAGGCCATCAGCAAGAGGCCCAAGGGCGAGCACTATCCAGACGCAGAGAAGGTCTGGGTTGAGTACAGCTTTCCTCTCGATTGGGGGGCTGCTGTCGACGGGGTTATCGAAGCGATGAGTGGATCTGAAGAGCGTAACATGCCAAGCAGGCCCGCCATCAACTGGAACAAACTCCAGAAGTCGATGCACAAAGCATTCAAGATGATGATCGGAAAGCGTCAGGCTGGCCCTGAAGTCATCGAGGCCATCGAGGCCGCCCATGGCGACATGATGCGTGCTGAGACCGGAAAGATTTTTGACGAACACGTCCAGCAAAGCATCGCACATGATGTCCAGCAGTCCGATCTCGAACCAGAGGCTGTCGAAGGCGTCCTCTACAGGGACTTCGATGAGGAATGGGAGTCCAGTGAGCCGTGGTTGAGCGTGAAGCAAATCGATCGCACCAAGTGGGTGATGGTCTATAATGTCTCGCTGAGTGTATTTACTCTCGACGCGGGAATGAGAGGGTGAAGTCGATATTAGAGAACATTGATTTAGCTTTAGCCGAGTCAGACTTCGAGTCCGAATACGGCGTTCCTGAGAGCGTGGTAGAGCGGTACTCTTGCGGAGAATGCATGTGGCTAGCTCTAGCTCTCAACAGGCGGTTTGGGTGGAAGATCCGTGCCCAGATGCAGCGTGATAAAAAGCACGGCGATTACGTCGCCCACGCCTATGTGGTTCACCCATCTGGACAGGAGATCGACATCCTAGGCCCGCAAGATCATGTCGATGTCTTCGCGTCAGACACGCAGGACTGGCGTGCCCAAGATTTGATTGACTTTTTGGATGTAGAGCCCTCAAAAGTAAGACGGCAGATACGTGATGCTGAAAAGACGATGAATCGTTACGTGATTCCCAAGCTTCGTAGTAAGGGCTTGATAGAGTAGGGATGAGGCGATCGACGAAATCCTAAAAAGTCCTTGACTTGGAATTTCGGTGCCCTTATAGTCCTTAACTTTGACGAGTACGAGGCGCTGCTGCCTCACTTAAAAATCAAAAGTGGCACAGGCCACACGAGAAAGAGAAGACAATGCTTCGTTATCAATGGAAATCCAATAATTCGTTTGCGCCCCCGGTTCGGGAGGTTGCGTCGATGTAATATGGGTTTCCATAGTACGCGAGCAATCACCGGAGCCGGGAAACTGGCTCCGGTTTTTTTGTGCCCGTAGCTCAATGGTAGAGCGCGATACTGTTAATATCGTGTGTGGAGGTTCAAGTCCTCCCGGGTACGCTTGGACTCATAGCTCAATTGGAAGAGCGCTGGTTTGAAGAGCCAGACGTCCCCGTTCGATTCGGGGTGAGTCCACTTCATAGGGTGCGCGCTGGGTACGCGGTTGAGGCTCCAAACTTCGACGACAGCCGGGTTCGATTCCCGGGCTCCCTGCTGAGGCATTAATTGCCTCTTCTTTGACAAGTGAATAGGAACTTTCTGCGTCGTACGAGACTTGGTGTCCATGGTGGCTGTAAACCACTTGCTCTATGAGCATGGCAGGTTCGATCCCTGCACGGCGCACTTATCTTGCCCGTAGCTCAGCTGGTCAGAGCGTGTGCCTGTTAAGCACAATGTCGCCGGTTCGAATCCGGTCGGGTAAGCTTTACACCCATAGCACAATTGGCAGTGCGACGTGTTTTGAGCGCGTTGGTTCTAGGTTCGAATCCTAGTGGGTGTACTTGTTCCGGGGTAGCTTAATGGTATAGCGGCGCGCTGTTACCGCGTTGATTGCAGGTTCGAGTCCTGCCCCCGGAGCTTGCCTCGCCCGTAGCTACAATGGCAGGGGTTTGAGGGCGGGTCGCCAAGTCAGGTCAGGCCCCGGACTTTTTAATCCGGTATACGAGGGTTCGAATCCCTCCCCGCTCATTGATTGTTGAGTTGCCAGTTCGAGTCCGAATGGTCAATCTAACCACAAAGGAGCATCGATGAGAGCCATGAGGCGCATGAAAGGTGAAGAGATGGGACTCGTTTTTAAGCGTGACAGAATCTCAGCAGGCCCGCCCCCCGGTTGGAGCTGGGAGAAGTGGGCTGAGCGTCTAGGTACGGACGTGGCCGGAGCTAGGATGGCTCATGAGGCTGCACGCCGAGAGGCCCTTGAGGAAACAGGGCTCGAAGTCTTCGACTTGAAAGCCATCTTCGAAATGGAGGATGACGGCCACGGCTACAGAACAGTCGCCTTCTCTTGCGAATATGAAGGTGAGATAGGATCCGACGAGGCTGGTGTCGTCGCATGGGTTGAGCCTGAGGTTTTGTTCGAAGGTTCCTTCGGAGAGTACAACAGGGCTCTCTATAACCACTCGTTTCAGTGGAGTTGGGCGGCCAGTGATGAGGTCGTGACACGGTACTATCATCCCGCTGCGGGCAAGGATACTTGCGTGCTATGTAAGATGGAGGTATCGAAGAAAGGGATAAGCATGATCGGCGAGCCAAAAAAGGTGTCGTCGAACTATGAGCAAGAGTAGTTTTCGGAGGGTTGGCAGAGTCTGGCTTATTGCACCGGTTTTGAAAACCGGAGGCGCGAAAGCGCCCGTGGGTTCGAATCCCTCACCCTCCTTATAGCATCCCCCGGCGCAACCCGGCGCGCCCAAGGGGGTATTTGACTGCCGGAGTCGATAGGTTATCGTCGAACTTTCAAGGAGGACGGCGCAACAAGGAGAGATGAGGTGAACCATGTCGGATACACTTGTGCTGAACGCTGACTATGCCCCGCACTCACTGGTTACTTGGCAAGAGGCCATTGGGCTTCTTGTAAACGGAAAGGCGCGGGTCGAGAGAGAGTATGAGGACTGGCAGGTATCCAGTCCGTCTATAACAATAAAGGTTCCCTCAGTTCTCGTGCTCATCAAGTACGTCGTCTTCAGGCAGCCGGTGAAGTTCAACAGGGTGAATATCTACGCCCGAGATGATCGCCAGTGCCTGTATTGTGGCAAGAAGGCTGGCAAGGGGCAGAAGCTCCGTGTGACTGATCTCACATTCGATCACGTCATTCCTCGAAGCAGGGGTGGCAAGACGAACTGGATGAACATCGTCACGGCTTGCGGAACCTGTAACCTAAAAAAGGGTAACAGGATGCCCAGAGAGGCAAATATGCCCCTTCTTAGGAAGCCGTACAAGCCGAAGAAGTTGAATCATATCGAGTTCACGCTCTCCGGTAGATCAATCCCTGAAGCATGGAGGGATTACCTGTACTGGACACAGGAGCTAGAACAGGACTAAGATGGGGCCGGTCGGCCTGTGCTGACCGGCTTTATCTATCCTTGTTAGAAGTAGAGGTATCCTGTGACGACCAGAGAAGAGCTTATTGAGAAGACAACAGGGTTGCGCGAGGCAATTCAAGAGGTCATGCTGGACCTCAAGAAGCTTGGCGAGTCCGGTGAGATGTCTGAGCAGATGAAAGACATTCTTCTTAAACAGGCTATGGAAGCGGGTCTCGGTATGCTTTGTGTCGAAGGTGTCCTAAAAGAGGTTGATAATGCGGACAAGGAGTGACAGGGATTCGACATTTGAGCCAGTAGAGGCACCTGAAGGGTCTATCGTATGGAATGACACCTACGTCAACGAAAACGGCGTAGAGCTTAAGAAGGGTATCTTCCTTGGTAAGTATGTCATATACCAAGTGGCCCCGGGGCTCTTCGATAGCAGTGAGCATATAAAGGAACCGCTTGATACGGTGTCGGGTGCGGATTTCTATCGGGATATTGATTGGGAGTTTTAGGTTCAAAGGGGACGTAGCTCAATTGGGAGAGCACTTCGCTGGCAGCGAAGAGGTTGAGGGTTCGAACCCCTCCGGCTCCATGTGACGAATTGGTGTGAAGAGAGGCCCCGGGAAGCGTCAAGCGTGGAGGGTCTTGTAGACGCGCACAAATGGTCGGGCCACTGACCTAAAAGGAAGGGCTGAGGTAAGGGCGATGTTGCTACCAGCAACCTGAACCAAGAAATGAGACAGGTAGCCGCTCCTTTGGGAGCGTAAGGGGCCGTAGCTCAATTGGGAGAGCGCCGTCTTTGCAAGGCGATGGTTGAGGGTTCGAGTCCCTCCGGCTCCACTGGAAGGGTGGCTGAGCGGTCTAAGGCACTCGCTTGGAAAGCGGGCGATCATGAGACATGGGTCCGAGGGTTCGAATCCCTCCCCTTCCGTTTTAGGTTCTTTCAATTGGCGTGTGACCTCTGCCTTGGGCTAAGTTGTTTTATCCAAGACTGAGCAAGATACTGGCTTTGGCGAATATTAAATCGCGCCAGTCAAGACAGAGGCACACGCATGGGTACTTTGATCGAACATATCGACACCCTTCTTGAAGCAGCTCCAATGCTCAAATTTAAGGGGCTTCCGAAGGTAACCACAAGGCCAGATCAGGAGGTTGTTTAGCCATCCACTGATCGGCAGATTGAAATTCAGAAAAAGAGAATTAAGAACCGTCTAAAGAGGCTGGGCTGGGGCTCGATGGAGATCGATGGCATCGTTGGTGCCGCAGATCAAGCCATGACTTCTTTTGATAAGATGTCCGGCCTAACTGTTGGCGGAGGAAATCAGGGGCCTGTCTCTATAATAGGGCTTCGGTCGAACAGCATCGGCGTTAAGAACCACGAGGCCATACACGTTCTCTTCAAGCAGATCAGTCAAAAGTATGGGGCTCACGCAGAAAGTTCGGTTGTAAGTGAGCTGGTCAAGGAAGTCAGTTCCGAGGTGAAAGACAAGCTCAAAGCCATATTTATTAAGTATGGATCCGGCGTATATAACTCGTCTGATGAGGATGAGATTCTAGCTTGGATGTACACCTTCATGACGTCTCGTCACGCAAGAGAGAAGGTAGGCATGAGTCGGGAGATGATGAGTGCCATCAAGCGTGATTGGAAGAGAGTTGTTCGGCGGGCCGCAAAGTTCACACCCGAGAAGCTACAGGGAGACTCTCTCAGTAGGACCAAGCGCGTATTTATGAAGTACGACTCCGATCATCTCAAGATGATTCTGGACGAAGATCTGTTCCCCGAGGATCTATTCCCGAGACGCAACGATATTCTAAGGGACATCCTGAGGGAGAGGGGCGACCTTTGAGGGCGCTCTAAAATACCGGCATTGACGTTTTTGTTTTTGCTTGACGTCGAAGATAGTAGGTCTCTAAGGTTCGCTGCTCAGTTAGCAGCACCGTAACGCAACCTTAGCGAGAACGTTTATGACTGCTACCGATGTTGAAGTTGAAGTGCATGATCGATACCGGGTATTTGACGAGTTCTTCTCCGGCCGTAACGAAGATCAAAAGGTTTGCATCGTTCTGCAACACACCCCCGATCCAGATGCCATTGGCAGCGCGCTTGCGCTCGAATGGCTCCTTGAGGTCAGGCACGGCCTTCAGTCGGACATCTGCTATTCCGGGCAGGTAAGCCATCCTCAAAACCAGACTGAGATCAATGTGCTGGACATTCGTCTAAAGCATATCGATGATTTCAAGACTGAGTTTGATGAAGGTGGTTATTCGACGTTTGTTACAGTAGACAGCGTCCCTCAAAACACGGGATTCGACTGTATCGATGAGTGGCACGCTGTGTTCGATCATCACCAGTTCGAGATGGATCTACCCGTGACGGACATCAGGGCCACAGGCTCGTGCTCGTCTATCCTCTGGGACTACCTCAATCACTTCGAGATGGACTTCACGACGGAACGCGGGTCTATGGTCGCCACAGCTCTGTTGTTTGGCGTGGTCAATGACACGCATAACCTGCTGACTGAAAATGTTTGCGTGCTGGACCTCGAAGCCCACTCGCATCTGATTCAGTACATCGATCGGAAGAAGTTCCACAACATCATCAATCACCCCCTGCCGCCGTATCTGTTTGATCTAAGGGCGTTGGCGGCGGCGAATATGGTGTGCGAGGCTTCGATCCTGATCTCGTATCTGGGCATTCTTCCTAGTAAGCGTAGAGACGCGCTTCCGATCATCGCAGATGAGTTCTTGCGCATGGAAGGTGTCGAGACAGTCGTGGTCTTCTGCATGATCGAGGGAGCTATCGAGGCTTCGGTGAGAAGCCGGAACTCATCGGTTAATGTGCACCAGTTTTGCCAAAAGGTTTTCGGCCCTAAGAAGGCTGGAGGCAAGCAAGGTGCTGGCGGAGCTAAGGTTCCGGTCGGGTTTCTCTATGCGTCTGACGATGACGTAGCCGACCAAGAAAAGCTCAGTGAGTTCATCAAGGGTACGGTGACGAAGCGGATTATCCGTCATCTGTCCGGAGCTTGATGTGGAGTTACTTATTTACAGTCTGGCGGCCCTGAGTATAATGAGCATCATACTTGAGGGCCGCCACTGTTATCACTCTCTGGGACTGAGAGAGTAATCTGTTGTACAAAAGGAAGTGAGGACTATGACGAACAAAGGTGATGAAATTATCGACCTCATCGACGGTCTAGATAATGTCGAGCCAGAAGATCTCGAAGATGTTGAGGATCTCAGAGAGGCTCTACAGGAAAGGATTGATGTCTTGTCGGAGATCTTTGAGATCGCCGAGGACATCTCGATGGCGGTAGACGACTTAACTTAGCAGGATAGGGAGCCGATATTTCCGAGTACAGGAAAATAGGAAAGCATCACGGGTATGTGATGGTAGAGCCCCCGAAGGATTACCGGGGGCTCGATGGTCTGGTGGAAGATACTGCTACGAACATCAAGCAGTGTGGTGGATTAATACTGGCGAGATACCCGGCAGCGGGCAGATAGTGCATCACATTAATGAGGATAAGACTGATAATCGATTTGAGAACTTAGAGGTTTTAGACAGATCAGAGCACGCCAAACACCATGGTGATCAGAAAAAGAAAATGATGGTCATTCTTAGGTGTCCAGCATGTAGTGAGATCTTTGAAAGGGCCAGAAACAAAACGCATTTGGTAAAAGGCGGTATGGCTAGCTATTGCTCAAGATCATGTGCAGCATCTGGCGGAAAGAAGGGGCGTGTGGTCTATGAGGATAATGTGGTAGAGGTTTACCTTAAGTAGGTTTAGGGCGGTGGTGTTAATTGGATTAACATCAGAGATTCCAAATCTCTGGCTGAGGGTTCGAGTCCCTCCCGCCTTGCTTGGAAGGGCAGACATGGCTGGCGTGTCAGCCTGTTTCGAAAACAGGTAGCCGTTTATTCGGTCTGAGGGTTCGATCCCCTCTCCTTCCGTTTTGAACACAATGATAACTGGAACATACGCCACCGACCACCATAGGAAGGCTTTAATGGACGATAGAACCGTGAAAGAATCGCCGGAAGACCTTATGAGAGCCCGTGAGGCGCTTATGTCTCTGGATGACATGGAGGGACAGATCATTAAGAATGCTCGTGACTTCGTGACAAGCAACGGTGAGCTTAACTACAGTTCCGGCGTCCTATCAGCTCTTTATGACAGGGGCATGTACGAGTCAGGAATTGCTGAATTCGTCGCAGATACGGCCGTCAATATTTTTAGGGGTCTTCGCGAGCACATCAATATCCCCGGTGTCCTGAAAGGTCCAGTGGGCATGGCAACAGATGGCGCTGCTATTAGAGCTATGACGAGGCGAACAGCCGTCGTTCTAGATCATGACGACAGCTTGGACGAGATCGTTACTACGGGTTCTTGTGAGGGCCTCGTAGAGGCGGTTTGTGAGGATTTGCGTGAACGGATCGGTGCTTACGGTGCCGTTTACCCGTATCAGCTTTTTATGCCCATGGGACCCTTCAAGGATCCGAGTATCGAAGGTGACCGACCAAAGTTCGGCTTGGCAATCAGGTATGGAGCCTATACGGTATGAGAAGCCTGCTTCAATGAGAGCACTATGGATAGCCTGACCAAAAGGAATTCAATCGGGATTACCGGAAGCATTGTCATTTTGCTTCTGTTCACTATGCTCACAAGCGGGTGTAAGAAACCTTCGGGACCGAGCGGGGTTCACGAGGAAGGTGATCTGGAAGCCTTTTGCTCGACGACTTTAGAGCGAAAGAGGCTGGAGAGATTCATCCTCGATTGCACAAAAAATGCCGGACAGAGCACTACTGAGGATGGCGATGACCTCGTCGCGCAGTGTGAGGAAACCGGTATCAGGGTGGTATGTCCTGTTGTATGCACTCTAGGCACCGAGTACTTGAACAATAAAAGGGCTTGCCCTCCTTGAGTAGCTAGTCTACCTTACATCCGTTCACAAAGATCCCATCGCCCGGGTAAGATGGGTAAGGCGCTAGCGCGCCGTCGTCGCGTCAGCAGGTAGCCCCTGTGTGGTCGGCTGAGGGAGAATATCTCTCATAGGGTTCGAGTCCCTAGCGAGGATTAGTTGTATTAGTCACTAGGTTGGTTATAGTGAAGGATGATAGTGCGACCATAGTTCAACTGGTAGAACGTTTCGTTGCCAACGAGAAGGTTGCGGGTTCGAGTCCCGCTGGTCGCTTGTTCTGAGGAAGTGGTAGCCGCCCGCCCGCGCAGGTGGGCCTCGGGTTCGAATCCCAGAAATAACGGTATAAGGCACGGGGTTCAAGTCCCCGCCTCAGAACTCTTGCGGTTATAGTTCAGTTGGTAGAACGACAGCCTTCCAAGCTGTATGTCGCCGTTTCGAATCCGGCTAGCCGCTCTTGATAGATGTAGACGCAATGTTTGAGAAAACCAAATGGCCCCGAGTTGCCCTGCACAGCATCGATGATGCGCTCATATGTAGCTAATGAGTCATCAGGACGTGCGGGGTGTTAACTCATGGGTTAGAGTGCTTGCCTTATAAGCGAGTGAATCGGGTTCGAGTCCCGAACGCCCTACCAAGGGAGGATAATTCAATTGGCAGAATCGTCGGTTCATAACCGATCAGTTCCGGGTTCGAGTCCCGGTCCTCCCACTGGACATTTATGGATGAAAAGCCTGAATATGTCACCTGCATAGGCAGCCCTTATGCTGATGATTCCGAGACCTATAGAAACATCTACGAGGGAGAGACCCACCGTAGGTTTTTCAGGTCTATTTGCGGAAGAAGGCTGGGTGCGGGGTTTGTGTTTGAGAGTATTGACCACGCATTTACCAACGCCGAGAATGACGGACGCCTTCTGATATGTCCGAGCTGCGTCAAGAGCGTTGTCGAGACAATGCAGAAAGGATCTTGGTCCTGTACTCAAAGGAACTCCGATGGATGAAAATAAAGTCAAAGCCAAGTACAAGAGGTACAGAAGCCTCGACGCTAAACTGAGTGATGTGCCGGACTCGGTTCTGCTCAAGATCTATCAGACGTGCCCTCCGATGATGTCTTACATCGCAGCATCCAAAGGTATGCTCGATGAGTTTTTCGAAGAACACGATCTTCGTCCGGGTGACGAGGATTCGCTTTAAGGGAGGCTGATGTGAAACCGTACGGGGGAGAAAGAAACGTGGCCTTCTGGCTTGATGAGCCGCAGCAGGACTACTACAAGCGAGCTTGGAGAGGCGCTGAGAGATCCCGGGTTAGAGATCGACTTGTCGAGCTTGAGAAGCTGGCGAATTCCGGGAAACCAGAGCACTTCGCAGAACGTAGCGCTCATAGACTCACTAACTAAGGAAGGCGATGAGCAACGAAAGTCAGCCCCCAAAGCACCCCGTTCAACCTGTTGTGATGACTGATAAGGGCACAGCTAGGTTCCGGGAGAACAAGATCGTGCGCTTCCTGCTCGATGCCGGTCGCTTCGACATGAACGATCTGTCGCTAATGCCATTTTCCAAGGATGACCGCCAGCAGTTCGCTCAGCTTATCGGGTATTCTGTGTGTGGATATTGCGAGCTGTCCTACTTAGATCCAGATATTGCAGATGAGGCTTGGGAAGAGATGGAGAGGCTCGGCGAAGAATCACGTCAATCAGGTGACTGAGGTAACGCATGGATTGTGCTAAGTGCGGGAAAAAGGATGTCAAAACTAGCTATGTCGAGCCAGTCAAGTCGCAGATGATCCGCAGGCAGTATTGCTGGGATTGCAACTACTGGCGGGATCAGATCGACGAAATGAAGGTTAACTTCGTTCGCGTGCTTATTATCAAGGGCAAGATTTATGGCGTAGGCCCGGAGGACTCAAAAAGCATGTTTCGAGGATTCGGCGGTCGGGAGTTCATGTTCAGGCGATTTGGCTCCGATGAAGTAGAGACGACAACCAATCTCTGGGCAGGTCAGGTTATCCCGGATGAATTCAGAGATGAACTGCCGGATAATGCTGAGTTTGTCAAAGATATGAGCTAGCCTCAGGCTGTAACTTGCTCTCAGACGGGATACCGGCATGAACCTCATCAATCGAATCGACAGCTTGCTCTCCGAGGGGAAGGGCTATATCGACCGCAACGAGTCCTATTACTATATCGAGGACGCCCGACGACTAATCGACCTCGAAGAGGTGATGCGCATGTGGATCGATGAGGGCCGCAAGGCCATGGATGACACCAAGTCAGGCCAGTCCTATCATGGACTCTACGATATGCGTGACATTTGGCCCTATCGTGAGTACGAGTGGACTCGTGATCTTTCCAGAGGTGGTTACGTCGATGGCGAGTCTTATAGTGGCAAAGAGAAGTGGGACAAGCTGGTTGACGTGATGAGTACCCGGGGCTGGTCTGAAGAGTATCCTGTGATCCTAAATATCGGACAGAACGGTCAGGCTAAGATAGGAGAAGGTAATCACAGGCTTGCAACAGCTCGCGAAGCCGGTGTCAGGAAAGTTCCAGTCGTATTCGCTTTTGAGCGCAGGGTGAACGGCCATCCGTACCAGAGTCCACGAGGCCCGCTCAAGAATGTCAGGGCAATGAGGGATGCTTACAAAAAGGCCGAGAAAGAAAGTCAGAGAAAGAAGAAGGAGCTAGATCGGAAGAAGGCGGCAGCAGATGAGAGAATTAAGAACTTGGACCCGGATGAACGAGAAAAGCTAGATAAGCGAGTAGACGACATTATGGGTATACTCGGTAGGTAGTGTGCGGCAAGGTGGCCCGAATGGTTAGGCGCTGGATTGCAAATCCAGAACATATGGGTTCGAATCCCATTCTTGCCTTTGAGATGAAGACGAAAGCCGGGGTGAAAGTTTTGGTTTTTTTGTTGTTTAAATATGAATCGTGTTTCATTGGATGTAGTATGGGCTCTGTTTCGATTTCGATGAGGGAGATGTGATGAAGGCAATACTGGAGCAAATAGACCGTGTGATACTGGAGTCTAGGGGTGACTATTATTGGGTGTCCTTGCCTTTCAATAAGTCAACAGCAGCCTCTTTGAGCCGAGGCAGGTTGGAGGGCCTCAAGGGCGTAAGCGGAAGTCGGAGTATCTTGGACTGGTGGTTTGGTGGAGGTAAGGCGGCTCTTAGGATGGAGCGACGTCGCGCCGATCAGTCTAACTCGCTCATGTCGGTATCAGGCATGAGGGTTAAGGATTTTATCGTCAACGATCTGGAGGTCATGCAGCGACTCATGGATCAGTCCTCGTTTGGCACGACCCTTTCGAAATTCGTCCATAACTACATCAAACCCCGACAGTCTAAGCTGGGTCGGAGATATATCAGTCTGGTGTCTCCGTATCTGGAGGATCGGAAGTTGTACAGGTTCTTAGATCGCTACAAGACGAGTTCTGAGATCAGTGACTGGATCGATCTGATTGACACCACGCAACCCGTTCACCACTTCGCTTGGATCATCGAGAAGTCCATTGCGGCATTTGCTAGAAAGAGCGGCAATGAAGAGGATGCCGATGCGCTTCGAGACGCGCTTGAAAGCAAGATAGACGATGTCGTCAGGGATGCGATAAAGGGGATGAAGAATCAGTATGCCGCCGCTGAGGACGAGTATGTTGTCGCCGGTGGCGCGCTAGAAGTCCCGAAGGGCTCGGACCTGTTTGTTTTCGCACCTCGCTTATCTGATAGAGCTGAGCGGCTATACATCCAATGGAGAGATGGTGTTGAATCCAAGGAAATCGACATGCTGCTAAGTATCAGGGGCGGTGCAGACTTCAAAGATAGAGCCAACGCAGAGGATCTTGTCGATAGGTTCGGGCTCGACAACAAGTACAGCGTAAGCTTTGTGTCGGATGCCGATGAGATACCAAGAGGGTGATATGACTGTTCAATTGCTTGAAAATATCGACAAGATTCTTAGCGAAGGTCGCAAGCTTACAGGATCCAAGGTCATCGCTTGGCACTGTGGTCGCAAGCTCAAAGGAGGCCGGTTCTCCACAGATCACATCGGCACTGGCGAGGGCGACTCAGCGCTAGGGCCGGGGATATATTTCGCAACGGAGAGGTCTGTTGCCGAGATGTATTGCCGTCACCATCGAGAGCCCGTGCTTTACAAGGTGGAGTTTCCGACGCGAGACCTGTACAGCAACCAGACCGGGGAGCCGAAACGTCTTCTGGAGAGGCTGAAGGCGCTCGTCAAGGATCTGCTGCCTAGGTACGGGGTTGATAAATGGGGCGAGGGTGAGCTGAGACTTCCCAGAGGCTCCAGCCTCAAACATGGACCCGGGATGGCTGGTGATATAGTGAGGGCGCTTGGGGGCAAGAGGGCTCGGGAAGAGTTCCTGAAGATCGGCCTCAAGGGTCTGTGGGTGTCTTTACCAGCGGGCGGGTTCGAAATTTCAGTGTTCGATCCCAGCATCGTGACCATTCTGGATAGCTTCGAGATGGAGTCCGGAACCGATGATGATGGGGCTATTGACTATTCTTTCTAGCTGAGTATAGTTTTTGAGCGTCCGTAGTCTAGTCAGGACAGGCATCTGGCTTCTAACCAGAATCACACAGGTTCGAATCCTGTCGGACGTACTATAAGGAGAAAGCGTGGCTATCACGGATGAACACATAGCCTACCTTCGAGAGCGTTATGGTGTCGAGCCAGAGGTGTCAACGCTCTTTGATCGTGTCAAGAATCCAGAGATTCTGGAGCTTATCTTACAGGATGATGAAGATCCTGACGAGATGATAGAGGTCTCCGTCGACGCTTACCTGATGCATATCAGGGACAAAGCAGGCATGGATTGGGAGTGGACGGTAGAGGTGTACGATGCCGATGGTAACTACATTCAAGAGATAGAGCACTACACTCTCGAAGAAGCTTTGGACCTAGCAGAGAATCACATGGACCTCGCGAAAGGCTCGCCATGACCGATTATAGGAACGTCATCATCGGTGCGTATCGTCGTATCGCCAAGGCCGCCGAAGAGGGTCGAGGCGTCCGTCTCAGCGCTAAAGAAGTTGACTATATCATGGAGTTCGACGGTGGCATCAGGCACGCCGTCGAGGCCAGTTACTGCGAGGGCTGCGCTTGTGATGTCAAGGGAGGGCTTGGGACCAATGGTGGTGCTGTCCTCTGTGACGAGTGCAGGCGGAGCAAAGAGGACAAGTAGTTGTTGCACACGAATGCACGGTTTGATAGCCTGAATTCTCTCGGGCGTGACGCCCATAATGGTAGGGCATCCGGCTTTCAATCCGGTTCTATATTGCGGGTTCGAATCCCGTCACGCCCTTCGAATCAGATGAACCTAGACACAGGTAATGCCATGAGCGGATTCTTGTGAATGTGAGCCTCGCGGGCCTCCCGTATAGCGTAGCATCCCACGACTAAGTCGGAGATACTTACGCAAAAACACACAGGGAGATACCCATGAAGGACCGTACGATTCAACTGAAAGTGAAGATCAAGTACCTCGCTGAAGAGGCGAGGATCATCCGGAAGGAAGAGCTGAAGGCTAAGAGCTTCCGGGACCGACGCCTGTACAATTCGCTTTACCGCCACCGTATCGATGTGGTCAGGCATGAAGCGCGCCATAACCAGCTCGCCTACGGCTTCCTCAGAGGTCGTGATTATGCCGAGATGGAGGCGAAGACCGATACGCCGGTTGACTTCTCGAAGATCGAGAAGCTTGTCGAGAGGTTCGGTGTCGTCAGGCAGCGTGGTGAGGGCCTCTCCGCGTTCAATGCTCGAAGGGAAGAGCAGCGTAAGGGGTTTGTTGCTTGGAAGGCGATTGCTCGGGATCACCTCAAAGGGGTGAGGATGGCGCACGCCGCATAAGGGGAAGCAGAACGGATAGGGTCACAGACTTCGGTCTGTGACCCTATTTTTGTTTGAGGCGGCTCTCTGGAATAAGATGCGGAACAGGCGCATCTTAAACACCAGAGAGAGTTATGGCGATACTTAAAAGAAGCGGTTCGGCAACACTGGTTGAGGGGAATCCTACGGGCATTCCGTTAGCAGAGGGAGGTTCTGCCTTTGATTATGGATGGGACAGCGACTTAGTCGAAGTGCCAGAGTTCAGATACGAATCCCTAACAGAGATCACTAAAAGCCAAGTGCAGGCGGGGCTATCGGTTGTTGGAGGCGATCTAGTAATTGATACTGACCCGATGCTCGCAGCAGGAGCTAACGCTTCATTCAACACGTTTCTGTACTTTCCAGTTAAATGGCGAGTAGGCGTTCAATTTAAAATGCACATCGAGAGGATTGCGGGATCTGACATCGACGACAATCTTTTGGTGAGGCACTTCTTGTATGATGCTGACGGCAATACACAAGTACCGTCAGGCGGTAATATTAATTCCGTGGGCATCAGGAGTAGGAACGATGGTTGGTTCTTTCCTTTTACATGGGATAATGGAACGTCAATGAACCTTGGCGGGTCACTTTATAACGCCTTCCATTGGAACACTCTCCAGTATCCAATTTCTGAGAAAGAGGGCCTTGTGGGGCACGAAACAGACGCGTCTTACGCCCCATCAGGAGGTTCATCTCAACGTAACTCACCGAGAGAGATTACTGATCCAGAAATATCGTCAGATTGGTATCTCGAAGGGAGAGTGAGAATAAGCAAGGCTGGCAACGAGCGGCTTTACAGGAGAATCCCACTATTTAAGGCGTCGGGGATACAGGTTTAATGGGGCACAAGAAACTTCTTGACATGAGCTGTGAGTGCTCTTATTATCCATTCTCACGTTTAGCAAAGCACACGAGAATAAAAATGTACGTCACACGCAACAGAGAAGAGAGTAGCCGGGAACGCAGGAGGTCCGCCTTGTGACGTGTGCGTACATATGCGCGTTTCTCAAGGCCGAACCTTCCAAGGTTCCGGCCTTTTTTGTTTTGAGGCCCCGTCGTCTAGTGGTTAGGACCCGAGGTTTTCAACCTCGTAACGGTGAGTTCAATTCTCCCCGGGGCTGCTTTGTCGCTATCGTATAATTGGTTAGGACGCTGCCCTCTCAAGGCAGAAATCGTGGGTTCGAGTCCCCGTAGCGACGTTGGGGCATAGCTAATGGAACAGGTTTTATGAGTGAGTTGTCGTACAAACCGGATTGGGACAGGGTTGTTAAAGCTGGTAAGTATCTGGCTGTCTTCTGTCCAGAGCACCCAAGATCATGGAGTACGGGATACGTCTATGTCCACACCGTCGTCTTGGAGTCAAAGCTAGGAAGGTTGCTCACAGACGGCGAGATCGTTCACCACATTGACGAAGATAAGAAGAATAATGACCCGTCTAATTTAGAAGTAACCAACAGGTCTGATCACGCAAGGCACCATAGGCCGGGCAGGTTAATGGTGGAGTTGGAGTGCCCAGAGTGCGGCAAAGTATTTTCAAGGCCGAAGAACAAGACATTCCTGATAAAAGGTGGCTCGTTCGCCGCTTGTTCGAATAGCTGTAGAGGTAAGGTTTCTTGGAAGCTGAGCAACGAAGACGATTTTGATCTCAGTGGAAACGTGATACGTGAGTATCGTCTTGATGGGGTGTAACTCAGATGGATAGAGTGATTCCCTCCTAAGGAATAAGTCTCGGGTTCGAATCCCGACACCCCAGTTGGATCTTTGACAGGTGAATAGGACAGGAAAGCAGGGAGAGGGTCTTTCGACCCCCTCCCCTGAGGCAGCGCCTCGTACTCGTGACGTATTGATGAGTGTAGGGTGAATCTGTCTCACAACAAGAGGAGGAATACTTCCTCTTTGGCGACGTAGGTCAACTGGATAGCCCGCTGGGGATTATCCGGAGCCCAGTAGAGATGAGTGGTGTTAGCTGCTCAGGCTTAAGGGTGAACCTCCTCGGTTGTTGCCGGTTCGAATCCGGTCGTCGCCACTAAGCCCGGTTAGTGAAATTGGATATCACGCGGCATTACGGATGCTGTATTAGAGGTTCGAGTCCTCTACTGGGTGTTTGGCCCCATAGCTCAGTCTAGAGGAGCGCCTCGCCACGAACGAGGAGGTCGCAGGTTCAAGTCCTGCTGGGGTCTCTATGGCCCCGTAACTCAGTGGACAGAGTGCTGCGCTTCGAACGCAGTGGACGCAGGTTCGAATCCTGCCGGAGCTTCTGGAAGGGTGGCAGAAAGGCTATTGCAGCGCCCTGCTAAGGCGTAAACGTGTAAAAGCGTTTGAGGGTTCGAGTCCCTCCCCTTCCGTTAAGTGTACAAGAAAAGAGGCGTATTCTCGCCCACCCAAGACCCGGCGATGTTGAATGAGAAATGCTCGTTCGCATCGTCGAAGCTCATCCCTGAATCCATCAGGATGTCGATAATCTTATCTACATCGTATACAGCCAGAACCGGCTGACCACACCTCTTAGCCACACCAACAAGGGCCTCCTTATATTCCTCCAGAACGAGGGCATCCGGGTTGGCTTCCTCTAGCATATCCATGCAGTGTTCGTGCTTCATATTTCATCCTCGGCATTTGTGGGTCCAGATCTCTTGGGGTAGAGTATCGTCATGAATACCTTCCGTCTACTCGAACAGAGAGGTTCACATGAAGAAAAGCATCGATGACGTCCCGGTATATGACGAAAAAGGACGCAGAATCGGCACGGTTGTTGCCGTTGAAGACGCTGGTAAGGCGCTGATCAGGATAGATGAAGAGCATGTCGAGGCGTTCAAGAAATACTCTTCTAAGCAGATACCGGTGTCGATGGGATGCACAACGGGAGAGGATCCCAAGCTAACTCGTGTCAACATGATGGATGGATATGAGTGATGCATTATTCACCGAGCAGGCGCAACGAAGATCACAGGTGGGATTTCACTCTTTTCACGGGCCGGTGTTACATGGCCGCAGGATACTGTCAGGGGTGGCGGGACTGGAGCGAGGACGAGCGCGAAGATCTAGGATACTCAGAAGAATATTTCGAGCGACTAGAAGCTCACAAGGACAAGTTTCATGAAGACGGCCATGAAACAGCGGAAGAAGCCTGTGAGTGTTATCGTCAGTTCTTGTTGGACGTCGAGCTAGATCTCAGTGCTTTCATGCCGGATACAATGAAGCGCTGCGAGGTCTGTCAGGAGTTCACTCAAGGTCTGGCACGGATTGGGGATGTCGAGTTTGTGCTTTGTGACTCACATCGCAACAGGGACAGAGTAGAGGAACTTTTTGACGACTTTTCTTAGGGGCTTTTTGTTTTGGACCCCGAGCGCATTTAAGCTCCCCAGAGGATTTGTTGAGTCATCAAGCGCGGAGCTTTAAATGTCGACCTACTACCAATTAATCGAATCATACATCGGTGAGCACGGCCGCCCCGTCCTTCAGGAGGCCAAGTCTCCCAGAAAGAGTGATCTGAAACGTGCCGTCAGGAAAGCACTGAAGGACGCCGGGTATAACACCTCGAAGTATTGCAAGGACGCCGTCGTTTATACCGACGAATCGGACTTCAAGAAAAATCAGAAGAACATGTGGGGTGGGGTAAGTGGGGATGTGCAGAAGATGGGCACCGCTCTGAAGTCGGTAGGACCGGGCAATATTGTAGACGTATTCGTCTATGACAGGTGCTACTCCGGACCCGGAGGCCCGGGCAAGGGTAGTCTTATCGACAACGTCGTAGTACACCTGCCCGTCAAGCGAGGTCAGGGTATCAAAAAAGCCAGACAGGGCACCGCCCATGTCTACAGGGCAGACCTGTATACCGACATTCAAGAGTCGGCCTCCTACAGCCTCGATTCAGACATCGCCCTCATCGAAGCCAGTGTCATCGACATGGAGATGGGGCTAAACGGCCGACTCGGCCGAAAACAAAGTGCAGGATCCAAGTTTCTCAAAGGTGCCGCTGCGGTTGCGCTTATCACGGCTGTCGCAATGGTCATGAAGAAGTTCCTGTGGCCCAGCATCAAATCGATGTTTGGAAGAGAGAGTGCATCTGAAATGACGGCAGCTGCAAGCAAGGCACTCGTGGGGCACGTCGTTGACAGAATCATCAATGATAGCAAGATGATTCTGGATGACTTCGACGCGATGTGGTGGACGCTAGATGCTCATGTGCGCCTCGATGTCAAGGAACTCATGGGGGTTGTCGCTGAGGTATCTGGCGTGGAGCCTTCAAGAGAGCTTGAGAAAAGTGTTAGAAGCGCCGTGGGTTCCCTAGCCAAGCTTAACGGCGAGCAGATCCACGATCTGTTCTGGGCCGAGCTAGTCAAGAGGAACAAAGCTGCGATGCTCAGGGAGATCGATAGAGCCATCGATAATGCTCTACTCTTCAAAGATGAGCTTGATGACTTCGATGAGCCTTGGATCGCTCCGGGTATCGATATAGAGACGGATCCGAAGAGAATCCTTGATCGTATCGAGAATGTGAAGTCCAGCATGATGGGTCCTCACATCTGGGCACATACCGAGGGTTCAACGATTCCGTTCATGATCAAGTTTCCGTTTACGACTTTGGAGACGGAAGTCGCTCCGGAAGATTTCATCGATTAATGATGAGCTATCACCTTGCATTAAAGCCGCTACCTTCGGGTGGCGGCTTTTTTGTTGGTTGACATCGATAGCTCATCAGATTTAGATGAGGTCATACAAGGATCCCTGACGCCAAAGGAGGATGTATGGACACTGCATGGGACCCAGAAAGATTTGCGGCCAAGATAAAGAAGCTGCGAGCTGACAGGAAGATGACCCAGCGCGCCCTTGCTGAGGCAACAGGTTTGACTTCGAGGACCATCAGAAATCTCGAAGGCGGGAGCACAACAAACCCGCCTGTGGGCACTCTGTACCTCCTTGCCGAGCCGCTGGGTGTCAGCGTGCCCGACCTTCTCACCTAGATATAACTGAGGAAACGCGATGATCCCCACTTGGCTATACTGGATAGTCTTTGTCATTGTTTGGCTTTTTGTTGCAGTTGATCTGACACTTTCATGGATGAGGGGTATCGAGAGGTATAGGACAAGGCGAGACTCCGTAGCACTAAGCAATGCCTCATTTGCCGATCGGGCAGAAGATTTCATTTACATCAACTCCAAACGTATCGGCACAACAGTGATTTTCCTGATCGTCACCGTTGTTTTTTCCCTCGGCCCAGAGGGAGAAAAGGGAGTGAAGCCAGCGCACAGGTTTGAAGGCAAGCAGGCGGCATCAGAAGCGCCTGAAGACGGATGCGTGTGCGATTGTGGGGTCGATGAACGTGACGCAAGTGATAGCCTATCGCTTGACCACTATGAGCCTGCCAAGCAGTCTATGGAGTCGTTCAGGGACAGAGTTATCAACAGGGAGGCCGCTAAGGATGAACATTAATCTGAATGGCCACTACCAGTTCAAAGATCAACGAGTGGGTGCAAGAAAGAAGGGAGACGAGGTGATGATTTCCGTTGGCATACGTGCTGACAGTACGGCATTTCTGTCGCCCGGAGAGGCTAAGTTGTTGGGTGAATTTTTGATTTCTGCCGCTAAAAAGGCGGAGCAAGCAGACAAGGAGTGAGTAGAATGCGACGTATCTGGAATTGGTTGATTATTCTCGCCATTGCTTTTTCCATCTCAGGATGTGCCACGGCCTGCAAATCCCGTGTCCAGTCGGGCTATCTGGGGATGTGCTCCACGCCCTCGGGATTCACCGGAGAGCCACTTTCCCCGGGTTGGCACAGTTGCTGGGGCGCTGGAAATAAGATGTACTACATCGATACGAGCGACTTCAAACGCACGCTTTCGATGAACGTGCTCTGCAAAGATAAGCTCAACTTTGGCTTTGACGTGACGGTTCTGATGGCTGTCAACAGAGACGAGCCTGAGGTGGTCAAAGAAATGTTTTCGCGCATCCGATTCAAGGATGACGGCAACACGATCTCGGCAGATCAGATCTACAACACGTATGCGGAATCGACAATTGATCAAGTAGCTAGGAGCGTCATCTCCAAGTACGAAACAGCCGACATCGCCGATAATCGAAGCGAAATCATGAAGGAGATCAGCAAGCAGGTGAAGGAGGCTCTTGATTCATCGATCATCGATGTCAAGAAAGTGGATGTCAATAACTTGGATTACCCACCAGTCATCACCAAGGCGCAAGAGATCCGAGCCCAGCGTGAAATCGAGATCGAAACGGAAAGGTCTGAGCAGAAAAAGCGGGTCTTGAAGGCCGAAAACTCTTTGAAGATTGCCGAGCTTGATTACAAGCGAGAACTTGTGGAGGCTGCGATGATCTCTGACACGAACAAGATTATCGGAGGCTCGATCACGCCGGAGTATCTGGCTTGGTGGCAGCTCAAAGTGATGGGCGAAGCCGCCAAGGGGCAAAACAATTGGGGTTTCATCCCCTACACAGATTTTGCCAACGAGAACATGAAGAACATAGGCAGCGGCCGCACTGTCGTCGATACGGAGCTGAAACGTCGGATCAAAGAAGCTCGGGAGTATGTCACCGAGGCCGAGGTCAAGAAAGCCGCTGGGACGCCTGAGAAGGCAGATAAGTCTGCGAAAAAGTAGAGCCATGAACTTTCTGAGTCCACACAATTTGCCCCGGAAGTTCGATAAGAAGATGGATCGAATGAAGAGGGCTCGCGAGCACGGCACCTTTCGTGTTTGTGAGCCCTGCTGGGGCTACGGCTTCAGGTGGACGGAGCTACCGAATGGATGGTGCGGGTTCGTTGATTGTGATCGGTGTGAAGGCACGGGTTATGAGCCATCGAAAGGACACCTCCCCCAAGACCCCACGCATAGGACATAGCATGGCTGCAAAGAGTTCTGAGAGGCCCATTAAGGTCATAGAGTCGCACGGGTGTAAGATTGCTGTATGGCCTCGCCCGTATGGCCTCTTCGCTCAAGTTTATGACCGAGATGGGTTTTGTGGAGTTGTCTTGGGGTCTGACGAAGAGGTTTTACTTGAAGGCTTCAGGGCTCAGTTCGAGACGAGTTTTGATGGCAGGGAGAGACTTCACCCTATTTTCGATTTCAACCCAGACGAGTTTGCGTCATGAAGGTATTGAAAAAAGACGGGACCAGAGGGGATACTCTGTAGAGGCCACTTGCACTGGCGAAGGCAACGGAGGTGGAGGTTGTGGCGCTATCTTGTTAGTAGAGCAGCCCGACCTGTATCGAACAGCGAGTCATTGCAGGGATGAGGTAACGGTATACGTGACCTTCCAGTGTTGTAGTTGCGGTGTCGAAACTGATCTCTCTTCGAAAGACTCTCCACCGAGGTCGTTTGTAAAGGAACTGCCGTCGAAGAAGGAGTGGATTGGAAAATGATCATCAATATTTCCGTCGCCCAAGAGGTGGACCCCGGCTCGCTAAACGCTGATCTAAGAACCAAGAAGGGCAGAGAGGTCGAGGTCCTTGAGCAGGTCTACGTCTACGGCGGATTTACCGTCTTCTGGGGCACAGAGCTTGATAAGCGTGCATGTGCCATCGATCGTCTTGTGTAGCGCGGTGCTATCAAGAGGGTGGATGACAAGCGCGCTTTCCCTTGGTGTAGCTATAAGCTTAGCGAAGAGACCAAGGAAGAGTTCGAAGAGATACACAAATAGACTTGCGCATACCTTCGGGGTTGTGTATCGTCCGTCTTGCTTAAGGGGTAGCACAGGATTCGACGTGGATTGTTGATGCCTACTAAGCGTGCCGAGAATGGTTCTTATCTCGTAAACGAAGGACCAACGTCTAATTGACAACGATAATGTCATTAATCTGAATGACTTCCGCAGGGAAGCCCCTCAGACGATGGAGCGTGCGGCTGCATAAGCCCACTTCTCCCCGGTTTGTAAGGACTGCTTGAGGTAACCAACAAGCCGACGAATAAGTCAAGCTATGGGCAGTGAGAGAGAGGCTGGTAACGCTGCTTGCCCGAGACAAGACGAAGGGCCGCACTTGAGACTTGCTAGTGGGTAACTCAAGTGGCTAATAAACACTAGCTACGCACGTAGAAATGTTGAGTGGATCATTCGCGGACGCGGGTTCGATTCCCGCCTACTCCATTCTTAGAAGTATGTTGAAGGTTTGATGTGTATAGCGGCCCGATTTCACGGGAATACCTAGAGTGCCCTCACAGGCCGGACAGGTACGGTGTCTTCGGTAGGGCCAAGGATGGCAACTATGGGCTGATCAGTAAGCACCATGAGCCATCCGAGGCTTTCTCTTCAGCCTGTAACCACAACGCTTCTGGTGGAAGTGTTAGGGTGATAGCTCTTGAAGATGGACAGCTGCCCGAGCCTTATCTTAGCCAACTTGTTGGCGTTTTTGATAACATCATAAAAAGGCTGAAGAATGGAAGATGGACGAGAGTTCGGCGAGATCAGAAGAGAGGTCGACCACAAAATACCGGTTGAAACCCTCACTGTGGAAGCGGTTGGCCCAAGGAACAAGGGAGGCTCTCCAACCCGTTACGAGATTCTTACGCCGGACAAAGAAGAAGTTGTTCTCACGCTAGACTTCCAGAGCCAGCCCACGCATGAGGGTTGGAATGGAGTTACTAACGAGGCGCTACTTGCAGTCCTCATCGATCGCATGGAGGGGTTTGTGGAAGGACCTTTCTCGTGCGATGAAAACGAGGATATTCTCGGCGGTCTTGTGGTTGCTCAGGATGCTGCAAAGCGCCGATTCGAGGACCGGGTAGAGCGCGGGGTCTTTGACAAGCAAAAGGCTTAAAGGCCCCTTGACACCGAGCCTCAGTATAGAATAAGGTTCTGGTGATGAAAGGTCGAGCCCTCGGCTCGGCACGCGATGACGGAGTACACGCAACACCCCCCATCTCCGTTGGCTAGCTGTGTGTAGTATAGTCACGTATGCGTCTCGTGTGCCGTGCCAAGGGCTCGACCTTTTTGTGTTTAACCTCCTGCCTTAACCCCCTTAGGTCGTCCAAGCAACTTATTCTTGTGCAATCGAGTGCACATCGGAATTCCTTCTCAGAAACTGTGTTATTTAGGCATAAGGAGTCAACAGAGCCCAAAGTTAAGGGGCTTTTCGACCTCTTAGGAAACTTTTTTCTGGAAAAGGGTTTCCTAGTGTTAAATTATCTGGTAGCGTCCCTATCGAACACGACGAGGGTTTTCCTCGTCGGGCATCGGTATTGAAGCAGTAGACGCCTATCAGGTTTGTCATGCTCACTTGCCAAGGAGAAAACAGTGGCTAAGAAGAATCGTACGTTCCTTTCGTGTGAAGATGCTCTCAACAACCCGGAGGCGGCATATCAGGCCGCAGCCGAAGGTAAAGAGATCTTCCTGAAGCGACCCACCGGGGAGTCTATTCTCCGACTCCGGAAGGCAACATCTAAGGATGAGTGTGAACTCATCATGGCGGATGCTCGCTTCGAGTCTACCCTCAAAGACCAGCAAGACGCGCCGCATCTCCTGACTGGTCCCCATTGCATCGATGTGTCAGAGAAGGAGAACGTCAAGGGTGCCAAGCAGCTCATCATTGAGCCTGTCGTCCCAGCAATCACCGAGAGTGGAACTGAGGTCAAGCCGACCATGCTCTACATGCCGGTGACTCGGTTCAAGAACAGCGCAAACGCCTCGGACTGGTGGGATCGCATTTCGGACGGAAGTATCCGTATGATCTTGACTCGTCGCGGAAAGCCCGAGATGGAAATCGGACCCGCTGAAGGCATCGAGGATAGCCAAATCAGTCGCCGAGTTGGCAAATCTGGTGTCTATGGGGCTATCTCCGGAGGTGATGCAAAGGGCCTCGTTGGGGATGGGCAGCTCGTTCTCGTCGAGGATCGCACCCGGGGCTTGGATGAACCGCTGCCGATCGGAGTCGTGAGGCTCCCGATGATTGACGATTCCGACGCAGTAGAGGCAGTTAAGGAAGCGTCCAAGAAAGAGCCTGAGCAGCAGTCTATGGCGATGGACGAAGCGCCTGAGGTCAAGGCTGCCGAGGCCGCACCTAACGCTAAGGAAGTTCCTGTGGAGGCGTCGCGCTGGAAGATTGGACGGTTCTCGATTCGTCAGCAACACCAAGACCGTCCCGTCATCGCCGAAGAGAAGACCATCATCCTCGCCGCCGACAAGGTCAGCAAGGTGTACGTTGTGCACAATGCCGTACCGGAAGAGGGCGAGGAAATCCCCGTAGAGTACAGCGCGTCTGGCGAAGCTCGTGTCACATCCGCTATCCTCCCGGATGGTTTCACGAAGGCCAGCCTCGACAGCGGATTCAGTGTCTGGGTGCCTAGCGCATAACCCTTACTCCCGGCCGGAACGGATTCTAGCCGGGTAAACGCCAGCTCCAAGGAGGTCAGGAATGCTAGATGAAGGTCGATCACAGGACAGCGACCACATAGGTATCATGATGTACGTCACCCCCGAAACCCACCAGAAGCTCAACGCACTTTCTGAGGCTACGGGATGCGGAATGGGGGAGATTATCTCGAAGGCACTGGCTCTTTTTGACATCGCTGTCGAAGCAACCTCTGAGGGTGATACGCTTGCAGTGGTTGACGACAACGGGAGTATCAAGACAGCAATTGTCGGAACGAACTCTGATAGTATGTCCACGCCCTTCGAGGCTGATAAGGGATAGGACCTGACATCAAGGATGATATAGCCGTGACCCGGTTGTCGGGTCACGGCTTTTTTGTTAAGAGCCGCCCACTTTTGTGGTTATCTCAAGGCCCCCGAGGAACTCTCGGTCCATCTGGAGCTTGATCTCATCGCGTATGTCCTTCAGGAAGGGATTTGGACGGTAAGCCTTCTCGAACCAGAGGATCGGCCGAGCGCTCTCAGGGCAAAGCGACCAAGCCTCAAATCGGTCACCATCGTCGGTCGTGAGGGTGTGATCGAACACGACGGTAAATAACCCCTTATGGGCCTTAGAGCATCGTGGGCATTCCTGTATCCAGCGGTCACACCCAACAGCCCCTCTTCCATTCAAGGCCGCCGGGTCGGCTATCAGGTCACATGTCTTCATGGTTTACCTTCGGATTCTAATAGGGCGGAGGCATACAGCAGAAAGAGTAATCCTCTCTTTTCTGGAAGGAGTAGATTCGCCCTTCCTCATCCTGAATGTCGTACCTCGGAAAAAAGCCCCGGCCGCTGAAGTGTCCGATGTCTTTGCCGATGTGTCCGGAGGTAAGCATCAGGTTGAACCAGATCTCGGCAAGATCTCGCGCATCATCGATACATTTGCACTTTCCAAGTTCATGCACGGGCTTCCGGTCTTTTCGGCGGCCAGACCGGTCCTTTCTTGGGCGCGAGTGATTTTCAACGATCGTGTACTTCATAGCACCCTTTCCAAGCCGAGTTCGACAAAGCGGTCCAAGAACATCTGTTTGGCTTCGGTAGGCCCCACGGGCTCGATGGTGATGTCTGGAAGGGCTTCGATGATCTCGTCAGTCACCCACCCCCAATCTACATCGACCGCCAGAAGATCTCTCTTCTCAAGAAGAAGGGCCTGCATGTCGGCATATTTGACTGATTCTGGCATTTTCTGAGGCATACCCCAGATCGAGGCCGTAAGCTCCCAGATGCTGGTCTCCACTGGCCCCCATGCATCGATGATCATGTCCTTGAATGGCTTCGGGCAGTCTCCTACATATGCTTCTGGGGCGTCATGCATGAGGCCAGCGTGGGCGTTGACTGGCTCAAGGGCTTCGACGATATGACTCACCATGACTGCGTGTTGTGCTACAGAGTAGAACGTCTTGGTGTGCCCATTGAACCGGCAGAGGTTCGAGGTAGCATGAGCGATGTCCTCTAGGGTGATCGCATCTGCTTTCAGATCCTTGTAGAAGAAGCGCTGGCCTGTGTGAGTCTGAATCCATCCATCTACTGGTGCAAATGCCATGATTGGTCCTGTGGTCGTGTTGAAGTCATCCAATTATCGTTGCTATGGATCCTATTCTATATTCGGTCTTCCTGAAAGTATCATCTGAGACTTGACCTAGGCGATACCGAAGTCTTACTCTCGCCTTCGAAATAATCCCTTAGGAGGTGTACTGTGAGAAAATTGCGACCCATAAATAACCTTGTGCTCGTCGAGCCTGATGCAGTGGATGAAGAGGTTACCACAGCCTCAGGTATCATTACGCCCTTTGACTCCCCCGGGGAAAACAAGGGTGAAGTCGTGGCTGTTGGACCCGGAGCGCTTGATCCAAACACAGGCGTGCGCCGCCCCTGCCATGTCAAGGTTGGTGATAGGGTTCTTTTTGGGTCGATGGCCGGAGAGAGAATTGAGCATGATGGCAAGACCTGCGTGATGATGAACGATAACGAGGTGATGGGCATACTCAACGCCGATTGATCAAGTTGATTTGGATCTTCCTACGATGAAGAGTGGTGAGGTGTAGTGGCATAAGGTCTCTACCCGTCCCTTATATTGTGGAGGATCCAATGGAAGACGTATCTGCATGGATGATGGTTCTGGATAAGCTCATCATCCCGCTGCTGTTTCTTATTCTAACACCGGTGCTGACGGCACTGATGAAACGTCTGCTTCTGCTGCTTCAGCAAAAGTGGGGCGTTGAGATGACTGATAAGAAGATGAAGCAGATCGATCAGCTCGTTCGCGAGTCGATTGATTTTGCCGAAGAGCAGGCACATAAGCTTGCAAGAAGTGAAAAGACCGATGTCGAAGAGGCCCTTAGTGGTCCGGAGAAGATGAACATAGCTCTGGATTACATGACCCGACGCGCCACTCAGCTAGGACTCACAGAGGTTCTAGAGGATCACGCTGACGTCCTCGCGGATCGAGTTGAATCAATGCTGTTCGGGGACAGAAAGAGCGGCAAAAGGCCCAAGGCTGAGCCCAAGCTTTTGATGGAGGACGGCGAGTAACTCTCGCGGAGTTTTAGTCATCAGGGCGGCCCTTGCGGGTCGCCCTTTTTTATGGAGGAATCATGGCCGTAATAGATTACGAACCAACACCGACGCTGACCTTCGATACCACATGCGCATCGTGCGGCAGTTGGGAGGTCTTTACCATCTTGGAAGAGCGCCTTCACCACGGGTGCCCGAATCGTGATGAGATAAGAGTTTCGTGTCAGAAGTGCGGCAGCGATCTGACTTGGTCCCCGCCTGACGAGACTTTGAATTTCAAGCTCAAAGCCAAGAAGAGGTACGAAGAGAGGCTTAGAGATCTCAATGAATCGCTGAGTGATAAATTAGGACGTCCGGAAATAGACGATCGCATGACGACACTCAGGCTTCTTTTGATCGAAGATATGATGGAGAACGAGATGGAACACAGGGAAGCGATCGAAGAGGATATTCGGGAAGATGCCTTGTGGGATTACAGGCAAAAGTATAAGCACCATCAATACATGGGGCCTGCGAGGAAGGAGGAAGCTCTGGATGGATCATAAGGTAGCAGCTAACGGGCCTAGCTTGGGGAGAGGCCAGACCCGCTAGAACTGAGCGTGATTAAGTCACTTGCAGGATAAACCCAGCAGTGGTGTTTGATGCGTTAGATAGATCGAATCCAGACGCGTGGCCCGACCCGGCATTGTAAATGGTCGACGACGTGAACACGACATCGCTCCCGCCGGATGCGTATACCCCTAGACCTGTACTTGCCTCGTAGATTTGACAGCCGGTGATAACCACGTTAGTGGCTCCATCTATGTAGATGCCATAGAGTGTGTTGGCGTCAGAATCTCCAGTGATGCTGAGAAGTGTCCCGGTAACTCTCGCAACGGCTCCCTCAAGCTTTATGCCCGTGCCCTCCACCACGAAAATGCTACAACCAGTGATGGTATTATCTCCATCTGAAGTGTCTACGCCGAATGTAGAAGTTCCGCCAGCCGTTGAGTTGTTAACTACCTTGCACCCGTTAAGGATAGCACCACCACCAAGGATGACTGAGGAAACAACGGGGGCATCTGTCTCGACATGACTATTACTCATTGTCGAGTTATCAAGGTCGACCTGACAGTGAAACTCGCAATTAGTCACGGCTACAGAACTTTTGAAAAACGCTTTACCAGCGGATTTGAACTTACACCCCTCGATGGAATTGGAGTCCAACCAAGATCCTAGGCTGACGTTGTTTGTCTCCCCAAACACCTGAATGACATTACCGGTCCCCGCCGTGTTGTCGAACTCCGAAGCACGAACAGACAATCTTCTTACCTCTCCGACATCGAGTCCGATTTCTCTAGTGACCCATTTGCAGCCATCGACAGTCAGTCCGTTCACAGGACCGGCTCCTACCTCGTTGTTGATGAGCCCCTCATAGGGGATGACGGAAGTAGACTCTGCCTTGTCGATAACGACATTTCGGAACTCGACGTTTTTTACATCACCTCCGGGTTCGCACCTGAACACAGGCACATCTAATGTTGAGACATTGCCCGACAGAAGTATTTGGAGGTTCTCGAAGGTGACGTTTTCTGTAACCCCCTCTAGCAGAAATACCTCAGTACCAGAGGTTACATTGTAAATGAGCTTCGAGCCCGGTCCAGAACCTCTTACGTGAACGTTAGATGGAAGGGATATGGGCTCCGTTATCTCGCCAATATCGCATTGGCCGTTGATTTGAATCGTGGCACCATCTGGATAGAAAAGGCTGGCGTGCCTCATGGCACCCTCAAAAGAGTAAAATCTCGTTTGAGCTTTTTCGCCCAATGACTTGGAGCTTGATGAGGTAACAGCAAGAGGCGCTGAGGTTTCTAAGGACTGTGCGTAGTCCTTGATGTCAACGATCTTGGATATGACTCCCCCGGACGCCTCGACATAAGCAAGCGGAATAATGTCATAGCTCCTGCTGAAGTTGGATTCGGCCTCAGCAACAATGGAGTCAGTAGAGAAGTCCGCATAGACAATAGAGTTTTCGCCAGTGGGCACTGAAAGCGCTGTAACGGAGCTAAATGTCTTCAGGCGACGGTCCGCATTGGTTGAGGGGTTTTGGAACGTGAGGCGTCCTATGAACTCGGAGATGTCAACCTCAGTGGTGCCATTAGCTGTTACAACACCACCATCGATTGAGGCTCTTGTGATCACACCGTCTAGACCCTGAAAGGTCTTGTGGGCTTGATCTGCGGCCTCTACGAGAGATCCTTGTTCTACGGTATTATGGGTCGAGTCATAAACACTGATTTTTTCAGGAAGGTCCGGCCCTGAGATGAGCATGGAGGCGTCGTCGTGTGACAGCCTAACCCATGACGTGTCGTTGTTAGCTGCGTTTCCTAGGTTTACCTCTTCGGCCGCCAGAGAGAACTTTGGAGCAAGCCGAGTGTACTCTCCGGGGGTGCGCTGGAAAACATCGAGACGATCGACAACAACCTCACCCGCCGACCCACTGGCTATTTGCAGGGATAGGCCACCCACAACTAGGTTGCCTTTGGTGTATGCGGGAACCTCAAACAAAAAGCCGTACTCTTCAAAATCAGATGAAGGTGTCGGGAAGTCGTATGCAATCAAGGTCGTAGCAGCAAGAGTGTTCCAGTCGTACTCGGTGACGCGAAACCTGACGTTGGCGTCCCCTGCGAAGTTACTCCCCTTAAGCGTAGCCTTAAAGAAGAGCAGGTCACCTTCCTCTAGCTGCTCCATAGGTACAGCTAGACCCACCTCTTCGTCAGCACCTACAGGCGTGGAGCTTCCAAAAACAGCAGATGCTTTCCCTGTAAGAACATCTGCCGGGGATGTATGTGCTGTAGCGAGAGAAGAGAGCGTGGAATCTTCAGTGCCGTATCCAGCGAAGTTGAAGTCAAAGGACGGGTTGTCATTGATCTGATTCCATAGGGTCATCCTACCCTTGGATGCCCCGGCTATATGAGCGGTGGCGTGCTCGATGTGGCCGTTAAAGATGGAGCCACTGGAGGGAACTCGTACGGAGCCAAGCTTGATAGCTTGTGCGGTCCACGGGTTAGCCATTTCAGCTTCGTCGACAATCCTAACCTCAGCCTCTGTGGCTTGCCCGATTCCATAGTTGACGTACAGTAAGAAATAGGCACGTGTCCCGCTCAGGTCGGTGCCTGAGCCGTCTACGTTTACCATATCCCAAGCCTGCTCAACCGTTTCTCGGTAAGCAAAGGCTAGATTCTGAGATTCGTCAGTCACTAATGCCAGTGAATCACCGGTCTCGGATGATACGGCGAGTTTTACGCTGCTACCACCCGCCGGAACCAATCTGAAGCCGTGGTGAATTCCGGCCATGACCGTCGACATTGACTTGTTAAGCGCCTCAGACACATACGGCTCTTCCCATCGGATCTTAACCTTATTAACGTCGATAGTATTCTGAGCGTGAATCGTCATCTGGTATCCTTGCCTTCATCGACATTATGCTCCTACCCATTCTAATCCTTTTGATGTTGAATGGGATGCGGAGCTGTTACATGGTGTACGTCGCGCACACCTTCAACCGAAGCCTGCGCACCACGCTAGACTACTCGACTGATGGAAACAAAAAATAGCGGCAGGAAGGAAGAGGATGAATATGCGAAGAAATCTTGTAGTGGAAGGTACGAGCCCAAAGGACATTTCATCGGTGAAGGATCTGCCGAAAACAATCAAGGACACGCTTCCTGCGGATGCTGAGAAGACGTTTCTGGCGGCCCTTAAGACGGCTGTCAATGCGAAACCAGACGAGCCCGCTGGCGTCTGGTTCGGCATGGCTTGGGATGCCGTTAATGACAGTTATAAGAGGGGCGACGATGGTGAGTGGGTAAAAAAGGAATCCACTCAATCAAACCAGTCTATGGAGATTATAGAGAGCTACGTATATGAGATGGCGGTTATTGACAAGCTTGTCAGTGGTGGCCACGCGATGGCCTCGGCGGCCAAGTCTGTTGCTTCCTCGGTGACCTCTTTTGCTAAGCACGCCGTGGAGACGTTCAGGAACAAGTGGCAGAAGTTTCTCAGTGAGCGAAGAAAGCTTAAGTACGCAGAGATGCTTCATGACTACATAACCAAGGTTGACAAGTCTCTCACAGCCCGGATTGCTCAGGGCTCAGAAAAGTTTGCCGCTAAGGTGTATGCGGACGAGGGGAAAGTCGACATTTCGGAGTTGGCGGGCCTCGTGGCCAGAGCGGCCAAAGATGGTGTGTCTGGCGCTGCTGCGTATAATGACGTAGACCCGGAAATGTTTGACATAGATGTGGTAGAAGCGGTTACAGGCAGCTTGATCTTTACGGTAATATCTTACTACGGGTTTGAAATTAAGTCCGCCTAAGAGCGGATAAAGGAGATTGGATGCACGCAGGAAAGGTGGACACAGACGCCCTCAAGGGCTGGTTCAACTCGTTCTTTCGTCACAACCCTTTTCCTCATTCTATTGTTGAGTGGGATCATTTTGATCGGCCAACAAGGCAGATATTCATCAGGTATGTAGGAGATTTCGACCATGACAAGTGGATGGACTTACAGAACCACATCAGAGCAAGGTTTCCCCACGTCTTGATTGGTGTGATCAAGAACTAATAAGGAGTGCTGTTATGGGTGATGGTGCCACTATAGAAAGCATCCTGAGTAGATACCCAAAACGTGTCCTCTTGAGGTACTGTGAGTCGACTTTTGGGTGGGAAGACCTTCAGGCCCTCAAAATAATTGCCTTATGTGAGGTCACGGAGGATATATCTTCCAAGCTTGCAGACATCGGTGTGGACATGCAGAATGCCAAGGGTGCCGACAAAATTGAAGAGGTCTCAAGGCGGTACACGGCGATGTCTAAACAGATAAAATCCACGGAAGGTAAGCTGAGATGCGAGAGAAAAAAGCTGAAAAAGATGCTGAAGGCAGGTTCGCAAGAGGAAATGAAGAGGGTGTACAGGGAGCCTCCAGCGAGTACCCAACCCTAGCTGAGTGGCTCTTCATCCCAGAGGATGTCGCTGACATTGATGCTGACGTTCCTGATGTGGAAACGCCGGAGGAAGCGTGGCCTTGGCTCGTTAAAGCCACTATAGACATATCATTACCGCTGGCCTGTGTGTTGGGCGTCAGCAGGACGAAGTGGCGCACTGAGGACAGTATATGCGTCATGATTGACGAGGCCGTAGTGGACTCCATGGATGTCACAGGCGTATCCGAGGCACTGGAATGGTTCTACAAAGCCTTGTTCGGCATGAGCGTTCAGGTTGAAGCCAGAAAGGTATCCTTTGAAGACTTCGATGAAGAAGAGAAAACAGCGTGGTCTAAGGCAGTTGATTTCGAGGGCGCTAAGGAACGATTTAAGCAGTCTTTACTAAATCATCCGATCGTACAGGAAGCAATAGAGATCTTCGATCCTGAGATAGTTAGCCTCCGGGTCAAGCTTTACGATGAAGCAATTAAAGGGCTGTAGGAATGAGTACCAAAGATCTCGCAAAGCGCATCATAGACAGGCTCAGCAACAAGGGTTTCGTCGATGGGGATCGGTCTCTGAAGAAGCGCATGTGGGAGGCCGTGTCGGAAGGTCTTCTGGGGTACTTTGAAGATGAGGGCCTTCCGGGGACAAACAATACTGATGAAAGTGTCAAGGTGTCTTCGAACGACGCCAGCTCAGGCTATCTGAAGGGCAAAATAGTTGCAGGATCCAATATTGTCATCATCGAACAAAACGATGGTGGTAATGAAACAATAGAAATTGAGGCACAGAACGACACAGTAAACCCCTCCCGAACAGATGAGTTCGATCCATCCGGCCCCCAAGACAATGTCTTCGAGCTGCAAGAGGCCCCTATCATTGGCACCGAGAAGGTTTCTTGGAACGGCGTTAAAATGAGTCCGGGCGAAGATAGAGACTACTCTTTATCCGGAACCACACTCACAGCTCATTTTCCTGTAATGCTAGGTGACGGCGTTGACGTCTACTATGAATACGCTGACTAACGCGTAAAATGTGTTTAGGAGAGTCTCATACCTTAGGGTGTACCCTGAGCTTAACCACGAAAAGCTGAACGGGAGAAGGTACGATGGCTAGAACGTTGATCAGGGCAGAAACTCAGCTCAATAATGCGAGTTCTCAGGGCGACAACTGGTTCTTGAGAACTGACGGAAGCGCAGCTCTTGAGGGTGACCTAGACGCTGTCAACGGATATACCATAACAAACCTTCCAGACCCTTCGCTAGATGGCGATGCCGCTAACAAGGGATGGGTCACCGCACAAATAGAGGCGTACGTTCAGGGGCTTGATCCCAAGGGGTCTGTCAGGGTTGCCACGACGGCAGACGACGGAGACCTCAACCTATCAAGCCCGCCTGCTTCCATTGATGGCATCACGCTGTCAGGTGGCGATAGAGTTCTTGTAAAGAATCAGTCGCTAGCCGAAGATAATGGCATATACATTTACACCGGAGGGGTTCTTGAGCGATCTCCGGATGCAGATGAAACAGACGAACTGTCTGGAGGTTCCTTTGTCTTTGTTGAACAGGGCACAGGGAACCAAGACACAGGTTGGCTGGTTGTGTCGGACGGCCCCATCCAGCCCGGTACAGATCCAGTCAACTTCGCTCAGTTCTCCGGAGCCGGTGCCATTGATGCTGGTGATGGACTCAGTAGGACTGGAAACACGATTGACGTCGTTGCCGCAAACAGCTCGCTTAACGTCGGCCCTAGTACCATCGCCGTTAATACGAGTGATGGCCTGACCGTAACCGGCAATGGAGTGGCGGTTGAGGCTGCGGATAGCACAATCAGTGTGACGTCAACTGGCATCAGCGTTAATGCCGGAAACGGCCTATCGGATGGGAGTAGCCTCGCAGTTGCAGGCGGAACAGGTATCACTGTTGATGCATCTGGCGTTAATATCAGCGCAGATGTTCTCACCGAATCGGATATTCAAGATGGTTTAGTCGTGTCTGGGGGCTTGGTCAGCGTAGACACCGGAGACGGACTCCAACTCAATGGCACCACAGGGGCCGTTGAAGCAAATATTGGGGATGGACTGCAAATAGACGGCACGGGTGCTCTGGCAGTCACCTCAGACGTCGTACGATCCGCTGACATCTCGGATATGTTTACTGAGACCGAGTTCAATGCTGCTGTCGGACACGGCCTTACAGGGAACAGCACAGGCTTCTCCATTGATGATTCTGTAGTTGTAACGCATCTGGATGCCAATGGTATCGCAGGAAGTGGCTTGTCCGGTGATGTGGGTGGGCTGAACATCCAGACCGGCACTGGAATCACCATCAATGGAAGTGATCAGGTAGCAATTGATCTCACAGCCGGTGATGGTATCTCGATCAGTGGTGCTACGATTGAGGTTGATGCTTCGGTTGCAAGAACAAGTGATCTCCTGACCTTTTCACGGGAGGCGTTCACTGGCGACGGCAACACTACCCTATTTACGTTGACCGCAGAGCCAACGCCCGAATCTGAGCGGGTATTTGTTAATGGTCAGTTCCAGTCTAAAGGGGCCGGAGCAGACTATACAATAGATGCTCAAGAGATTACTTTTACGTACACCCCTATTTCAGGGGCCAGAATCGAGGCTGTATACGCACCTTAAGAGCAGCAGAGAGGCGCTTGTATAAGGTCATCTCTGTGCTAAATAAGTAAGGAGGTAGTTTGATGAAAGGTTTTATCAGCTCAATTTTTTCAGGGAAGAATAAGATGAAGAACAATGAAGAGGCGGAAGTCGTAGAGGTCGACGCACAGAAAGAAGTCGAGGAAGTTGATGCCCTTGATGTAAAGAGAAAAGACCCCTCTCATGTCACGGTGTCGGAAGAGGACCTAGAGCGACTGGTGGCGCTAAACAACAAACTGGCTGAGACCAAGATGCAGCTAGGTCAGATGCTCATCAATTACAGGGAGAAGAAAGAGGCGCTGATGGGCAATGTAGAAGCCCTCAACAACACGATGAAGGATCGAGTAGAAGCGCTTAAGGAGCAATACGGCATAGAGGATAGCCAAGGCGAGTACCTCCTAAACTTGTCTACGGGTGGCTTTGTTCGAAAAGATGCCATGGAGCGCGCTCAGCAGAAGGCTGAATCCGCAAGAAAAGGTGAGTGATGAGCAGGACGAAGTTCACAGAAGGTCAGATCAGAGACGAAGATCTTATCACGAATGACGAGATCGGTGCCGGACACAAGACAACAGAGGTGGGGCCTTCTGGAACTTGGCCGGTAAGCACCACGGGTGCGGATACTGGCAACAACATCATCAACGTTTCAAACACTGACCTCACTCAGGCAGGAATCGAGCCCGGGGATACTGTTTCGCTTGTAGGGGGGCCGAACGCAGGCGAGTACACCGTGGCTGGTGTTGTCGACGCGACGTCCCTTCAGGTCAGCGAAAACGTCTCAAGCACCAGCGGCGGCGACTCCCTAACGGTGTACCACGCCGTTGGCTCGACTCGCGTCGGCGTTGATAACAGCGTCTTTTCTAACATCACTGGCGCAAATCTTCAGGACGTCCTTGAAAGCGTTGATGTCTCGTTCTCTCTTGCTGGGCATACCCATGTCACTGGAGACATCACGGACTTTACAGAGTCCACGCAGGATGTGGTCGGAGGGATGCTCAATGACACGACCTACATCTCGTTGGGCTATCTGGACAGCAACGGAACTATTGCGGCGACTCTAAACACTGGCAGCGTGCCAGTTAGTGCCCTTAATGACAACATTGGGATCGCAACCGAAACCTACGTGCAGTCAAGGGGTCTAAACCTCATCACTAACGGCACGGGGTTGATGGGAGATAATACAAATTTTTCAGAATTCGTATACGATCCCTCTGAAGCATATAGTGCACCCGCTTCCTTTAGGGTGGAGAGCACCGAGAACTTGTACCTTAGCACTGATGAGGTAATTGCTGTAGATGCCTCTAAGCACTATCGACTTTCAGCCTATGTTAAAGGGGGGTCTAGTCCGTCCACATTTTACATTGGTGTGAGTCTGCAAGATGCAGACGGTCGTGGGATACAGGCATACAACTGGACTCGGCACCCCGGCACCGATACGCGACTAGCTCAACCCCTCACACCCGGTGATACGGTCGTATATCTGGATGATGCTTCTAACTGGAGGGATAGTAATGGCGACGCTGACCACAGCCATACTATTACGATATGGGAGTATGAAAACTCATTTGGGTATAAGTATCCTGAGTATACCTATTCAAAACTTCAGAATCGGAAAGCGTGGAACAATGGGGCCGTTGACACGAATAACAACACGATCACCTTGATTGATCCGTGGCCTTCTAGTCTAGCAAACCCAGACGACCCCAATGGCACTTGGCCTACAGGTACGGCTGTTTCAAATGCCAATTCCGGTGGCCTTCAGTACATTGCAGCTTCTAATGAAACAACGACTGAGGATTGGGTACAGTATCAGGGAACTATTGGAGGTATTAATTACACCGGGGAAAATACACCCGCATACTATGATATGTTCCCCCCGGGTACTGCTTACGTTTACCCGTTGATATTCGCCAACTGGAACGCCACAGGGAGTAGAACTACTTGGTTTTCCAATATTGAGTTCGGTCTCGATAACCCGACTAGAGATGATTTTGAAAACACGTCGACGTTAGAGTGGGATTATGATGCAACCATTGAGAGTGCCATCCGTGGAAACGTTATCCCCGGCGCGTTGAACACATCGGAACTGAACAATGATGCCGGATTCATCTCTGGGATTACCGCCGAGCAGAGTGGCGCATTCAAGGGAGAGGTCGACACCCTTAATTTCATCAACGGCACTCACTTGGCTCCAGCCATCTCTCTGGTGGGGGATGAGATCAGGGTACGCCACAATGTAGATCCATCGGGTATTGGCACTTCTGAGCTGAATAACGATGCCGGGTTCGTTGACATAAACCACACCCACTCCACTGGAGACATCACAGCCTTTCCGGACGCCGCAAAGGATGCAGCGGGAGATGCTCTTAGCGATACGTCTACGATTGACTTCAGTTATGACAATGTCAACAAGGTTATCACTGCTGATGTGATCCCCGGTGCGCTCAATACATCTGAACTCAACAATGACGAAGGCTTCATTACAGGTATCGGCGCGTACGAGAATGGTGTCACCGTAGGTGGTGGGAGCATTTTCAATTTCATCGGAGGAAACAACACCACTGTCAATGTGACCGATCAGGGCGTCATCGTAGACATAGAGATTTCATCGACAGACACCACTTTGAGCGGATCGGCTGCGGGTGGGGATCTCGGTGGAACCTATCCCAACCCCACCGTTACCGGCTTGACTATAACGGGGGAGACAAATGGTGACTTCCTCTGGTTCGACGGCTCCAGCTGGACACGTTTCCCCGAAGGGTCAGCAAGCCAGTACATCGGTGTAGGAGCTATTGGTGGCGAGCCACAGTGGATGCAGATCAATGCTAATGAGATCAATAATAATGTGGGCTGGATCTCTGGCATTAGCAACGAGAACATTAGCGACCTCGGAGACGTCACAATCTCCAGCGTGGCCGATAATGAGGTGCTAGCGTACAACTCCGGGACAGGTGATTGGATTAATCAGACCGCAGCAGAGGCAGGACTTGCTGCTGCTAGCCACACCCATGGCACGGGGGACATCTCAGGGTTTGACGAAGCTGTTAGGGATACGGCTGGCGCGGCGTTTAACAACTCGAACTCGTCCACTGTAAACTTCGCCCAGAATGATACCGCAAATACAATGTGGTTCACCGTCAACCAGAGTGGCATAAAAACCTCTCTGATCAACAACGATGCCAACTTCATATCTGGGGTGACGGTTCAGAATAACAGCATCTCCCAGACTGTGGCAGGCACGCTAAACTTTCAAGATGGAACGCATACTTCATCTTCAGTAACGGCGGGAAGTGGAGTTGCCAATGTATCATTTGATGTCGACCCGTCCACGATTAACACCTCAACACTTAATAACGACGCGGGATGGCTCTCCGGCATCAATGTAGGGGCCAGCAACACCCTCACCGACTATGATTCCATCAGGTTCTTGGAGGGATCCAACGTATCGCTTAGCTTGGCTGGCATCAGTGGTGAGGCGCAGCTCACAATTTCAGCCAGCGGAGGATCGAGCCTTCCGGCTGGATCTGCTGGCGATATTTTGACTCACGATGGCGCGAATTGGGTAACATTGGCCCCGGGTCTGTCTGGGCAGGTTCTCCATACCGATGGGAGTAGTTCAGTATACTGGTCTACTGATGACACGGGTTCCCCGGCTCACACCCATAACCACGACATCGGTCACTTCGAGGCTTATAATGACGCCCCGCAACAAATAACGGGCGGTCCCTATCTCCTAACAGATACTGTCAGGACAAGCACTGGTATATTTACGCTAAACGATGGGCTCTTCACATCTAATATAAGTGGTTTCGTAGCGATAGACATGCAGGCTAGTTTTGTGAACTTACAGGACCTGTCAAAGTTTCGGGCGTTTCTTATCCATAACGACTCCTACATTGCAGGCACTTATATTTACGAAACCCTTGGAGATCCCGCTGGAGATTTGGCCGCCGACTCCTTCTGCTCCATTACATGGAAGCGAACAGTCGTTAATGTGCAACCTGATGACGAGTTGGGGGCTGTAGTCGAGATACTCGACTATGATGGCGTAGAGACTGTAGCGCAAAGCGTATCCGTCTGCATCACCCCGCTCTACACAGACACCGTTACTCCTTGATGGCTTTCACTTTTTGAATTTACTGTGATCCGGTGACACCATTCAAAAGTCGGCGTCAGTCTGGCCACACACTCTCATGGGCAGCAAAATGAACCTTCTTGAAGAAATCGATTTAGCGCTCAAAGAGTCAACTGAGTTCAACCTCAGGCTCGGCGGTCGAGTGGTCCCAGATGCCTTCCTAGACCGGGGCCTTATCGAGCCCACTAAGAAGGCTCACAAGTCGACGCCATCCAGAGGTAAGAGCTGGGCTTGGCGCGTGGTGGCAGACTTCGAGAAAGCCATCCAGCGTCAGTTCTACCGGGCTATTGACTCGATGCAGTCGTCAGAGCCAAGCATTGACGATGCGAACAAATCATTGGTAGCAAAAGTCGTCTTGAGGGCGGATTGGGATAGTGTTGCCAAGGGTGTGTTCACACAGCTAAGAGGTAGCAAGAAGGTCCGAATCAAAAAGGACCCGTTCACAAGCGCAATGAGCAATCATCAGCTTCAGACAGCCGTAGCTAATGAAGTAGACCAGCGGGTTAACCCCACTAAGCTGATCAACTCCAAGGGCGGTTTCAAGGCGATCTTGGAGGGCTTGGAAGAAAAGGATAGAAGCAGGCTTGCCAGCTATCTTCTTACCGAAGGCTTCGAAGTAGGCGTTCTGACCACTCACGTGTACAGCGATGGCAAGAATCTCGTACTGGACATGGAGCTTACCTTCAAGCAGGCTGGAGGCGTGCAATCGAATGCATAGATACGTCGCGGTCTAATAAATCTATCTGAGCGAGGGTTAGATGTTCGGTTTTTTCAGGAGATTAAGGCGATTTCGGCAATGGTCTTCGATGACAGACTGTGAGAAGGAAATCATAAGGGCTCTTCAGGGCCGCCTAGCCGGAGGCGTCTATTTTGTGGAGATGTCCGCCCTGCTGCAAGACTACTCCGATGAAGCCTTGGCTAAAAATCTCATAAAGTTAAAAGGAAAGGGGTTGGTCAAGTGGGATAAAGACGAAGAGGTTTATTATAGCTTCGTGCAGCTAGATCAATTGGATTAGCCTTTGACAAGTATCCTTACAAGAGCGTAGCTTTGGCCGGAAGGATCTTTGGAGATCCTACAAGGAAGTAACAGGGACGTATTCAGCCAAAGCGAGGACATTATGACCACGGGAACAAACACCGTGGAAGATAAACCACTAAGTGTAGAGGGCGTCCTAGGCCCCGGTGGTATTCTTTCAAAAGCAATGAAGGGTTACGAGTATCGTCATCAGCAGCTCAAGATGGCTCATGGAGTAGACAAAGCCATCGAAAAGCGTGGTGTCTATGTTGTCGAGGCGGCAACAGGCACAGGTAAGACGATGGCTTATCTTATTCCGGCGATCCTGTCCGGGAAGCAAGTCGTCATCAGCACGGGAACAAAGGCACTTCAAGACCAAATCATCAACAAAGATATTCCATTTCTTCGAAAGCACTTGCCGGTAGACTTCAAAGCTACCGTCTTGAAGGGGTGGTCAAACTACCTCTGTAAGAAAGAATTCGTCGACTACGAGGCCACCGGCGCGCAGCAAACGATCGCCAGTGATGGCAAAGACCCCTACGAGGACATCGTAGCTTGGGCGAATTCAACTCGATCCGGTGACAAGTCCGAGCTTTCGACTGTATCGGAGAGACACGAAGTCTGGTCTGATCTTACCGTTTCCACGGACATGTGCGCTGGCAAGAAGTGCCCCTATTTCAAGGAGTGCTTTGCGGTTCAGGCGAAGGAGCGTGCTCGCAAGTCTGAGGTGGTTATCGTCAACCATCATCTCTTGCTCCTAGATCTCTATCACGGCGGCATGGTTATCCCTGTCGCGCCTGATCTGGTCGTCTTTGACGAGGCGCATCACTTAGAGGATGTGGCAACCTCGGCATTCAGCGAGGAATTCTCTTCTCAGTCCTGTCAGTCCATCCAGAAGCTTATCCTCAAGAAGTTCAAGGACGCAGGCGTCAACACCGAGGGTCTTCATGGCTCTATTGGCCTGATTAACGGTCTGGTCAACAAAGCATCAGAGATTCTTGAGATGATGGGCCGCAGGACTGGAGATAAACGACTCAACGCCAAGTTCGCGCTCCGGTCGATGGATCCAGTTGTTCGAAAGGATATGTTCAACCTCGTCAAAGACTTCGAGAGCGACATCGAATCTGTGGCCAACAGGGTGGCCCGGGAGACCATGCTGGATTCAGATGATAGGCAACAGCTGACGAGGAAGCTGGATTCGCTTGAGAACTCACTGAAAATATGCCTGCTCAGCGACGATGACGCCTATGCGAGGACCTTCGATAACACCGATGAGTCGAAGCGTAAGCTGATTGCTTCGCCGGTGGATGTCTCAGCGTTCTTTCAGCGATACGTGCTCGATATGGAGGCCGTGACGAAGGCTTCGGAAAAAGACTCACCCGGGGACGAAGAGGAACGCCCGGATAACTGGACAGAAGCAATCGTCATGACGTCTGCGACATTGGCCGCAGGCAAAGGTGGCGTTGATAAATTCTGTGGCCAGCTCGGCCTCAGCAACCAGTATTTTCATCAGAACAAAAGACTGGCTTTTGCTGAGGTGCTCCCAGAGGTCTTCGACTACGAGCATAACTGTGCCCTGTATATCCCGACCGACAAAGGGTTCCCGACCCCCAAGCAAGAAGAGTTCGTGCAGCACGCGGCGACTCGGATGCGAGAGATGGTAGAGCGAATGGAGGGAAGGGCCTTCCTTCTCTTCACAAGCTATCGCAACATGAACGCCGTCTACGAAGCCATCGGCTACACATTGTCGAAGTCCTTCACGGTCATGAAGCAGGGCCAGTACCCTAAGGGGGAGATCGTCAAGCGGTTCAAGGCGGACCCCTCGTCGGTGCTGTTTGCGACGGCGTCATTTTGGGAAGGTGTTGATATTCCCGGGGAATCTCTGTCACTGGTTGTGATGGACAAACTGCCGTTTCCGAACTATACAGATCCTCTGGTGGAGGCTCGATCGGAGATGTATGAGACGAGGGGCCAGAACTCCTTTTACGATTACATGCTGCCGAAAGCCGCCATCTCACTTAAACAGGGCTTTGGTCGTTTGATCAGAAACAAGACCGACAAAGGTATTGTGGCTGTTCTCGACCGGCGCATCGCTGAGGCTAGGTACGGGAAATTCCTTCTCTCAAGCCTTCCGCCTGCCGTTCGGTACAATAACTTGGACGGCCTTTTCGATTGGTGGAAGAGGCAGCAATGAAACTCAGATGCGATGCAGGTATGCGGGGGAGTAATGATGAATGGAAGGTGTCATTTGGATTATCTTCCGTGAGCCAACAGCTCACATTGTCCGTGGTGCATTCGTGCGACGAGACAAGGAGCAGTACCCGACAGGGAGGTCAGTAGACCCATGTTGACTTTGACGAGAAAAGTAGGCGAGAAAATTCGAATCGGCGACGACATTACCATTGTTGTCAAAGAGATCCGTCGCAATCAGATCCGTATCGGGATCGACGCCCCTCGCGAGGTCCCCATCTACCGCGAGGAACTGTACATCGAGATGCATGATCTGGATGACGAGGACACGAACAGCTAGATAATACGGGCATCGGCGCTCCACTGGTAAAGATCACGAATCCTTTGAATCCTGAAAGATCCAAGGGTAGCTTGGTGATGCAGTAATCGAATCACCATGAACGAGTGGGTGCCGATGCTCGACACACATAAAATCCAGCCCCGGCTCCCCACCTGTTACTCCACCTTCGGAGAAAGCCGTTGAAAACGTACGTTCTGGATACCAGCGTCCTTCTTTATGATCCTAATTGTCTTTTGAGTTTTGAAGACAATGAGATTGTCCTGCCACTAAAAGTCATCGAAGAACTCGACAGCTTCAAGGATGGCGAGCAATCTATCCACAGAAATGCCAGAGAAGTTATCAGGCAGATCGACACTTACCGTCAGAAAGGTAAGCTCCTAGAAGGTGTAGAGCTTGAAAGTGGTGGTAGGATTAGATCTGTAAGTGATGATAAACATAGGTCCGGCGTCGACGCCGATACTGTCATCATTCTATCCGCTCGCGAACAAGAGGGCACGATTGTCTCCAAAGACCTCAACATGCGAATCAGAGCCGAGACGATGGGCGTCGATGCGCAGGATTATGAGGCTGACAAGTCTGAGCTGAGAGAGTCTGTAGAGGCTAGGAACATATACATCAGTGAAGAGGATAAGAGAGACCTCTTTAATCACGATGAGGGCATCTACATTGAGGGAATGGCCGTCAACGAGCACGCTGTCGGCACTGTGAATGGACAAGATTCAGTTCTGATGCGGCACCATGCCGATGGTCTGTGCAGACGCGCCAATATTCAAAGGGACGTCTATTCGATCGGACCTAGGAACAAAGAGCAGAATTTTGCGCTTGATGTCCTTCTGGATCCGGATGTTAAGCTAATTGTCCTCACCGGCCAAGCAGGCACCGGAAAAACACTCATATCGTTGGCTGCCGGTTTACAGCAAACCGTGAACCAAAAGGTGTATGACAAGGTTGTTGTTGCCAGACCTATTGTCCCCATGGGCAGGGACCTTGGATACCTACCGGGAACGGTGTCTGAGAAGATGGAGCCTTGGATGAAGCCCATTAAGGACAACATCGACTACCTCACAAGGGGCGGCCAAGGAGATGGCCCTAAGGGCGGACCCAAGCGCTCAGGCGGTTACGAAGACCTCCATGCCTTCGGCTGGATCGAGGTCGAACCACTGGCTTATATCAGGGGCCGGTCGCTGCCGGGTCAGTTCCTTATCATCGATGAAGCTCAAAACCTCACGCCCCACGAGGTTAAAACGATCATCACGCGTGCCGGAGAGGGTACAAAGATTGTTCTCACCGGTGACACCGAGCAGATCGACAGCCCTTACCTCAATCGTTACTCCAACGCCTTGGCGTATGTGGAGAACCGCATGGACGGCGAGCCCATATTCGCCTCAGTACGCCTCAACAAGGGTGAGCGAAGCGAGCTTGCGGAGCTTGCCGCAAAAATGCTCTGATTAAGCATAGGGGGCTTAGGCCCCCTTCTTTTCTGGAATGTGTTCGGTTGTGGTGTAGATTGTTGCTGTGTCAAAACGCTGCTGCCGGTGGTCTAAATGAAGAAGCTCCTAGAAAATATAGATGTTCTCCTTGAGGACTCCTTCGATGCCTCCGATGTGCCGAGTGATTTCTACATGGTGTTCTACCTCGATCCCGGGAGGAAGAGCGATAGGCTTGAGCAGCTCGCCAAGGGTAAGCTAGAAGGGGTCAAGGGCATCAGCGGCAGCAGCATGATCGTGATCGACTTCCTACCCAACGGCAGGAACGCTATTTTGAAAATGGATGGCGACACCGTGGTTAAGAGGAACCCGATCTCCCGGGTGATGTACAGCAACCATCACTACCTGATGAGCAATGACATGTTCGCCATCAGGCGTCTTTTCAACGTCTCGGCCACTGACCCAAGTTCGGCGAGAGCCTCGGCTATCATCACCATTCTTCACGACTTCACGCGTGAATATAAAAACGACTACCACTCCCGAGAGGGAAAGGTTGCGTTTTATGTCAAGACCGAGATGTGGAGGATCAAGAAAGAGCTGAAAAAAGAGTCCGAGCCAGTCAACTCAGTTCGTGAGATGGCCAAGCTGATACACCGAGTCACCGAGTATCTATCGGCCAGCAAAGGTGGTCTTGATTTTGACGTCAGGGATTGGGAAAAGCACCTTCACAAGGCGATTAAGGATATAGGCAGGGACTACGCCAAAGAGGCCGAGTGGATCCTCAAAGACGAGACTCTCATCGTACCCAAAGGCTCCACGCTCATGATCGGGCTATCTAACTACACTGATAAGGTCGAGGCGCTTTATCAGGAGTGGAAGGAACTCAAGGGCTCATCGAAAGGCCCAGAGGACATCGACTCCGACCGGATGCTTCAGCTCGCCAGCCATAAGTATTGGTTTGAGAAGCGAGAAGCAATGGATGCCGCCATCGATGATTACGGACTGGACAGGCGATACCGTATCAGGTTTGTCGACATCGAATCGATTAAGCGAGCACAAGAAAAGGTCAGGGGTTGGTGATATGCAGAGACTAGAGGAAGCCACATCGAGGCTGATGTATCATGGGACGAGCACTAGGTTCCTGCGATCAATCCTGAAGAAGGGCCTTGTTCCGAACCCTAAGAAGCAACGTTGGGGCAAGGATATGGATAGCACCAGACAGAACGTCCAGCCGGTCGCCACGCTGGACGGATACGTGTATCTGGCTAAGAGCGGTTACTTGGCAAGAGATATTGCCATAGACGCAGCTAAGAAGTTCGGTGGCCAACCTCTTGTTGCGGTTGCTCAGGTATCGCTGAACTCGCTAGCGGTTGATCACGACGATCTCACCGGTCCCGTTAACGATGCCATCTGGTCTATCGCCAAAAAGCGTGCGCCCGGAGACGAAAAGAGCCGAAAGAGCTGGCTTCTTGGTTGGCTTCTCGGCGTAGAGACCGGCCGTAAGATCGCCGTTGGAGATGAGTTCGGCAAGATACTCAAGGACTACATCGGAGATGATGGGAAGAATCCACTGAAGTTCAAGAAGGGTCGCGGAGAAGGCGTCAAGCCTTATCTTCCAGCCAAGATTCTCATGATGTATCTGGTGCTAGCGCACCGCAGGCAGGGTAATGAGACCTCTTTGGTGAAGGGCTATCTCGATGCCCAGCAGGTGTATTGGCCTGATAATGGGTACGACATGGGCTTCCCGGCCAAGGATGAAGAGTGGACGTCAGAGGACCGTGAGAATCTCAAGTACGCGATTGAAAAGACCAAGAGGCAATGGCCCAGAAACCTCAGCAAAAGCGATCTCGAAGATGAGTGGAGGGAGACAATTGCTCATGTATCAGATCGCCTCAGTGGGGCCTTGGATAGCGAGAGAGGCCGAACTAAAGGGGCGATGATTGATGACCCCCTTAACTACAGGGGCTCGAATCGTATCGTTGCTCTAGTCGAGATAAATGGTGAGCCCGGTGAGCAGGTAGCTGTTGTGCATTACAGCTCCCTTGGGCGATCCTCGCTTGAGTCTGCCATTGATAATCTAGGCGTATTCTCATCTGTAGAGATGGCCCGCGAGCGTGTGACAGAAAGCCACACGCTCGTCGAACGAATCGAGAGATTCGTATCTAGCTAGCCTGTCACCTTGATCCGCTCGCCATCGATGATGAGTGTGGCGTCGAGGTTGACGATGTACTTATCTATGCCGATCTGGAGCGCATTCAGCACAGACTTGGGGTCTTTGGCAGCCATCTCCATGGCTTGCTCTGGGGTGTAGCTCCCGCGCCAGTCGGAGAGTCCATAGGCAACAGCATCTGATGTGGTTCGGATCGTGGAGTTGGTCAGGGACAAGGTGCCAGACAGTCTAAGTGACGAAGGCATCTTACCGAGTTGGAACTCACAGTTATCAAACCATGATGCCTTGGCGTTTAGCTGGGTATCATTGGTGAAGGTCATGCCCTCGAATTCACCGCTCTGAAGCGCAAGTGTCGTCATGCCTTCGATCTTCATCCAGCTAACTTCGTCTGGATCTTGAGAAAGGGCCAACCTCCTGAACTCATCGTCCTGTAAAGCGCGTTTGATCTGCTCAATATCCTTCTCGGGGGGTCGATAAGCTCGATCCCTTCTGGATCCCATCAGCTTTTCAATAACGCCCACCTTAGAGGTGTCTCCGAGGTATTCGGCGGCGATCTTATAGGCGACGCTCCGCTCGCCTCTTTTCACCGCCTTGACCTTGTGCTTGACCGGGTTCTCTACCACGTCAAGGATCTCTATCTTGTTGCTGGATAGAATGACGCCCTGAGTAGGTTCATTGGGGTGGATAAGGCCCGAGCCCGCATCGATTACGCCGTCGATGCCAAGACCCCTAAGAATCTTCGACCACGTCACTGTGGCTTTGCCTGACGTTGCCTCTTCGGCGATGATGCGCGTGATGTTCCATAGCTTACCAAAGGCTGTCTTGGTTTTTGTGGTATCCATCGCCCATTCGACCTCGAAATCGAAATCATCGAAGTCGTATTTGTGAGCCTTGCGAAGCTTTTCAATGTCTCTTTCGAGGTCTGAGTCGGAGTAGTTCTTGGCATCTCCACGGTAGCCTACTTGGATGATCTTGCCCTTGCCCTTGAAGATGTAGCACCACTTGCGCTCGCCAGCGAACGGCACGTTTCTGGTAGACTCCAGAGAGGCTACGATTTGACGTGTGAGCGGGTATCCGTAGACCCCAGCAGGTGTATTGAAGTCAGTACCCGGGTTGATGCCGAGCTTAAATCCTCTCGACCCGCCATTATCGCCACCAATGTTTGAGAAGTGAATCAACACATTCTCATTATTTTGGTGCTGCTTAATGGCAGCGATCGGGTCTTTGCCTTCGGCTAAAAATAGATCGATTTCTTCCAGTAGACGCTTTATTTCAATCCTACATACGGGTCGATTGTGTTCTGAGACGAGTGTATCTGTGTAGGGGCGGCATTCAAGTTGAATAAAAGGATCCTTGTGTTGACAAGACATCCGGGGATAGTATGATCCCCGGTGTTGCCAGTGATGGGCTTGAATTAGGGCTTACTCGGTCTTCATCACGAGAGTATAGCGCGGACGAGAGAGGCGTCTCAGGGTCGTCGGAGAATAGACGGCCTGCCGAGACAGCGAAGGTTGCGGCACGTGACGCGAATTCGTTGACTCCTTTTTGGGGTCTTATCGGTGTGCAGGTTCGAGCCCTGCCCGCGTTGCTTACGGGGCCGTAGCTCAATTGGGAGAGCGCCGCCTTTGCAAGGCGATGGTTGAGGGTTCGAGTCCCTCCGGCTCCATTACTCAAACACATGACGGATATGATTCGAGACAAGATGGCTTTGGGCCAAGAAATGGACTTGCTCAGGCAACGTCTGGGACAACTGGTGGAGATTTACGTCGCGGAGACGCCCGTCGGTTTCATTCGTCTGCCCAGCGAGTTGGTCCAACAGGTGCGCAGGAGTGCCCGTCCTGGTGGGGGACGTTGGGACGAAGATTCGGCGCAACTCGCGCAGAACGACGCAGGCGAGCCCTCCCTTACCTATTATGCGTGGAGGGTGGACCACCACGGCAGCCATTACGATCAGCACGAAACTCCGGTCAGTCCACTCGAGCACCCCGAGGTCTGGAGGGATGTTTACTGGCATGTGGCTGAGTTGGTGCTGTGGTGCGTCGCTGGTGATACTAGCGCCAGAGACACTTTGAGTCGGCGGATCTTGCCTGTCTATCTTCGACCTATCATGAAGGATTCGAATAGACTCGCGGAACTCGACTATGTCGACTTGCGCAGTCTCGAGCCGCTCAAATCCATGGGGGACTATGATTCGAGGATGCCGAACAACCCGTCTGATCTGGCGACTGACATCGTGAAAATGATCGTCGATTTCCTCGGTGACGGCGAGGAAGTCGGCGAGCTGACGGTTTCTAAGAACGAAGTGATGAAACGCGACAGTCTGCTAGGTGAATTCGAGGATGATCTTCGCAATTTGATAATGCGCTCTCCTTCACTCAACAGCATTATCGACACCCGATGGAAGCCTTTTGGCAGTCGGCCAAAATTCTCGAGCTCCGCCAAGGCAAATTTGACCGCGTGGGACAGTCCAGAAGAGGGTGTGATGGACGAGCTGGATGATGATGCCGTGAACCTTTGGCTGTATTTCGATGAGTGACTTTGGAGTTGCTCGCAAGCTCTCCCAACGTTTCGACGAGTAGTTATGAACGATACGACTGAGCGAACGCC